ACGCCCCGGACTTAAAATCCCGAGACCTGTGGGTTCGAGTCCCACCTGCCGCACCACCTCTCACCCCTGTGGGCAAATTGGCAAAGCCGTCTCTCTCAAAAGGAGAAGCACTGTGAGTTCGAATCTCACCAGGGGTACCAATCAGGAAGAGTTAGCCGAATCGGCATAGCGGCAGCGGTCTTGAAAACCGAAGGCCCAGAGATGGGTGTGTGAGTTCGAGTCTCACCTCTTCCGCCAACTAAGTATTGCCTATGAGCACTGCAATACCTGTCATGGGATCTGCCATCGTCAACGGCGTGCATTGGATACAACGCCAGATAGCCAGCATAGACTATCCCGTTGAACGATACATCTTGATCAACAACAACGGTCGCGGCGAGATCACTGCCGAACTTGATGCACTGCAACGCGCTGGACATGAACACATACAGCAGTTCCATGTGGTACACATGCCGGCCAACATAGGATGTGCTGGTGCATGGAACCTCATAATCAAGAGCAGCATGATGTCACCGTATTGGATCATCTGCGGACATGACATAGCGTTCTACCCAGGATTCCTACAGGACATGGCCACACACGCGGAGGATCCAGCTGTGGGCATGGTGCATGGCAGCGGTGGTGATCACGGCATAGGCAGCTGGAGCCTGTTTTCTATACGCGACTGGATCATCCGAGATTATGGATTGTTTGATGAAAACTTCTACCCAGCCTATGCCGAAGATCTAGACTATGTGATGCGTCTAGCGCATCGTCCCATCAACCGCGTGATCATGGATCGCGCATACCAACACGGGCCTGGAGCCAACGACGACTATGGATCAAACGGCAGCCAGACCTGGCGCACTGAGCCTGGGCTTAAAGAGCGCATCGATGCCGGACGTGTTATCAATGAATACGAGTACATGACCAACAAGTGGGGCAATGACTGGCGATGGGTCAATCCATGGACCAATCCCTGGAATCAAACAAACTCAGACCCCGGCCATTGGCGCTGGCGGTTGGATTTTGTGCGAAGGAAGTACCTGGGCTTTTAGTGACCATCAATCACGACACCCGCAGTGCTGTGATCGCCTATTATCCACCCGGAGCCGGTGGAAAATTCCTGATCAATTGCTTGGCCCTGAGCCGTGGTGCAGTGATGCAACACAGCTGGCTGGCCCAACAGCAACTGGCCGGGCGCATCGATCCCGAGTTCAAACTACGATTGTTGCTGCGTCGCCTGGATCGATGCCAACATCAAACCCGGCGCTGGACTGATCTCGATCTAGGTGATGTGCAACTCTATCGTACCACACAGTATTTCAGTGAACCTGCGAGATTCCACCCAGTGATGTATGAACTCAGCCACGGTGTTCTGTTGTTCTTCAGCGTGGCACACAGCCTGGCAGTGTTGCAGGGATTGATTGATATCTGGCGCCAGGCCAGGGTGATACAATTCCAAGACACCGAAGATTTTGTGGCATGGATCAGACCAGGCCAACCGCAGGACACAGTGCGAGAACACACACCTTTGCAACGAGCATGGAACAGGCTGCGCGGCGCAGACTGGCCCGAATCACCACCGCAAAACATGCAACAGTATCTCGCCTTGCCAGACTGGCTGCTGCGCGAAGATCGCGACGTGCACCAAAGCTGGATACATAGAACAGTGCAGAGCCAGGAACATGTGATGCAGTATCTTCAACAGCAGCGTCTGACTTGGAATTGCAGTTGGTTCCGTGACAGTGATGCCACAGCGCACAATATCGCCCAACTGTATGAATCGTTGGGTCTAGACGACTTTGACCCCGACAGCGTGGTGTGTTATCATCGAGCCTGGATCGATTGTCTACAATCATTGCGAGATCAGTGATCCCATAGGAAAGACATACATGTTCAACATACGTTTACCCAAAATATTTCAACCCATGAGGTGCGATGATCTAGTGCGCCTAGGCAACGACAATGACGGCGGATATCTAGTGAATCAGGCCGATCTCAGCAGGACCCAATTACTGGTCAGCATGGGTGTTGGCAACGATTGGCGCTTTGAACAACAATTTTGTCAGCAGGTGGGCTGTCCGGTACAGGCCTATGACCCTGACGTCAACACTGACTGTGCCGAGCGACGAGAATTTTTCACTGATCCCAATCGACTGGATTTACTCAAGGTCTCTAACGTCAGCAGTGATACCACGGTGACCGTGGCCGAGATCTTGGCCGGTCGCAGCAATGTTTTTCTCAAATGCGACATCGAGGGCGGCGAATATGACATCTTCCAGGACCTGCTGGATACCCGACAGGCATGGACGGGCATGGTCATGGAAGTGCATGACATAGATCAATGGGACAATTACAACACTATCACAAATTTTATCAGCAAGTGTGGGTTGCAGTTGGTGCATCTGCATGTCAACAACTGGGGTTACTGGAACATCGACGGCAACGTGGTTCCGAGATTTCTCGAGATAACCCTCAGCAGCGCACACAACATGCGATATGATTCTTCACTGACACTGCCACATCAGCTGGACATGCCCAACAATGCCAAAGACACAGAATTTGCCATGAATTTTTAGGTCCTTAGTTCAATGGATAGAATAGGAGTCTTCGAAACTCCGGACGGGGGTTCGATTCCCTCAGGACCTGCCAACATCTAGGAGCTATCATGAGTCAGACCATAGACGTACATCAAGTATCAGAATTTATCCGCAATCAAGGACCCAACACCAGGATCTATCTCGGTGCCGACAGCATCCGATTCAAGATACAACGGGTGTGGTGGGCGGAGTACACAGTGGCTGTGGTGGTACATAGGGATGGGCGCCATGGCTGCAAGATATTTGGGGAGATCACGCGTGAGAGGGATTTTGACCAGCGCGCCGACAGGCCCAGCATGCGTCTCATGAATGAGGTATACCGTGTGAGCGAGATGTTCCAACGACTGGCACCGGTACTGTCGGACCGTGACGTGCAAGTGCATCTAGACATCAATCCCAGTGAAATGGCCGGATCAAACTGTGTGATACAACAGGCCATAGGTTACATACGCGGCACCTGCAATGTCATACCCATGGTCAAACCCGAGGCGTTCGCTGCCAGTTACGCGGCTGATCGCATCGCCCGTTACGGTTCCATATAAAAAAGCCCGCGCAAGCGGGCTTTTCTGTTTCTAGCGTCCGCGCCCCGACTGCCGGCGCACGGGCTGCTGCGGGGGCGGCATGTTTTTGGGTGCTGCAGGCGGTGGGGCCGCGGTCTTGGCTCGAGGTTGCTTGGGTTTGCTGCGTGGGTCTGCCATGATTGTGTCCTCCTACTGCTATGTAGTGCCAGGCATGCGGCACCAACACAAATCACAACCAGGGTGGTGGATTATAACGGGCATGTGCCACACGCCAGAATCCCTGGGGCCGGGGTTCCCAGCGCACAAGAGTATCTGCGGCGAGATCCTGATCGGTCACGGGTCCGTCCTGGCGTGGCACCCGATCTATGAGATCAGGATGGCTGTAGAGCTCACACCTTAAGTGATTGTGCGTGCTGTAGCGTATCACGCCCAATCGACGCTGGTGTATGCATTGATTCCAGCTCTGTCCGGCCAAGATCCATGCGCCTTGGTTGAAGCCCTGATCAGAGAAACGATCCCAGTCCAACACATCCCTGCGTCGTTGATGGCTAGGGATAGCATACAACGCAGGATCAGGCTCAAACGCGCCGTCGATGGGATAACAGGCATCTATGATGGTGTGCACCGTGATACAGCGTGCCTGGATGAAATCTATGATGCGCTGATAAAACGCCGCGCTTTTACCGCAGCGTTGATGCCATCCGCCGCCCCAGCAATCCATGAGGATCAAACCTGTCCAATACATCAAGATACTTATATTGACAACATGATGTGGCTCAGCTATAATTACACACATGACCAAGATTTTCGTTAACGGAGTTTTTGACCTATTGCACTGGGGCCATCTGACCTTGCTGCAACAGGCCCGGAGCTGGGGCGATCACCTGCACGTGGCCATAGATTCAGATCGGCGTGTGCGCGAGCTCAAGGGTCCGGATCGTCCCATACGCAACCAGGCCGAGCGACAGGCCTTGTTGGAAGCCTTGCGATGTGTGGACCAAGTCACGGTGTTCGACAGCGATCAAGGATTGCGAGATGTCATCGCCGAGTACGCACCCGACATCATGGTCAAAGGCAGTGATTACCGGGATCGCGCCATCATCGGTGGAGATCTCTGTGGTAGCATAAGATTCGTAAACACACTAGATGGTCACTCAACCACATCCACCATTGCGCGTATTGCTGCTGGGCGATAACTGCATTGATGTTTACCGTTATGGCACGGTAGACCGCATCAGTCCCGAAGCACCAGTGCCGGTGTTCAAATTCGCACATCAGGACACCAAACCCGGCATGGCCGGCAATGTGCGAGAAAATCTCTTGTCGTTGGGCTGCGAGGTGCGCGAATATCTCAGCGAGCCCAGTACCAAAACACGCATCATAGACATACGCAGCCGGCAACACATCCTGAGGATCGACGACGACCTCGCCAATCAAGCCCTGGATTTTGACAGCATCGCTGTTTCGGACCTGACCTGGGCCCAGGCCATAGTGATATCAGACTATGCCAAGGGATTCATTGATGGAAGGTTGTTGCGGGATCTCAGGCGTGTATATCAAGGACCCATATTCATTGATACCAAACAGCCTGATCTGGGCCGATTGACTGGCTTCATAGTCAAGATCAACGAAGCTGAACACCGTGCTCGCAGCAGCACCGCAGAAGTCATGATCGTGACCCTGGGCGCCCGAGGTGCCATGCTGCTGGAAGCAAGGCAGCCCGAACGCACATTTCCCGCACCACAGGTAGAAGTCAGTGACGTGTGCGGCGCCGGTGACACTTTCTTGGCTGCGCTCACACGCGAGTATCTCATGGCGGGGGACCTGGCCAGGGCCACGGCCTTTGCTGTGAGAGCCGCGGCCGTGACAGTGCAGCATCTGGGGGTCTATGCACCCCGACTCGAGGAGATCCAATGAGACTACAAGGACGCGTGGACAAAGGCTGGGGACATGAAATGATCTGGGCCACCACGGATCAATACTGCGGTAAGATCATGACTTTTGAAGCGGGACGACGATTCAGCATGCACTTCCATGCCCACAAAGACGAATCATGGCTGGTACAGAGCGGTGAGTTTGTAGTGCGCTGGATCGACACCAAGACCGCCGAACTGCACGAACAGATCCTGCGTGCCGGCGACACCTGGCACAACCCTCCCTTGATGCCACATCAGCTGGTGTGCTACAAGGCTGGCAGTGTCATGGAAGTGTCAACCGCCGACAGCGTGGAAGATAACCACAGGGTCTTGCCCGGGGACAGCCAGAAGACACCCAGTTGACCAGAAATTCGCTGCCTGCTATAATATGGGTTACAGTGAGGAGACAGCATGGGTTACACGGTTTTCCAACGCGATCCAAATTTTGGACCACGCCAGGGCCTAGAAGGTCCGTTCCACTACCCCAACGGCCGCGTGCTATATTACGATCCACGGGCCGGAGAATACTGGGATCCACGCACGGACTTCTATGTTCCGCATCAAGAGATCGCTGACCTCAAGCAAGACATCGTGGATCTCATCGCGGGCACGCATCGCGACGCCGAGCGCGGATGTTAGCGGGTACTAACCTCACGGTTGACCACAAATTCATTTCAGCGTAAAATCGCTTTATACTAATTTTTCAACAAGGAGATCTACATGACTGCTGTCAGCGATCATCGCACAGTTACTTCTGTGGGCGCACGCAAGGCCCTGCTCAAAGCATTCCAAAAACGCCGGCCTATCTTTCTGTGGGGTCCTCCGGGCATTGGCAAAAGTGAAGTAGTGGCTGGCATCGCTGACGAGCTGGGCGGTTTCATGATCGATCTGCGCTTGGGACAGATGGATCCCACTGACGTGCGCGGCATTCCGTTTTACAATCGCGACGCTGGCAAGATGGATTGGGCTCCGCCCATTGACTTGCCTGACGCGGAGTTCGCCAGCCAGTATCCTGTTGTGGTGTTGTTCTTGGACGAGATGAACTCCGCGGCTCCTGCGGTGCAGGCGGCAGCCTATCAGTTGATCTTGAATCGGCGCATCGGTCGCTATGTCTTGCCGGACAATGTAGTGATCGCGGCTGCAGGCAATCGCGAATCGGACAAAGGCGTGACATATCGCATGCCTACTCCGCTGGCCAATCGCTTCCTGCACATCGAAATGCGTGCAGACTTTGGCGCATGGCAGGACTGGGCCGTGCGTCGCGGCATCCACAAAGATGTAGTGGGCTATCTCACTTTTGCAAAACAGGATCTCTATGACTTTGATTCAAAAAGTGCCAGCCGTGCGTTCGCTACGCCACGTAGCTGGACTTTCGTCAGCGAGCTCCTGGAAGATGATGACATGGACGAAAGCACTGCCACAGATCTAATCTCTGGTGCTGTGGGCGAGGGCTTGGCTGTGAAGTTCATGGCGCATCGCAAAGTGTCGAGCCGCATGCCGGATCCACAGGACATCTTGGCGGGCAAAGTCAAAGAGCTAGAGGTCAAAGACGTCAGTGCCATGTACAGTCTTGTCACAAGTCTGTGCTATGAACTGCGCGATGCTGTGGAAGTTCGCCGAGTGGCAGACAAAGATTTCAACACCATGGCTGACTACTTCTTCCGGTTCATGATGGACAATTTTGAGACTGAGATCACTGTCATGGGCGCACGTTTGGCCCTGACCACTTACAATCTCCCGTTTTTGCCCACCAAGCTCAAGCACTTTGATGAGTTCCATCAGCGCTTTGGCAAGTACATTTTGGGCAGTAAAGCAGACTAGTGCCTGACTCAGAGGATCCACTGTCGGAGTTCACTGTGGTGCAGGTGCAGTTTGATCCCTACAGCCACAGTGACTTCCAGAAGTTCCTGCGTGCAGTGCATCGTGAATTTGGTGCCAGCGGCCCTAGACGGCCTTGGCAGTGGGCACCAACCTTTTCCTTGGACGGGGATGTTCCCGGCAATGCCTGGCACGTTAATTTTTATTGGCGAGATCCACGCATGGCCACGCTGTTCGCGCTGAAGTATCAGAGGAACTAGACATGCGCTGGATCGCTGACTGCAACAGTGAAAATCTCAGCCTGTTGACTGAGTATCTCGATTTCAACCGCATGAGCTACGAAAAACGAGATCTATGGCAATGCACTGCCCAGGCCGATCGTAGATATGATGTGCCCGACGATCTCCTGGAGTGCCAGGACACTGTGCTGATCTTGAGCAGCGGGATTTTTGAACTGATGTTGCAATGGCCTAGATGCTGGGATCGTATCAGGCAGTATCTGCAGCACAATCGCATGCTGGTCTGGGCCAACTACGACAGCTTTGACATCATCAACCGATGCCAGGGCTGGTTGCAAAAATTAGATGCCTCGATCCCACCGCAACAGTGCTGGATCTGGGTGGATGCCCGACCCACCCAACACAATTGGATGCAGAGATTACAGCACATCTCGATCCTGCCTTGGGAACTAAATCGTTGGTGCCGCATGCTGAGGATCGAAGGCACGAGGCTGGACAAGCATGCCCAGAGCCGAGACTTTATGCTGACTATGATCATCAAACGCACGCGACCACATCGTGCGGCATTGTGGACCGAGCTCCAGAGCAGACCCGGCCTGCTGGACCGTGGTTGGGTCAGTGCCAAACATCGTCGTAGCACTTGGCTGGGCCTACAGCCCCACTGGGACGATGGCCGCGAATGGTATCCCAGCATGGATCTCTATCGCCACAGCTGGTTGGAAGTGGTGCCCGAGACATTTTATCGTCACGGATATTTCCTCACCGAAAAGACCATCAAACCCATGGTCACCAAAACACCATTCCTCATGGTGGCCAATCAACACTATCTAAAATTCCTGCACAGCCTGGGCTTCAAGACGTTTGGTGACATCATCGACGAGAGCTACGATGACTATTTCCATCTACAGGATCGCGTGCGAGCCATGGTGGATCAGCTGGAAAGCATAGTGGCCCAGGGCGCCCAGCGATTCTACCAGCAGGCGCTGCCAGTGCTGGAGCACAATTATCGCCACATGCAGATCATCGAAGGTGGATGGCAGCACCGTGTAGATCACATGTTTGGCGCCGTGATCAGCCAGGTTGACCAGAAATTCAATTCATTGTATAATATGGATATAATCGAGGAGCAGACATGACCCAGCAAAGCACAGTCAACAAAGACGACGCCAAAAAATTTGCCAATCTCATTGGACCCATGGACTCGCGCGTGGATCGTGAAGCGCGTGAAAAGATGATCACTGCTCGCGTGGGCATGCTGTTGCGTGCCAGTTTCTTTGGTAACTTGGCCACGCGGCTGCGTCTGGTCAATGCCGACGAGTGGTTGGCCACTGCAGCCACAGACGGACGTCACTTCTACTACAACAGCCGCTTCGTCAACATGCTGAAGCCACGTGAACTGGAGTTCCTGTTTGGACACGAAGTCCTGCACGTGGTGTATGATCACTTTGGGCGTCGCGGAGATCGTGATCCCAAACTTTGGAACATTGCCAATGACTTCTGCGTCAACGCGGATCTCAAAAAACATCGCGTGGGTGAGTTCATCACCACAGTGCCGTGCCTCTATGACAACAAGTACGATGGCATGAGCAGTGAAGAGGTCTACGACGATCTCTATGAAAATGCCGAAAAGATCAGTCTCGATGATCTCATCGACAAGCTCTTGGACGAGCACATGGACGGCGATGATCAAGACAGTGCCGGCGACGGTGATGGCCAGGACGGCAAAGGTCCTGTGCGCATGAGCAAAGAAGAGCGCGAGCGCCTGCGTGACGAAGTCAAAGAGGCCGTGCTCAATGCCGCGCAGAGCTGTGACAATGCTGGGCAGATCCCAGCCGGCGTCAAACGCATGATATCGGCCATGACTGAGCCACGCATGAACTGGCGTGAACTGATCCAGACCGAGCTCAAGAGCACCATCAAAGATGACTACACTTGGATGCGTCCCAGCCGGCGTAACTGGCATCATGACGCTGTGATGCCAGGCATGGACAATGACTTCATGATCGATATCGCAGTGGCCATTGACATGTCGGGCAGTATCGGCGAGCAACAGGGCCGTGACTTTGTGTCTGAAGTAGCCGGCATCATGAGCGAGTTTGGTCAGTATCGCATACACTTGTTCTGCTTTGACACTGATGTGTATGGTGTGGAAGTGTTCACTTCAGAGAATCTCAAAGACATAGATCAGTACGAACTGCGCGGCGGTGGCGGCACGGACTTTGACTGTATCTTTGCACATCTCAGAAACGAAGACATAGTGCCCAACAAGTTGGTGGTGTTCACAGATGGTTACCCCTGCGGATCCTGGGGCGATGACAATTACTGCGACACTGTATGGATCATACACGGCGACCGAGATCCACATCCCCCGTTTGGCACCTGGGCCGTGTACGACGATCATCGCACTGGCCGGCATTGAAAAATCTAGTTTCCATGCAGATCTGACGTAAATATCTGCATGGAAAATCAAACCCCAATCCCACCAACTCTGACCGTGACCGACATGGCGTCATTGGTCACCATCATTGATGTGGCCTGCAGTCGTGGTGCTTTCCGTGCCAACGAGATGAGCTCTATTGGACCTATTTTTGATAGGCTCAAGACTTTTGTAGATCACAGCAACGCCATGTCTGAGACCGACCCCGATTCTGGCACTGCCAATCAAGGAGAATCCAATGCTTAAACACATAGGTAGACACGGCGACCGCAAAGTGGCCATTGTGTTCCGGGAGATACCCGGAAACGATCACATGTGCTTGGTGATCTATCCAGATGTGCTACCATCGCACATACACGACACCATCATGAAGGTCATCGAAAGCCCCACGGGACAGTCTGCAAACAGCCTGGCTGATGCCCTGCATCGCAACCTATTGCCCGATGGTCGGCCGATCTTAGAAGCCTTGCACCGCGAAGGCATGCTGAAAAAAGTAGCATCCGAACACATCATCGTGACGCCCACACCCACGAGTTCAGTGAAACTCGACGAACTCAATCGTTTGATCCGTGAGATCGACACCGGCAGTGAAGCTGCCAAACGCATGGCCGAGATCGATGCCAACAAAGGTATCGTGGCACCCGAGAAAAAACGCCAGGCCGAAGCGGAATTCAAGCGCCAGAAACTAGAAGAAGAACAGCGCCAGCGCCAACGATCAGCGCCCTTGCAGGCATCGCCCACTGGTGCATTGGATGACAAAGCCTTGGCTGCTAACATGCTGAGCCAGGCCAAACTCATGGAAACCGAAGCCAAGGGTCTAGTGGCCGAGGCTGCCAGGCTCAAGAAAGAAGCTGAAAAAATGTTTCCCAACGTACGGGCCAGTGACGCCGTAGTGCCAGAAACCCCGGCTCCTGCAAAAAGCCGTGGTCGTCCCAAAAAGACGGTGGCGGCTGATGCGGTTCAGTGAGGAATTCATACGTCGCTGGGAACACATCATCGATGAGGTCTGCATCACTGACGTACCAGTAGAATGCATCAAGAAGGTCATCATCAAGCTCCAAGGTCGCCGGCAAAAAACCATCAATGTACAGATGCTGCGCCGGCAGGGAGTAGATACCGAAGATATCGAGATGCTGATCACTAGACAACTGTCGGAACTCAGTGATATAATACGAGATGTAGACTTCATGCTAGATGTTGAAGCCGTGGCTGAACTGGTGCAGCCCGAAACCGATAAACTGCTGAAAGGTATGTGATGCATGTTCGCTTGGTATCCGATTCAAGACCCACAGAGGAATTTGCCGCAGAGGGCATCGAGGATGCGCAGGACCTCGTGGCCTTTTGCGCCCGTGTGTCAAACCCCGCCAATCAATACAACACAGAGACATCAGAACGGCTCATCAGATACCTCATCCAGCACCAGCACTGGAGCCCACTCGAAATGGTGTCAGCCTGCATCGAGATCACCACTACCCGAGACATCGCCCGACAGATCCTACGCCACCGCTCATTCTCATTTCAAGAGTTTAGCCAACGGTATGCCGACCCAACTCAAGAGCTTGATTTTGTGGTACGAGATGCAAGACTGCAAGATCCCAAAAATAGACAGAACAGCATAGCCACAGACGATTTCCAGTTGCAGGAGGAGTGGCGGAGACACCAAGAACATGTGATCCAGGCAGCACGCACGGCCTATACATGGGCCGTGACCAATGGCATCGCCAAAGAACAAGCGCGTGCTGTGCTGCCCGAAGGACTCACAGAGAGCCGTCTCTACATGAACGGCACCCTGCGCAGTTGGATACACTATATCGAGCTGCGAGCGGCCAATGGCACACAACTGGAACACCAGGAGATCGCGCGAGCCTGTGCCCAGGTCATAGCCAAGATTTTTCCCATGGCCGACAGTCTCATCGCACCGTGAAAATCACGTTCCACAGATTCAACATAGGCGATGTGGAAGATCCTGATATCATGATCGCTGCACCCTTGCTGGAATGGCAAGAAACTGCCAAGGGCCAGTGGGTCATGGCGCATGCTCATGATCTGCGATACTACACGCAACCTGACGCAAGGTACTGGGGTTACGATGTGGCCATACGCGGCGAGATCACGGACCCTAGGCTCGTAACGGAATATTATCTGCGCTGGCCCCGTCAAGATTGAGCACGCTGACCGTACCTTTTTTTGGCGTCAAACGGCAGTACAACACCCTGCGCAAGGAAATACTGGACATCACTGACGAGGTCTTGAGATCAGGCCAGGTCATGAACGGCAACTACACCGCTGAGTTCGAGCATTGGTTGGCGCGACGTAATCATGTCAAATACGCAGTGACCTGTCACAGTGGCACGCAGGCCCTAGAAATCATGGCAGCGTATTTCCGTGAACAGCATACCATGCAACCGCAGGTGGCCATCCCAACTCTGACCTACGCTGCCACGGCCAATGCATGGATGCGTGCGGGCTGGGATGTGGTGTTCATGGACACCGACGAATACGGCGTAGCTCGCATCACATCCATGGATGCCATCAACTCCTGCCAGGCCATGGTCATGATAGGCCTCTATGGGGCGGACATCAACGATCTATGGCACAATCGAGGTTTGGCTGATCGAGTACAATTGCGCAACATCGCCATCGTAGAAGATGCTGCCCAACATTGGTTGGCCAATAACTGCCAGCGTCTAGGACACAGCGCAGCTATAAGTTTTGATCCCACCAAGAATCTCAACTGCTATGGCAACGGTGGTGCCATTGTCACTGACCATAGCGACCTATTGCATTTCGCGCGGGAGTGCCGAGACAACGGCAAACCCAATCATCGCGCCATGGGTACCAACAGTCGCATGAGCGAGGTTGACTGCGCACAGCTCACGGTCAAAAGCCGTTACATAGATGCCTGGCAACGACGCCGGCGTGACATCGCCAACTACTGGATCACACGTCTCAAGGGAAGTCCGGCGCGTTGCCTCATTGACATACACAATTTTGACACACACGCCGTGCATAAGTTCGTGATCGACACGGATCACCGGGATCAGCTACAGCAGTGGCTGGCGGATCGGCACATCGAAGCCCGTGTACACTACAGCCAACCGCTGCATGAACAGGGCGTGTTCCGGCAGTGGCCAGGTCCCGACATCCTGAGCTCGGCCAGTGCCTTGAGCCGCAGGATCTTGAGCCTTCCCATGTATCCTGAGCTCACGGATCTCGAAGTAGAATACATCATTGATCAGGTGTTAGATTTCTACGCAAGAGAGCATAGCTAGACAGCCATGCCCACTCATAGCTCTTCCGCAGAGCTGTGAAATCTCCCCCAACACTATCGTAATATTCCACAGCATCTTCTGCGCCGCGCTGGCTCCACTCACTGTTGACGCCTTGACCTGGTGCCAGCCACTGCTGCAGGCGATATTGATTCTCCACATCCGGCAAGCTGTGTCGTAGTTTCAAGGCTTCACGGAACGCTGTGCGCCAGGCCATCCAAGCACTATCAGCATACCAAGCCGTGCCTGATATCACAGGCACTACTTCATGTGGCTGATCTAGTGTGAAGTCCAGACCAGATCCAGTGTTGCTCATCACTAGATCACGATTGTAAGCTATCATGGCCTGGTGACCGTACACCAATCCCGTGACAGGATTGCGCGCATGGAAGATATAATGCTTGGGCTGCTGCATGCGATCGGGTTGCCATGCCCAGTCAAAATCTGCGTTGATCTCTAGCTTGGCAAACACAGCAAAGAACCATGGCGTGGCACTGACCTGGGCTGCGGCCTGATATGCAGCCACTCGTCCTGTGACACCGTCAATGCGATGGATTTGGTTGGGGCATGAGGATACAGATTCCTGGAGCATAACCCAATTGCGTTCAGCATTGGCCTCGCCGTGGCTGATGAACACAATGTCCAACGGGCTACAACTGTATGTGGATCTATGGGTGCGGTCTATGTGTGCATAATCATAGAGCTGGGTACGGATACTGGCCACAGCGCGCCGTGGCACTATCACTGATTCGGCACCGGAATCCAAAGGCACGATGGTTTCCGTGCGCTCTCGCCAGATACTGACAGTGGGTATGTGATCGAATCGCTGATCACTGACTGTAAACAACATCAAGGGTGCTGTGAATTCTGTATGTTGTATCTGCTGCACATGAGTGTCCTCGCTGTGGCGTATCACGGGCATGGGCCATCGCGGCACTGAGATGTCGGCCACATAATGCACTGTATCAAACCAATCCAGTAACTCTAACTTATTTTGTTGCTGTCGCCAGGCATCAACAGGAACCAAAAAAGTATCCCCAAACTTGTTGTTTCCCGAAGCGAACACATGTATCATGTCTCGTTGCCAGACTTCGGGCTGCCAAGAGAAGTCAAACTCTCTGTAATCACACAGGGTGCTGCAGATCCATACGTGCTGAGACTGGGTGGAGTCATCGATCACGCGACGTAGAGTGTCTAGATAGTTGTCAAAATATCTCGCAGTGCGTACCACTCTGCCGGGCCTAGTGCCCAGGTCCGCGATCACACGATCTCTTTCTGCGTTACCATGATCTACCACTATGATATCAGCAGCGTCGGTGGCTGCCGTGACACGTTGATTGGATACGAAATTGAGATTGTAGAAATCTCCGATCTGTGTCTGCCAGGGGCTCTGTCGCTCGAACTCCCAGCGATTCACCAGCAGAGTATCACTCCATTTGTTCCATTGCGTGCCAAACACATGTATCATACCCCGCTGCCAGGTCTCGGGATGCCATGAAAAATCAAAATCACGATAATCATTGTGGCTGCTCACGGCCCAAAAACGCGGCGTGTCGCTGCGCCGGGCACAACGTCTCAGGGTATCCAACATGCTGTTGACATATCTCACACGCTCGAGGTCAGGCAATCTAGCCTGCAGCTCTTGGAATCTCTGGGCCGACAGTGGATTGCCAAAGTCAATGAAAAACGCTGCTGACTCTATCATGGCTTTGTGGTGGCGGTCAATCAAAGGTATGTCACCAGCAAATTTGATTTCCTGTGCTCCGGGCACTGTGTAGGTCACGCCCACTGACGTCTGATGTTCTGAACCAAAGTGATAAACATAGGGAGGATCACCAGGATCCGGGCACCAGCTGTAGTCTATGGCCTCGGCGTCGACGTCTTCGGGTATGTGCCAGAATTCTCGGCTAGGCGGCAACGTAGCTGCGACGTCGGCAACAAATTTACGTTGGGTGGCACCTGGCACATGATATTCTAGCGTGGGCATGATCTCACCGGGATGCCACTGGTTACCAAACACATAGATATAAGGTGGATCGCCAGGATCCGGCGTCCATGTGCGATCCCAGGAACATGGCACCAGTGCTTTCCATAGATCGTCGTGGGTGGCTGTGAGCTGGGCCCGTGGATGGTCCATGAACTTGCGTTCTTCAGCACCAGGCACATGATATTCTACCGTAGGCATGATCTCGGGTGGGTGCCATTGATTACCAAACACATAGATGTAGGCGGGGTCACCGGGATCGGGCTCCCAAGACTGATCAAATTCAGCGTCCTGTGCCAAAATACGATAGTGTTCGGGCACGGCCAGGCGCCGTGCCCGTGGCTCTGACATGTATTTGATCTCAGTGGCTCCAGGCACACGATACACCGCGCTGGCCCTCTGTTCCGCGGACCACCACTGATTACCAAACACATACACATACGCGGGGTCTCTGGGATTGGGACGCCAGCGGAACACATCGTCGTGTGGATCCAAATGATCCAGCACTTCAAAGTTACTGGGATCAGGACGTGTGCGTGCCACGAAATCTGTGACGTATTTGCGTTCACGGGCACCTGGCACGCGATACTCGGGTCCGCCCACATGATCCCAGCCCCACTCCACGGGAAATTCGTAGATGTAGGCGGGATCACTGGGATTGGGACACCATGTGGTATCTATGCTGGCAGGATCTATCCAGTCGGGAATGTACCAGCACTGAGGATCACCACGAGTGGTGATGGCGAGATCCTGGATGTACTTGACGCCAATCGCTCCAGGCACACGATATTCAGGTCCACCTATGTTGTGCCAACCACGGCCCGCATCAAAATGATACACAGCCGGTGGCTCAAGCAAACTAGGATGCCAACTGAAATCTATGCTGTGATCGTCGATGTGATCGGGGATCCACCAGTGGTTGCGATCTGGCAAGACCAAGGCCCGTTGATCCGTGCAGAGTTTGATGCCTGCTGTGCCAGGATATATCGGACCACCCGAGCATTGCCACTGAGTGCCAAAGTGATATTCAAAATCTGGTTCCAAGGGATTGGGATGCCAGCTCCAATCAAAGCTGTTGGGATCCACGGCACGTGGAATGTGCCATGCCGAGGGGTCGGGTAACCGCAGGATCTGCGGCCAAGTGTGATAGTTGGTGTCTTGATAGCCGGTCCTGGGCACCAAGTATGTGCCGCTGTCGGGTTGCCATTGGCTGGCCCAGGCATGCCTCTGATGGCTTTGCCAAGGCGGTGGCTCCCAAAGCCAGTCCCAATCACTGTAGTCCGCTAAGTATGTGGCGATCCAAAAATACCGCGTGTTCGACAGACTCTGGGCATGCTGGATGCTGTTGGCAGGCCTAGCCCAAGGCAACTCCGTTGGTCGCTGATCCAAATAAAAAATATCAAACATGATACGTATCGATGAAATCTACGACACTGTGTTCTGGCCTTGGATACAACGTCATCTCCCTGATTGCGACATGTATTACTGTGATCCACCCGGATCGGCAGACATCCCTTATCTCCGGAGTTTCCGGACCGCTGATCCACATGCCTATGTGGTCATGCATGATCAAGAACCACTGCAGTTTCAACATCACCAATTCTTGTGGAGCGAGATCATGGATCGCGCCCAGGGCAGCGGTGCTGGTGCTGTGATAGTGAGTGAACGCGGAGGCCAGCTGCGTAGATTGCGAGATATTTACGGCTGGCAACCACACTATTATTTTTTCCATGGATGGGCAGCGTTGGATTGGTATCGTGGCTACGATCGCAATCTCCTGCTGCAACATCCTGCACATCGTGTGATGCCCCGGCGCACGTTTATGAGCCCAAATCGGATCATTGGTGGTGAGCGCGATCACAGGGTGTTGTTTGTGTACCTGTTGGCTCGCCACGGACTCATGCACAATCATATCAGTGTGCCGCGCATCTGTCCCTACGAACACACAGACATCCTTGTGGTGGCCGACAAGTTCCGGCATGCTTATCCTGACATCGTGGATGTGCTGGCATCACTGGAACTGCCGAGATTTTTCCAAAACGAACACGAACAGCTCATGAGCAGCAGTACCCTGGGCAATTATGCCGAAGTGCATGACAGCATGATTTATGTGCCCACGGAAACCGTGTACTGGGGAGATCGCACGCATCTCACTGAAAAGACCATGAAAGCCATGGCCCTGGGCATGCTGTTGATACCGGTGGCACCAGCGGGCACACTAGAATATCTCAAGGAATATGGATTCCGCACTTTCCATGATCTATGGGACGAAAGCTATGATCAAGAAACCAACGACCTACGTAGGCTGGAACGCGTCACAGCCTTGTTGGCCGACATCGACGGCGCCAGCCATCAAGATCGCGCACAGATATGGCGCCACAGCCGATCAATCGTGCAACATAACTGGGATCATTTTTACCGCGGTGGACTGCTGTCAGTGCTGGATCGAGAATTCAACAGCATGTTGAATCAACTCAAGACTTTTACTTTGTAGAGATCCTGGAATCTATCAGCGTCGCTGCGATCATTGACCATGGGTTCACCGCGCACATTGAGACTGGTGTTGAGCAGCATGGGACAACCTGTGTCTCGATACCACTGCTCCAGCAGCTGGCGTATACCCCCAGTGCCTGGCGCCACGGTCTGCACCCTAGCGCTGTAATCCACGTGAGTGATGCCAGGGAACAAATCAGGCCTGCGCACGCTGGCCACGGTCTGCATGTATGGACTGTGTTGCCAGCCCCGGGGCATGATAAAATATTGATCCGCGTGTTCTTGCAATATCACTGGAGCGAAAGGTCTGAACTTCTGCCGGCGTTTGATGTCATTGACCCTGTCACGTATGTCAGGCAGCCTGGGGTCGGCCAGCAGGCTGCGATTGCCCAGAGCCCTGGGACCGAACTCTGCGCGACCCGATGCCACACCTGCGATCTTGGAATGATGCAGTTCGGCCAATATGGCCTGCACGGGATAGTCACCGGGTATGAGATGACCCAAGAAAGCATCGTGCCACTGCAGTTTGCGTCCCAGCACCAAGGCTGCAGCCCCAAGGCTGCTGCCAGCATCACCGGGATTGGGCATGATCCATATGCGATCAAAATGCCGTCCCAGCAGCCGATTGGCCACACAATTCAGGGCCACTCCACCACCATACACTAAATTGCTTTCGCCTGTGAGTTGGCGGGCACGCTGCATCACGGCATCAATGATTTTTTCCGTGATGGCCTGCGCGCAGGCCGCTATGTCTTGATCCGTCATCCAGCCCAGCTCATTTGATGCTATGCCTAGATGGAGATTTTCACGGAAGCGGACCGTGCCCACATCGTCTAGGAATTTGTCTGCGAGGTAGTGCTGGTGCAACGGCGTGCCGTAGGCGGCCATGCCCATGGTGATGTATTCCTCATCACCGGCGCGCAGACCCACGCGCTGTGTCACAGCACTGTAAAACAGTCCCACACTGTGAGGATATCCCTGGCGCCACACGCGCCGATATCGTGCCTGACCCTGTGTGTCATAGTCCGCACGATAAATGGATATGGTGTCAAGTTCACCTATGGCATCGATCACCACCACTGCAGCGCTCTTGAACGGAGAGGTCTGGAATCCTGCAGCGGCATGGCTGAGGTGGTGCGGAAAACTCCGGCTGTTCACAGGTGTGCGCGAGAGATGATGGCGCAGAGCACCACAGGTGGTCCAGTGGCTGTAGCGGCGCTGACCGGATATCCACTGCTGTAAATTGTGTGCCCAAGGACGTTCGTAAAAAGCCATGGCACTGAACTCTACATCAGGCAAATCCTCCAACAGATCCGGACTGATGCCGGCATCATTTTTGAGTTTGCTGTAGCGCTCGCTGTGCCCGGCAAACACGATGTTGCCGTCGTGATCGATCACACTGACAGCAGCGTCGTGGAATCCCGCAGACACACCCAAGATGTGTTTCATTTGTAGATAAAAGGATCGCGTTTGCGTAGTTCACGCAGCTTGCGTCGATAACGTATCTCTAGTTTAATGCGTGCCCAGATCCTGTGTAGCCAATTCATAACTGTCTCCATGATATTGATATCCCGCCATGAGTCTGCGGATTTGTTGTTGTTCGTGATCAGCATCGCTCCAACACTGATCGTACTGTGCTGCCACGCCTGCGGTTTCTATGCGCCAGATGTCGAGATGGCTGCTGAGCATGTGCCATATCTCTTCGGGCACCGTGGTGCCAAAACTGCCCTGTAGATCTACTTGCCCCAGGGGCAGGTATCCCAGGCTCAGCTCAGGATCACTGGGATCTAGGTCGTTGTGTTGCAACCACTGCCGGAACTGATCTTGTTCTCGGGTGTGCCAGTCCTGTTCACCGTAAACGATGTCACGGGCCCACTCTATGTCAAATTCTCCACTGTAATACCGGAGATGTGTTATGGCCTCACACACCGTGCTTGTGAGTTCTGGTGCGCCCTCGTCGCGCCATACTTCAAACAAGGTCTTGCCGATCTGTGCCCAGTGCATGTATACACCGCCCAGTCTCCGATCATATCCATTTTCCGCAAACCCCTGTCGATGATGTGGCAACAGATCACACCGCGGTGCCGTGAGCCATGTGGTGATCTGGCTGGGGCGTATCCACAGCGGTGCCGTGGCACGACGACGCAGGCTCAGTATGAGACTTTCAAGCTCATGACAGATGTTGTTGAGCTGGCGTATGCTGTATTTGGTCTGGGGGTCAGCACGCAGATACCACACACTGAGAGAATCCACAGTGCCTTGCAGTATCTCGAAATGATTGTGCAAGGCATTAAACAGATCATGATTGGGTCCGGGATGTATGTGATCAAACTCATACGTGGGGTCTGGAGCAAAGATGGCCTGGTCATCAAACCAGAGATCTATGCGATATCCCAGGTCACTGTGATTGATCCGTTGTATGTGGTGATTGAGTTCACTGCAGAGATATTGGGTGGTGCGTGGATTGTCAGGGAATCCCAAGAAACAGAAATTTTTTTCTAATTCATACCCGCCCCGGAGCAACTGTTGTAACTGTTGGTGCCAGTCACGGGCCAGTGGTGAATCATAGACTCTTATCACGTAGTCTAGGGTATCGCTGTGGTGTTGCGGATCTCGCAACACCACTCTAATCGGGGATAGATCTCCACCAGTCAAGGATTTTTGGATCATAACTCAGTATGTATTCCAAGGTCACTGGTGCCCGGCGGATCGATTCCAGTTTTAGCACACGGGCCTTGCCACGGCGCAGTCCATCCCAGTACTGATCGGGCCACTGCTCTTGGAACGTGGCACGTTGGCGCAGATTAGTGATGACATCTCGCAGGGCACCAGCATCAAGCTGTCGTTCCAGCCGTGCTAGATGCGGTTCCAAGAGATGTCGTGGCAAGGCCAAGGGACTCCATATGATCTCCGGAGAAAAAGCAAACACGACTTTGGCCAAGACATCAACGCCAAGTCCACGCGCGAGATCACGTATGTTCATGACTTCCCACAGTCCAGGCAAGGTCAAGGTAAAATCTATGCGCATCTGGCGCCGATGGCGTTGGTGTGTGACTCCACGCTGGAAATTTTCCAACCATGCCTGGTAATCCAATCCTGTGCGGATATATTCTCCGATGTGGCCGGTACCGTCGAGACTGGCACATATCTGCCAATCGCGCACATGTGCCAAGATGTCGCGCCAGAGATCCTGTCCGCGATATTCACAACGGCTGAGATTGGTGTTGTAACGTGCGTACAGTCCAGGGCCATCGCCCAACTCAATGATACGCGACATGTATCGCCAATGCTGCTCGTACATCAAAGGCTCACCGCCCACCCAGTATATCTCCTGTATGCGATGCTGTTCCACTGCTGCACTGAATTCCTGTTCGATCTGTTGGTCTTGGAATCTCGAGATCTCTTCACGCACCGTGGGACGCATCCAGATATTTTTGGGATTGTCCCAGTCTATCATGTTGTGCTGGCGCTGTTCGCTCTCCCAGCTCGAGCTCAGCATGTCACCACACATGCGGCATTTGAAATTGCAGAGATTGCTGAAACGGTAATCCCAGCTCACGGGCTGCATGGTGGTGGCACCGGTGTCATCTGTGGATCGCTGCACCTCGGGCCACAGGTGCTGGAATAGATGCCAGAAATAATCGCGATACACATCGGTGTTGAGCAGGCGGTCATTGCACACTTCACATTCAGGCAAGGTCTCGCCGGCCAGCATCCGGCGTCGCACGCTTCGCATGTGTTCACTGTTCCAGTGTTGCTCTAGGGTTATGGGGATGTATCGCCCAGTTCCAGCGGCTGTGTCTATGTACTGCTGGAAATTTTGTGCTGGTTCGCGGCTAGCACAGCACATCCGCCTTTCGGTCTGTGGACTGAGATAGGTGTGCGTCCATGGAGCCAGACAGAGATTATTTGGCGGGAGGGTCATATTTTATCACATAGGCCAACAAAGGTGCCACTTGGTCTAGCCTCTCACCTCGTCGCCGATCCAATTCCAATATGCGCGGAACGATGTTGCGATCCCAGGTCAGTCCACCCGACATCATGAATTCCACGATGCGATTGATCTCCTGGCGATCACTGTCAGTGAACTGTTGCCAGCGCAGATGATTTTCTACGAAACGTTTGGCCGCCCACTGCAGATTCCGTATGCTCCACTCTGGCGCATCATGCAGCATGTTCCAGTACACAAAATCAAAATCTTGCTGGTGTATCCACTGTGCCACTTCTGACAGATACAACACATTGAAAATATTCACTGTACAGCATACCTGCAGAGTGATATTCGACATGCTGTGTCGCAGTTCACGGAAGCGCTGGATGTTGGCGTTGACTTCGGTCCAGCTGGCACCGCTGCGCTGATATTCAAATCTCTGATCTACATCATCAATGCTGAATGCTATTTCCACGTGCTGGAAATGTCGCCATATTTCCGGCGCGTGTTCGGGGAAATGCGTGCCATTGGTGTTGTAGTGTATCTCTATGTTTGCGGCCACGCCCTGTGATACCAGAGTTTGCAGCAGTTCAAAATGTTCGGCGATCATGAATGGTTCGCCACCGGTGAACTCAATGTATCGTATGTGTGTGAGTATGCGCTGCAGTTGGCTCCAGAAATCAGGGCTGTTCCTGGGCCATGCCCCGGCACGCAACATGGTGTAGTGGAAACTGCTGCGTCGCTGATCTCGATCAGGGATCTCTGCCAGCTCCTCGGCCGCAAAGGTGCTGCTGCTCCACGATCCGCAGATCCTGCACTTTAGATTGCAGATGTTGCCCAGTTTGAGATCCAAGAACTGCAGGGGTTTGGCCTGCGAGTCCCATGACTCGTCCTGGATCATGTGTTGCAGTCGATTCAGCGTGTGCATGCGTTTGCTGGTGCGACCAGCATCTTCCTCGTTCCAGCAGCGCTGGCAAGTGGCGGGTCGTTCTTGGGCCAAGAATTGCTGTCGCAACATGGTCATGTGAGCGCTGCTCTGTATCTCTGACAGATCAGCCGTGGAGAGATTGAATTTGTTGCCATGATCGTCGGGTATCTCGTCCAGGGCCAGGCAGCAGGGTCGCACTGTGCCTATGGGGCTGGCTTCTAGGCTGATCCAGGGCAGCACACAGAATTGATCGTGCGGGATTTTCACTGTAGTTCCTTTAGTTCTGGCAATGTGGCCAGCACGTCTTCCCGTCGCAGATGATCCAGCTTCTGGGTGCGCTGCCAGAATTCTGGCAAGAGATGGCTGTTGTCTGTGGCCATCATGAATGTGACAGCACTCTGGAATCCCACAGTGGCTCTCTGCAGCGGATCTTGCGGTGCCAACCATTCCAAGTGCTGCTGGTAGCGATCCTGGAGTTGCTGTTTGAAACCCCGGGGAGCGATGTCAATGCGATAATATCGTGGATCTTGCAGGATGTTGACATTGAGATCCTGTGCCTGTATGAATCCCTGTTCTACCCAGGCCCGATGGAAGTCAGGTAGATGCCAGGCATTCATGACACTGAGCGTGGGCGAAATGTAGAAGTCTACTTGGGGGCAGATCTCTTGCATGGCACGACGGTTGGCTTCCACCTGTGCCCAGTCAGTGCCTTTGCGGATGTATTCGGCCCTGGGGCCCATGGCATCAAGACTGGCTCCCACGGCCACGGATTCAAATCGCCGCCAGTAATCAAACACCGAACGACCTTTCAGATCCGTGTGTGTGAAATTGGTGTTGTAGATCAATCGCACGTCAAACCTACCGCGGCGTTCCAGCTCATCTAGGATGCGATAGTGTTCTTCCATGAGCAAAGGTTCGCCGCCAGCAAAATAAATCTGCTCCACGTAATCAATGTGTGGCAGCAACTGTTCCCACATGTCGATGTCAGTGCGGCCAGCATAGTTCAGGACCTGATGCGTTTTGCGCCACTCAGGTCCGGCCAAGGCAGCTTGGTCTTGATACCACTGGCTTGAGAAGATATGACCACAACTGCGGCATCGGAGATTGCAGAGATTACTGAAGCGGATATCCCAGTAGGTCATCTCAAAAGGATTGTCTTGTAATTTTTTGATGTGATGCCCGTGATGTTTGTTGGCACTGCGACGTCCTGAAAAGAAGCCCGAGGCTTCCTGTTCATAACATCTAGCACACGCAGGACTTTCACGTTCGTTCAACATGTTGTCTCGCAGTCCAGTCATCTCAGGTCCTTGCCAGATCTCTCTGAGAGTCTGTGATTTGCAATTGCCCACAGGATGCGTCATCTCAGCATGACAACAAGGATAGGCCTCGCCGGTGGGATAGGCATGCAAATGTATCCATGGATAGATGCAGAACACGCGGCTTTTTTTCAGCAAGAACTCTTCGCGTGTGTTGAGCTCCACGGGTCGAGCTAGGTCACTGCTGTCATATTGATATTGAGTCATACCATTCCCGTAGATTTGGAAACGCAGCGCGGAAATCTTTGCCGCGGCGTTGATCATACTGCCGATAGAACTGTGCAAAGTCATTGTGCAGTGCCGGCATATCAAAGGCATCACTGTGTGGTGTCTTGACCACGTCGAGATAATCTATGAGCCTCTGCACATGATTACGTTCGTGTTGCTGCAAGGCCATGTTGTTGCCCCAACGATCCAACCATGACTGCAATCTATCTCTGTGATGCGTGCGCACTGTGTCGGGCAGCACCAAGGGCGATTGGAAACTGGGAAAACGCAAGATGTTCAAGGTAAAATTGGGAAAGTCAGCACCATGTTGCTGTTTCCACAGCATGAGATATGTCAGGAATTCCGGCAGGCTTTCCAAGCACAGGGCATTGATGGTGCACATCACATGCAGTGCCCGTAATTTACCGCTGTGCATGACACGCTCCATGTTCATGCACCACTCAGTGTAATCCAAGCCGTCGCGGATATATTCTGCATGTGGACCTATGCTTTCCATGCTGGTGTAGACATCAAGCTCTATGCCAGCACAACTGTCTAACAAGCGCTGTATCACATCCCAAGACATGCCGAGATTTGAGTTTATGGCCAGACGTGTGCGGCTGCGGCCGGGGTTGTCACGGAACCAGTCAATGAGCTGCCAGGTGTAACCCGACATCAAGGGTTCACCTCCGGTGATCCTCAGCTCCTCCAGGGTGTGATGTAGATCAGATTCCCACCACTCAAAGAAAGCGTCCACGTATGGATTGCGTTCTCCAAAGCGAAAAAGTTGAGCGCTATCATGAGTGTGAGTGAAGTGGTTACGACCGTCGGAAACAAGATGGGTGTATGCTCCATTAGCACGGATGTCTTTGACCCAGGTGCTAGAGAAAGCAGGATTGCAGTAAGAGCAAGCGAACTGACAAGTGCGATCAAAGGAGATCTCGAGAGTGCGTAGATTGATGTCTTGATCTGGTGCAGTCGCAGCCGCAGCATGGAGAGCCTCAATGGGATATATGCGGCTCTTATACACGCGGTCACTGACAGCGTCGCGGCCCATGTCTTCGATTTTCCAACAATATTCACAACCCGCGGGCCTCCGTCCCTGCTGCATGGCCTCCCGGTCCTGTTTTTTCTGCGGGGTATTGTGTAGGGCACGGGGATTGGCCTTGACATCCTCGATATTTACGTGATGCGCGGGAGGATGATGGCAGCTGGTGGTCTGTCCCGACCCCAACCATATCGTGGCATTGTACCACTTGGCACCACAGAAACTGTCACTGATTGGATCCAGCACCTGCTGGCGGAATTCGAGATCTTGCATGGTGATATTTAACCGAGGTTAGCGCAGCGTTGGCATTCCGCCCACCACTGGCGCATTTCGGGAAAAGTGGCCAGGAAATCAGTGCCGCGGCGGCGATCATGCTCGGAGAAAAAACGCCAGAAATCTGCGCGGAGCTGTGTGAGGCGCGCTGGCTCCATGTTGTGACCCTCGCGCATCCATGCTATGTCACGATCCAGCCGTTGTATTTCGAAGTCCTTGAAACCATGATAGGGATCCGTGGGCAGTTCACGTTGTCGTATCATCCAGGCCCAGAGATGTTCGAGATGGTCAGCATAACTTTCGGGCAGGATCTGCAGGCTCTGCCAGGCCGGTTCTCGCAACACCGGTGTGTCAAACCACACCCTCTGATATGTTTCGCTGTGAGTTTTCCTCAGGCCCAGGATGCCCGCAAACAGACTTTCCAGTGTGGTCACTGACAGATTGTTCATGGTCACTATGAAAGTGATGCTGCTGTAACTGGGTATTTCAGTGAGGAACTGATTCACGCGATCCCAGAGCAGATCGAAATCCAGGCCATGCCGCATGTACTGGGCCTGTGCGCCCCAGCCATCCACGCTGACGTACTGCATGAAATGTTCAATGCGTCCATCACAGATGGTCTTGACCTTGGCGAGATAATTTTGCCATAGTCGCTCATCCACGGAAAAATTGCTGGTGACATTGAGATGCAGTTTCGCGCTGGGATTTTCGATCACATAGTCCAGCACGCGATGCGTGTTGCGGTCCATGAGCGGCTCACCGCCGGTCATGCGGAAATGCACCAACTGTGGATACAGCGTGGGCCACCACTGCCAGAACGCTTCTACATAGGGGTTGTGCTCACGCACGGGTATGGGCCTGCGACTGCCTTGGAAATGGGCAGGATCATTGTGTGGCTGGCTGGTGGGATAGGCACCATGACGTGCGATCTCGTCGGCCCAGCTGCTGCTGAACTGTGGGCTGCAGTAACTACACTTGAGGTTGCAGGCATGGTTGAAGTTTACTTCTACATAACTGGGGATCACGTCATCTTCCAGCCCTGTGCTGGCTTGGATGCGATCAAAATCAATGGCGGCCCAGGGTTCGCCGCTGCGATAATGCCGATCTGACAGCTTGCCGAGATCCTCCATGTTCCAACAGTACTGGCATTCTGCGGGACGCTGACCTTGCAACATCATGACCCGCTGTTGTTTTTTGTGCTGGGTATTGTGCAAGGCACCGGGATCACGGGCGATGTCCTCGGGTGATATAGCATGCAGGGGCGGATGATAGCAACTGTTGTTCTGTCCGGTGGTGAGATGCAGGCTCACCTGTTTCCATTTGGCCAGGCACATGGCAGGACCCAACTGGTCATGCATGGTCTGTGCGCGCCCCATGAAATCACTCTGATCTCCCTTGGAGGTCACGGCGTTACCAACCTTCCCTGCGGCGGATCACATCCATCTCTCGTGTCATGACACCGAGATTGTGCCAGTCACTGCGATAGTGGTGTTTGAAAAAAGCGCTCTGTTCGGCTTCCAACATCGACACTGGCAGGGCCAACTGCGCATGCAGCTCTATGCCCACGTTGCCGGCCATGACTCTGGGATCTGTGTGTTCCACAGTGCGCCACAATCTCTCCAGGGCTTGGAAATCCTGTACTTCACGATAGTTCCACTGTGTCAGCATGGTCATGTATGTGCCTTGTCGCGCACCGGCCATGGCCCAGATACCATTTTCTGCATCCATGCCAATGTTGTGCCACACAGTGAGATTATCGAGATTGCGCTGATGCACCTGGGCCTGGAATTCAGCCAGGCTGGGCTTGACTCCTTTGTTGAGGCACATCTTTACTCCCTCGCGGAATCCTGCACGCCAGGCCTGGAACGGTGAACCATTGGGATAAGTGGTGCTGTAACAATCGTGCATGGGCCAATACAAGGGATCAAAACAGAATTCAACCTGGGTTTCTGCCCGCCCGTCGGTGTTTTCATGAGTGCGCATGCTGCGAACAAATTCCCGCGTCCAGCTGGAGATGCCACCATTGCCGTACATCAAACCGTTGACGTGGTTACGAGCCCTCCAACGAAACACTGCCCGTTCCCATTCCGGCGAGGCGAATTCCAACACAAGATTAAAAAATCCAGCATCGGGGAGATTGTCTCCGTCCACCAGTATGAATCTTTCTGTGCTGCTGGTTTCAGCAGCAGCCTTGTGCGCAGCATCGCTGCCCTTGACACCATCAACTCGCTTGGCCCAGGGCACTATGTTGCGCAGCTTGGCCCAAAATTCTTCACGCTGTGGCTCATCATAGGTGAGGAATATACAATCTAGATCTGCTACATCAATTCGTTTCATCGCTGAGGCTCCAATGTTGTGCGTCGGCATCTTGGCTTATGATGCACACGTCTTGTTTATGACACAGCTGGCCATGATCACTGGGAACTAGCCGAGGATACAGCGGTAACGGCATGGGTTCTATGCGTCCGTTGACCACGCGCACGCGGAATTTGGCTTGGTGGAATTCTTCCACTGATATGTCGATGTACAACCCTGGTAGATCCTGCATGCTGTAAAAAAGCGGACGCCCTTGGGCATCATGATACAGTCTAAACAACTGTGGTGGCACGGGATACACATCAGCTAGGCCCAGAGTCATGGTTTCCAATCTTTCTTGACATAATGCACACAGCCCCATTGTGCCACAGTGTTGATCCTGAGATTGCCGTGGTGATATTCTGATATCAGTTCTTGCGTCCAATCTGGACCTTGCGTGCCAATGATGTGTTGTTTCATGTGTACGATGGTGGGACCTAGCGCAGGCAAGGTCACGCGATCCACGCCCATGATCACGGCCGCCATGGCATACACCACGTCGGTGGTGGGAATATCATCGCTGAAGCGCAGCAGAGACCTGTAGACAGCCCATTGCTGCCAGATGCGCTGACACCACTGGAAAAATTCCTTGGCGGTTCGACTGTAGCGCCAATAAGTTATGGCGTTGTATACATCAGGTAGATCGTTGCGATCAAACGTTTCACGGTAATATCTAGACTGCGCAGGCTGGCTATAAAAATCTCGCGCTCCCACACTGATCACCATGTCGCGAAGCTGGAAAAGATTCCACCAGTGATCCATGGGACTGCTGACCAACATGTCGGCCTCGAGCTTGATGGTTTCATGATAAGGGCTCACATGCCATAGCTGCCAATCATTGGCCTGTCCACCTTGATCGCCGTAGGGTAATTGTTCCAGAGTCACTATGGTTACGTCTGCCGTGGGATGCCAGGCCAAGATGCTGTCTCGCAACTGCTGGGCACAGCGCTGATAATCTATGTGCTCAGTGTCAAAGGCCGGTATCAAGTAACCGCGTTCACGAAGATCCGGCAACGATATCTCCTAGATGTTTTTTGTCCATGGCATGGAAATCTTGATCACACAGTGTGATGTAACGAATCCTGTCTTGGCTGTCGCGATACGACAGACGGAACTCCCGTTGATCTTGGGATAGTGAGAGTTCGGTTCCAGGCATGGCTGTGGCCAAATTCCAGGGGATGGCCGGCACCTGCAGGGTGTGTCCTGACATCAGAGCCAAGGCCATGCTCATGGCATAGTCATTGCGGAAAAGTTTTTGATCGATGCTGTAGACATTGCAGTAGTGATGCCAATGATCCCGTATCATGCGCCAGGCTTCAAACATGATATGATTTTCACGATTGCGATCAAAAATAATCACCGTGGCCCACCACATGGGCATGCGATATCGCCCAAATTCATTGAGCTCACACAGTTCAAGTCCTGTGGCGAGATTATAGGCCTTGCGATGCGCCAGAAACGATGGCCCGCGGTGCAGGATGTCACGGAGGTCCGTGCTGTTGATCACGAAATCCGCGTCCAGCACCAAGGTACGATCATATGGCGAGAGATCAAACACATCGCAGCGTGTGTGGTTATGCCAAGGCAATTGTCGGCGCGCTGATGGATCATATCGGAGATTGAGACCATCAGTGGTGTGCGTGATCACTTGATCAAATCTACTGTCATCCACGTCACGGTCTGTGATGAGGCTCACAGGTACGTCCAACCATTGTTGCACTCGGGCAGCACACCATCCCGCCATGTCGACATACGCCGTGCCAGCGGTGTCATAGGCCAAAATCACTGCGCCCGTGGTCATCTTTGGGCTGTGAGTTTTTGTAATTCTGCGTGCCAGGCGTTCATTTGTTCTTGCCAGCGCTGCTGCATGATCTCCAACAGTTCCGGCCGGTTGACTTCTATGGGATTTTCGTAGAGATCCAGCAGCACCATGGTGTCGTGAGGCCATGTGGCCAGGAATACCATGAGTTCGGGAGTGGCCTTGAACATGCCACCAGCAAAGCCAAAATTTAGCTTGGCCTGATATTTTTCGCGCAATACACGACGCGCTGTTTCGTGATCAAATCTCTGTCGCGCCTGTTGATAGAAATCTTGTGGGTCCATGCCGCATTGTAGCAGGAGATACAGCTTTGAGCAACTTAGATTGGTTAGATCTCGTAGGTGTTAGGTAGGCAACGGTACAAACGGCGCTAACCAGTTCTCCCGTCCTCTAGTAGGTGCACGGATAGCAGTCAAATTTGCTGCTGAACATTTACTGAGGAACAAATTCAATGATGCCTCCACTGCTCTTCCACTGCTCATGCTTGCTGATGTATCTATCCAATAAAACACCGTACCTCCGCTGGGCATAGAATTGAGATTACAAATTGTAAACCAGTCCGATGCCAAGGCCGGATTTCCGTAGTCCTCGTTGACATATATGGGTCCAAAGCCCAGATTGGCATTATTAAAGGGAGGAGAGGTGGGCACCAACATGGGTGCATAGGTATCTGGTTGCAAGAGATAGAATGGTGTGTTAGGAGCTTGGGATTTGTACGCAGCCCATAATGGGTTAGAACTACTAGGCTGAAGGCTCGATTCATCACACACAGATATGCTTGTTGTGGTGTACACCGGGACCGGCGGGATTGGATCTTGCCCTGAAATAGTGCAGTTGACCAAGGGAGTGCCCCAGCTCTGCACAGGCCAGAATCCTTGAGACACACCACCGGGCGGAAAATATGTTGTGATCATGCAAGGTGCGCTGCCCGGTGTGGCACCGTTTGGTGCCGTACCACCACTGAATGGATCACCTTCGTTGTTGGTCCAGACTGCGCGGATATTCAACTGTGTCTGCGCGGCATTTTTGCTGATGTAGACTTCGATGCTGTTGTTGTTGTAAGGGGTGTTGGGACTGTTTTGTTGATAGACTTTGGTGAATTCTCCGCCGGGCGGAAGATCGTACCAACCACTGAGCCTATTGTAGACCGCAGGATTTCCTGTGCCACCAAACGCATCAAAACCATAGTAAGTTTGCCCCTGGAGTCGTAGATAACCGGTCTGAGTCTGCTGGCGCAGTATGCCACCACTGACCACGTAGAGATCAGCCATGACATTGTTGGCTAAGTTGTTCCAATCCGCGTCGCCTTGTTGTCCAGTGCTGCTTTTGCTAAACTCTATCTTGACCCTGCCGCCAGCATTCCAGAAATATCGAGCTTCGTCATAGCTACCAAAAATTACCTGGCTGTTGAATTCTATGGTAGAGACTCCAGCTGGTGTAGCAGCGGTCTTGGCACATTGTCCGGTCCATCCAGTGTACTGTGGACCACTCCATCCAGACCAACCGGATTGTTGCATGAGGGCAATCAATATGTTTGTCAGAGAATTGAGGGTACCTGGAATAAGTTCACCCGAGGAAGGTGAAGGTGGAAAATTAGTGACAAAAGTGTTTTGCTGATATGCAGCCAAACTAGCACAGATACCAATGAGTCTCTGCCACTGTTGTGCAGTGATCAATTCTCCGGTCTGCACATAAGTAGCTCCCCAAAAACTTTCGGGTTGGCCATAACCCATGTACTGCGTGTTGCTGCCATTGCCGGCGATGTAAATCATAGCCCAACTTAAAAAGCTATTGTAATCACCTGTGTCAATGAGTTGACCGGAACCGATGCTCATGTTATTTGATAGTCACTATGGCTTCAATCTCACCTGCACCATGGCTGTCCGTGCGATCCTCTAGAGCACGTCCTATCACATTGAATGGTGTGGCTTCGCCTGGCGCGGCTGCCCGAGCCAGGCCATCACCTGCGGCGACCAGTCGATCGCCTTTGCGCACTGCACCAACGACTTTGACTGGCACCCTGCCAGTCATGGCCACGGGAGGATGTGTGTCATCTTCGCCAGCACCGCCGTTCATCAAGAACGCAGCCCGGGAACTGATCACACCAAACACCCGCTCGCTGAGCGGTTCCCGGCTGCGAGTGATTTCTTTGACACCGCCTAGCTCTACCACAGTACCGGCTTCCAGGACTTCGTCGGCTTCAAAACGCTCGGCCACGTCAGCATAGAGAGCAGTGGTGCTGGTGGCAAACACGCGGTTGAAATACCTGGCAGTGCTGCCAATGTTGCCCACGGCGTTGGCAGCACCATTGACTATGGCAGTGGCACCGCCGTCGGTGTTGACAGTGATGGTGCCTTTGAGTACCTGTCCGCTGGTGGCAAAAACTGCGACGTTGCTGGTGCCGCCAATGTTGATATTGATGTTACCATTGGGAGTGCCTACGTTGGCTTCACTGGTACCATTGGCTATCTTCTGCGCAGATCCTGCTGCAGCGATGCCTGTGAGCTGCGAGCCGTTTCCAAAGTAAAAAGGTGCTGTGATGTTGCCAGTGGCTGATACTATACCGCCAGTGATTATGTTGCCACCGGTGACGTTGCCCGAAATGCTGACTGTGGTGCCGTTGATAGTAGCGCCAGTGACAGTGCCTGCAGTGGTGACGTTGCCACCAGTGATGGTGCCAGTGGCACTGACCGTGCCGCCTGTGGCTACGTTGCCAGCAGTGACCGTGCCCGACACCGATGCCGTACCATTGACACTCAGCGCGCTGGCCACTACAAATGCACCGTTGCTGCCCTGGGCTGTGGCTATGGTAGTAAGGGTGCCGCCTACGTTGGCCCGGATAATGAGATTCTGTCCAGAGATCGTGCTGGCCACCACAGCATCATTGCTGCTCTGGCTGGCGCTGAAAGCGTTGCCAGCACCGGCAAATAGGCCGGTGTTGTTGAGCACCCGCAACACACCGGTGGTACTGGTATTGGTGTCGCTGCGCATGAACTGAGTACTGGTTAGGCTGTTTAGGTATGTAGAATTATTGGCTGTGCCTGCGAATATCGCTGTGTTGGCCGTGCTGAGCGTGATGCCAGGATACACCGTGGGAAACGTGCTGAGAAGACTGGCCTGGGGGATGAAACTGGTACCATCATATACCATGCCCACGCGTTGATTGCTGACATAGAGGCTCACCACGGTCTTGGGGTTACCGCCGTTGTCGTTGATGGTCTCTGTGATGGCTCCACTGAGTCCTTGGCTGCTGGTATATCCCGGTCCTATGACCAACCAGTTGCTGCCGGTCCAGGCTTTGAGTTGCAGGTTTACTGTGTCCCACCATAGATCGCCCACCACAGACCCCGTGGGCGCTGTGGCCGACGCTGTGGCTGCAGATATGGTTTTGAACACTGTACCGTTGTAGACTTTGAGCAGGCCGTTGCCTTTGTCCCACCAGAGCTGCCCGGTCAGCGGTGCTGTGGGTGCTGTGGTGTTGGAGCTGTTTTCCAGCAAATGAATGAAGTTTTCATCCAAGAACTGGCCATAACCAGCATAGTTTTTGCCCACCAACACCATGCTGCTGCTGGTGTTGACTGTGCCGTCCGCTACTGTGGCAAAAACTGTTCCATCTGTTAGTGTAATGGTATATGACATTTGGCGTTACCTGTTAATAGTCGCGTATTTATACTGCATTGATATTGCTCAGAGTCTGGATCCGGATGGTATAATCTATCTGTATCTGCCGGTTCAAACTCTTTTGCACAGGGTGAAAGATCACATGAGTGATGAGCCTGAGATCATCTACAGCGCCATTCCAGGCTTTGAGCCCCAATTCATCAAACACAAATTCACCGTTGTATTGTGTGCTGTTGTCAAAGGCCTGCTGTTCGGGTGGTTCACCGTAGTCCAAGAGGCAGGTCACCAGCACATCCGTGTAGACTTCGTTGCTGGTGTGCAACACCGTGAGTTTGTTGTTCAAAGGGTCGAGATCTGCTGCGCTGTTGTCATCCACTACCTTGGCATAGGTCTGGTTATAGAGTTCGGCGTTTTGACCTGTGGTATTGGGCGGTAGATAAGTGATCACACCAGTGGGATCTACGCTGCTGCCACCGTTGCCAAAAACCATCTCGTAGATGTATCCGAGATTGCGATCAGCGAGGCTCTGGGCCAGCGCGATGCTCATGTTTTCATAATGTATAGCGTTTTTCTTGTCAACGAATACTTCTCCGCTGAGCGGATCGTAAATCTTGACGAAACCTTGTATCATGCAGGGTATGGTAATCATCCTCGTCCCTTTACTAGCACTTGATTGTTGGCGCGATCCTTGATCACGAAATAATCTTGCACAAGGATTTTGCCTTGTTCGTTGGGCCGCTTGGCGGGGTCAGCAGGTCGGGGCTGTGTGTTATTGGCAGGAGATTGCATGATCATTTATTTAGCGCTCCTATCTATTGGTCAAGAACTTGGCCTGCAATGTGTCTGTTTCTTGCAGGCTGAGTTCACGAGCTGCTGCAGTACTGACATCATACCACCAAGTACCTCTGCGCTGGGCTATGGTGACTTCTACGCCTTGGGGCGGGGCTAATTGTGGATCCACGGGATCATCGTTCACCACAAATTGTATGCCGATGGGTTCCCAATTGGTGAATATCCAGCGATATTGGCTATTGCCGGGCTGCCCCAATCTAAGTTGTCGCACACCACCTACGTAAACTTCTAGGCTTTCAATCTCGAAAAGGCTGCTGTCGCCTATCTGGGGTATTGGTATGCTGGGAGCATAGAACTCTGTGGTGCTGCCATCACCCAGCGTGGTGTCGCCCACCACGTAGTCTTGATATTGTTCAGCCAAGAGATTGTCGCGCCCCATGACATACACATCTGCGCCAACAGCATGATCAGCTGCACCAGTGCCTGCTGTGCCGCGGCGCAGGCCCGAAATGCTGTTGTTGCTGAGATCACGGTTGCGATAAGTGATGCGCTCGCCGTCTATGGTAATCACACCCAAGACATTGGACTGGAGGTTGGGCTCAGTCAGCACCGACACATCTGTGACATAAATGCGATCGCTGTTTTCATAAACCGGTTGTGCCACAGTGGTGGTGCTCTGGGGTGTGATTCGATAGGTAGCTTGCACACCGCGCATGTCCTGGAACACACGGAAAGCACAGGCTTCGGGCACGATGCTGTCTGTGAAAGATGTGACCACCAAGACCTGTGCTTGTCCTATGGCTCCAGCTGCCAAGACCAATTCACCGTTGACCACTGTGAAGTCCTGTCCCTCATACAATCTATAACCATCCAAGGTGACCCACAATCTACCAGCGTCAGTGACATCACCCTGCAAGAAGAAATCGTTGACCGCATAGGGCTGCCCCAGAGTATAGCTGAAACTGCCCGGTGTGCTGTCTACCGTGGCTTGATCGTATGGTGTGCTGTCATAGGGCTCGGCTGCAGTGACACCGGATATCACAGGTCCCACAAAAACCTGTGTGGTGATGTCCTGCTGGCTGGTGTCATTCCAGCTGGTGATTGCTATCACATCACCGATGTTGAGTGGCTCGTAGAATTCTATGAGATTGTTGTAGACCTCATAGGCTGTGAGCTGTGTGTCAATGATGTTGAGCGAGATCAATACCACGCTGCCTGCCAGCGGTGGATTGTTGAACACCACTTGCCTGCCGGGAACGTTGCTGCCACCCCAGGCAGTGACATAATAGTCACCAACGATGGGTCCAAAATTCTGTACCTGCAGTATGTTGTCTACCCATACCTGTATATCGGTGTTGGGATTGATAGTGATCTGTTCAAAACTGGGGCCCACTCGCTGCGGCAAACCAAAACTGGTTTCCGTGCCGTTGGAGATCCAACGCTGGCAGCTGGCACCAGTCAAACGCAGCCCGTTGCGTGTGACCACCAGATTGGCTGGATTAGTACCAGTCATGCTGTTGGTCAAGGTGATGATACCATCAGCTGCGATGCCGGCATCCACGGTCACTATCTGTGTCTGTGGGGTGCTCCAGCTGTAGTTGGTGTAGGCAGTGCCGGATCCCGATCCCGGTGCTGTGGCCACGAAGCTCACTCCCACTGTGTTGCTGGCAGCTCCCACAGCAGTGAAATCTGTGGTGCCCAGCGTGGCTATGGTATAGGTGCGACCTGGTATGAAAGCCCCAGCCTGCACTGAGAAATCACCCATGACCACCACAGTGACACCGGCTGTTGCCGCTGGTTGCGAGGCCAATGTCACCAAAGTCTCCAGCGTGGGCACGAAACTCAGCCAGTATTGGAGGTTGCTCAACAACACACCGGCTGGCACCGTCTGTATCGCCCGATAGTAAACGTTGCTTTCCAACACCACAGTACCGCGCTGATATCCCTGTTGGATGGTCCATGCCACGTGGGCTGTGTAGGGTACAAATGTGGGTGCGGTGACCTGTGACCCGTCCACGAACACCACGACTTGATTGATCTCGCTGCTGTTCACCGGCACCACCACTTGTTGATTCACGATGTTGGCACCCACGTAGTTGCCTGTGAACAATTGGCTACCACCGCCCAGGCCATAAACAACCACGCTGATGATGTCGCCGCTCTGCACAGGACTGGTGCTGGTAAAGGTTATGGTTTGATCGTCCCAGTCGATGTCATAGTCCGTGCCAAACACCAATTGCAGGCGCTGTGTGGCATCGCTTACCAAAAGTTCTACCGGTGCATCCAATAGTCCAGCCCAGCTGATGGATCCTGTGGTCCACTGAACATTCACTGTGCGCAGATCAAAACCATGTCCGTTGCCGCTCCAGTCTGAACCGGGACGTGTGTACACCCGCAGATCCAAGGTGTCATATATGGCACCGTTTACAAGTTCTTCCGGTGCATGGCCTTCGTAAGGACCTAGGAACTCGCCACCATCTACGTTGATGTCTGTGGGCCGGGTTCCCAGATAGATATCCAAGAAACTGCTGCTGTATTCCGCGTCCAATGGCCAACCGCCCACGAAATCATTGCCTTTGACCTGTACACCAGGATAATCGAGCCCGTCGATCAACAAAGGTAGGTCGAGACCCGGCATGTTGACCCCGGGCACATAGTAACCCTTGGTGCGATCCAGCCCACTGAGCTGGCCAGCTGGTACCACTTGCCAGTTTTGGAGATCAAATGTGGGACCAACGTTGGCCGAGCTACCGTCCTGATTGTCAGCACGCCATACTTGATCTTGATATCTGACCAGGATACCATTTTCGTAGGTGCCATCGGGACTCCACATTTCGATATCACTGCGATATTGATACCGGTCAAACTTCATGTTCACACGGAATTCACGCGTGGTGGCATTGAGCATGGTGGGGTAGGCGCGGGCTCCGGTGCCGTTTCCACCTTGGATCACGATCACAGGTGTGCTGCGATACCCCGAACCTGCGGTCAACACATCGATAGCGATGACTTCTCCGGCAATGTTGATGCGCGCCACGGCCGTGGCCGGGATCACAGCGTCACCTTGTATGATGATCTCAGGAATGCCGGTGTAACCCGTGCCACTGTCTACCACACGTATGTCTGTGAGAGTCAGCAAGAAATTGCTGTACCATTGGCTATAGGGCCATTGTTGCCAGATGCCATTGGTGCTGGCAGCGTCACTCAATATATTGGTGGGCTCGGGCAGGCTCATGGCATAAGGTGTGAGAATCGGCGATGTGAAACGCGGTACTGTGAGGGCAGTGTTCCAGTACGCAGGTAAATCAAAGTCTGTGAGGTCACCGAGATAGGTGTCAATACCAAAGTATTTGAGATTGAATTCCCGCACTTGCACGTGATAGGGCTTGACTTCTTGGACGTAATCTTCCACGAATTCCTGATTGTCACGGCGATAATTCTGGAATGGCAGCAGTTCCCGCACGCTGTGATCCACATCCACCAGGCTGGTCTTGACCAACCACTCAGGAGCCACATTTTCGCTCAGCACGTATTCAAACATCAGCACCAACAAGCGATTGCGTTCTATCAAGAGATCGTCAATGAACAATTCTTGATTCACTGCCTGTATGATCTTGCGTGTTTCGGTGGTGGGTGCCTGATCAAAATACTGTGCGTCAAATACTTCAGCATCAAAACCAAATCGACCCAGGCTGTAATCATACAGCACATCATCCAGGGCTATGGTACCATCTTGCAGCACCACTCGTTCCCAGCCGGTGTCTTCCAGCAACCAGATCTCGAATTTGCCTTGGCTGTTGGCCAAGACCTTGACGCTGGTGCCCACAGGAACCACCAAGGTATCTAGATCAGCATAGTTCTGTACTTCGATCTTGGGACGCACGCTGTCATTGTAGCCGGGTCGCACCCAGTTGATGTAATCCCAGTAATCACTGGTACGATAGTTCTGTACTCGTGCCAATCTCAGTTGGCGCTGACCCAACAGCTGACCCGAGATCACTGTGTAGATGGTCCAGAGACCTTGCTGGGTGCTGTCGCTGTTGACTAGATAACTGTAGCCCAATGGCACTGCATAGATGTCCTGGAATGACAGTTGTTCTATGTTGTCCACACGCTTGTTCCAGAGTCCACTCTGCGCGCTGGGCTCAGGATCTGCGCTGTCCAGCAGCACGAATCTACGAGTCTCTGATATGGGAAACTGCACCAGCACAGAATTCACTCGCTGCACGAAATTTTCCAGAGCAGAGTATCGGTCCACAAACATGCTCTGTCTCGGACGGAATTGTATGCCATAGCGCTCAGGTGGGCTCAGGAAGATATCAGGCACGTTGTTGCCGACTTCATCCACGCCGCAGAGGCTGTCCTGCAATTTGCGATAGATCACTGGGGTGATCCAGCCATCAGCGCGGTTTTCAGGAACCAGCTGATACTCCACATGCACATTGTCTGTGGTGAACTGCTGGTCAAACTCAATGTGCAGCACTGTGTCCTGGGCTTCAATCAGCTGTTCGCAGTTGTAGATGGCCACGGTGCTGGCATTGATGGCAGCGAGGTAAGCGATGCCACTGCCCCGGGGATTCTCGATGTATCGAGAGATGGCCTCAGTGCTGAGAGTCTTGCCGCGGCGTGTGGCCACTGCAGTGCTGCTGCGAACCCAGTAGAAATATTCTGTGACTATGGTACCGTCGCGCTGCAGCACAGCTCGCACCGAATAGCTGCCGATGTCTCGAACTACCCCGGGACCCGGATACTGATCCGGAGGCACAGTGCTGGTGATCCACTCATAGACATCTATGCTGCTGCCCGGAAACACCTGACCCCAACGCCGTGCAGCATAGGTGAGGCTGTCCTGATTGGGATCAATGAACCGCACCGTGCTGGTATCCCACCATATCTCGCCTTGATGATCGCCAGTCCATGTGGTCCCGCGCAGATTCACACCACCTGAGTTGTAGCCTGCGGGATCCACGGCACCGATATAATCGATGTTCTGTCGGGCAGCTCCCAGTATTTTGCCCTGCAACGGATCAAAGAAATCCAAGAATTCTGTGGTGCTGGAGCTCACTAGATTGTACAAGAACACACTGTTCAACAGCCTGATATCCACCACGGGACGCTGTGCCTGCAGCACACGCCAGCTGCTCTGTGCACCTGGATTGTCTACCACATAGACCCGGCCATAGTTGGCTTGGCTGTCGTCTACTCCTTCGCTGTCCTTGTCGCTGCCCGGTGCTGCCATGTACAACAGACCCTGCACATAACTCACTGCGCTGCCCAGTTGATCCTGTGTGGCAACATCGGGAATCTCGATCTGTTGTGTGACTATGAATTTGGCAGGGTTGGTGATGCTGCCGTTGGCAGATTCAGCATAGTCATACACATACACCGCACCGCTGTTGGCGATCTCTGAATAAAAATCAGTGACACCAGCATCAAACAGTGCTGGATCTTCGTCAAAAATCTGTACTATGTACATGTTGCCGTTGGGTGCGCCTACCACTATCTGGGTAGCATTGTCGCTGACACTGATAGCAGAACCAAACCCAGCAAATTCCCTGGCATAAGGGCTGAGCATGGTCTGTGTTGATGCATACACATCAAATCCGAGATCATCAAATGCTGTGCCTACGCTGCCTGGCAATACCTGTACTAGATTGCCAGGCACACCTGCGGATTGATTGCTCACTGACACCGTGAGTCGCCCTGAACTCACTGTTGCAGTGACATTGGGCACTTCGTTGTTGATGGCATTGGCCAGACCTTGCAGACTGCTGACCTGTGCCGTGGCCGCGGGCACTGTGATGTCCTGGTTGTTGACTCTCAGGGTATTGCCTGCTGTGAGAGTGGGACCCGACACAGTGCTGGTGATGGTGCCATAGATCCTGGCCTGATTGACCAGGCGTTCTACCACACCGCCTTTGTAGATCTGTAGGCTGCTCTGGGGCGCGCCTACATATAGGCTACAGTTATTGCTGCAAATATCCACAGCCTGTCCAAAATTGGCAAAGGTTTCTGGTGTGTCTTGATTGATCACTTGCAACAGAGCAAACTGATTGGTCTCGATATCTAGGAAATCGCCCACCACTAGGTCAGTGTTCAACGTCACGGTGTTGCCGCTGACCACAAAAGTATTGACCCCGTCAATGACTCCCATGGCTTGATCCTGCAAGAATGTGTTGTTGACCAGCACTGACACTGGTGCTGTGACTGTGCCCAGTACCGTGAAGCTGATGCTGCTGGGATCTTGGCCGTACACAAATCTCTGCACGTCACGATCAAACACATACACAGTACCGGCCCGCAACACACCGTTGACTTCGCGCTGGGGAGTGCCCACCATGACCTGACGACCATCAGTGGTACAGGTCACGCTGGCACCGAATTCTGCTGCACTGTCTAGACCAGCCACTGTGAGTGTGTCTACTAACTGCCAATAGCTCTGGGCTCTAGCGATGATCACTGATCCATCGGCTGGATTATTGACGAACGTTACTTCTTGTGTGTTGCTGTCAAAGGTGTAGTCAATGTTGGGACGCTGCAGCACATCATCCACCAACACCGAGAAACTGTAGATTGAACTCACAGTGAACAGGTATTGGCCGATGTCAAAAGTGTTGACCACTGCCGGCGCTGTGTAAGTCACGCTGCCTACAGCCACGACCTGTCCCGCGGCTGTGACTGATGTCACTGTCATGGTGATGTCGTTGGCTGGTGAAGTTCCACCATCAAAATCAGCAGCATCTATGGTGAGGCTGTCGCCCACTTGGTAACCAATGCCACCGGATTCAGCCACCACTGTGACATCTCGCCGGGCTCGGTACACTATGAATTCAGCTCCAGTGCCTGATCCGCCTGATGCTGGTACTGTGCGGTAGGTGCCGCCATCGATCTGATGCTGTGTGCGACGCTGGATCACCACTTGTTGATCTGATCCCGGCGCCACTGCAAATTCCACAGATTCCACGCGAGTTCCAACACCAGGCACGCTGTAGGTAGTGACAGTGAATTGGGTTCCAAACACCAATTCTTGACCATCAAGGGTGACCGTCAGTTGGTCTCCTGACTCAACTTGGATCACGCTGGCTACGTCATAGCTTTCACTGCTGTCGCCCTGGGCTTGGATGCGCTGCACCGGCACGGGCACACGAGCATAGGCATAGACTTTGTTTTCTCCGGGACTGCCCACATACATCCAGCGTTCGTCGCGGCTGATGTCGATGCTGTTGCCAAAGCGACTGCCAGCCGTTGTGAGATTTCCCGGTTTGGTCAGCAATTGCCACATCACATAGGGATTGGTGCCAGGGCGATAGGTTTCTAGATCGCGATAAAAAGCACCCACATAGCCCACGTTGGCTTCGCTGCTGGGCCCGAGACTGCCAGGCGCGCCGCTGGCGCCCCAGTCTTTGTCGCCCATGGCCAAACTATAACCCAGTTCACGCACGCCTGTCACCATGAGCTGCATGATAGCATCGGCATTTTGTATGGGGCTGGTGGGTTGATAGATCTCACTGGCGCCGCGTACATACACATACACACCACCTATGGTAGCACCGGTGTTGAATCCCAGTCTTGAACTGCCCACAAATGATGCTAGACCATTTGTGGCCTGTGCCACACTGGTTCCATAGGCCTGGGTCGCATCTAGGTCACGCGGTGCCAGTTCCAGAGGATCAAGGAACACCTGGCGTTTTTCTACCACGGCCCAGTGGCCTGTACCATCGTTGTCGATCCAGACTCGGGCACCCGGCACTGGCAGATTGGCATAGGCGAGATCCACAGCATCACTGAACTGAGAGACTCGTTGTGTGACCAGCTCAAAAGCGAAACCCGTGCCGTTGACCACTGTGCGATCTCCAGTGAAACTGAATTCAATGGTGATTTTGGTCAGTGTCGGCACACTGATCACACGATACACACCATCAATCTCGCTGTCAAATTGTTTGATGATGATGGTATCATTGACTGTTAGGCCATGCTGCTTGCTGAATATCACGATACTGGTGCCATCGAGATTGTCGCACACATGTTGTATCACACCCGGCACTGCCTGGCTGGCATACACGTTCCAGTCATAATCATTGACCTTGGCCACCCAGATGCTGGTGCCATCTTCGATGCGGTCGAGATCCGCGGCCAAGGTGCTGGGATCATCGAGATCAAACACAGTGATGTCGATGTCGTTGAGATTCACATATCCCGCTGATGGCAATGCTGTGTCAGTCACGGTCTCTGTGGTCACTGGCAGTATGTCACTGCTGGTGATATAGTAGCTTTCCCTCCAGAGATCGCTGACCAGCACTGACTGGTCTGCTGTGCTGGTCTGCTGCGGTTCCGTGACCTGTATGGTGCTGGGATTGCTGTCCAGCAAGGCGCGATTCAGACGTATCTCAAAGAAGCTGCGATTGGCATTGGCGCCGTACACACCTTGTTGCACTGCCCAGTTTTCATAGATGTCATACTGCGCACTTTCTTTGCGCAGACGTGCATTGCTCATGAGCTCGGCGCTGCGGATAGTTCCCTTGGTGCCCAGGAACTGTCGATAGATATTGACCTGGCTCACGTCATCGAGGTTCAGTGCGCTCATGTATTGCCGTGGTCTGAATCCTATGAGTCCATAACTCAAGAGATCGTTGTCGCTTTCAAGGTTGGCCGAATTGATGTTGTAGCTGTTGATCAACTGATCGGCCTTGTTGGCGATGTTGGGCAACAAACCGCGCTCAATCTCCGCGTAGTCGCTCTGCAGCCAGTCGTTGTAGTTGAATCTCTCGCTGGGTTGCACTATGGTGGCTGCGCTCCAGAAAGCACCTTTGTAGCGAACAATCTCGCCCTTGGCATAGATCCTGGTGCGATCCCAGTCTTGCACTGTGGGAGTGTTGAGTATGAAACCTGGGGTATCTATGCTGCCGTTCCAGCCTGAGGTGGTCACAGCCACTAGATTCAATCGGCTTTGGCGAGCACCGGTGATGGGATCATAGATGAGATCTCCAAATTCACTGGCATTGTTCAACACGATGACATGTTCAAAGCTGGTGTATTTGAGATCAATGTAACTCAATACTTGATCGGTCAAGGGGCGTACAGTAAAGGTATTTTCCAGCCGCACGATGTCGAGATTGCGCGTGGGGAACTGGCGCCGATTCTGATCCAACAAGAGGCTTTCTATGGTCTGCACATTGATGCTGTCTACCACAGCTCCAGGCCGTGTGACACTCATGCGCAGGGCCAAGGGATTGATAGAGATCACTGTGTTTTCTGCCCAACCCTGCTGGCTCCAGTACAAGAACTCCACGGCCATCTGGCGCCAGTCCAGCACATAACCATTTTCGATGCTGTCAAATGTTAGGCCCTGGCGTGTGAGGAATTCTCCATAGCTCAACAAGAAATCCACCACGCTGGTGCGATCCCGGAATATGAAACCATAGGGTACCTGGGTCACTTTGTTGAGGTACAGCGTGGGCACTCGGACCCGGACCGAACCCACACCAATGGTGTCTAGTTGTCCATTGGTGACAGATGTCTGCACATTGAAGAAAGGCTGTGTGGTGCTATAACCAAACACAGCGTAACCACCCGGCACATTTTGTATGATCACGCTGCTGTAGCTGGCACGGGAAAATGGTTGGTTTTTGTACAACAGGAGATTGTAGCTCTGATCCGGCAGCAACAGGGTGTTGTTGGTCCCAGCAGGTGTGGCCCGGTCGGTGTAGACCTGGATGAGTTTTTTGTCACTGAAGCTGGCCATGCGGTAGCACAGGCGCACGTCTAGGTTGGCTAGATCGGTTTCCAAGATGTCAGTGCTGTTGATGCCGGTCTGGCGATTGTAATCCACGATCCAGTTGATGTAGCTGGCCTTGCTGACACCATCGCCATAGACCTGCACTCCATTGGCATCCAAGCGATAGCGCTGGTTCAACAGGTACTGACCGAATTCATTGTCATACTTGTAGAGATCGCGGTCTGCAAACAGCGCGAAAAATTTAGCGGGTCTCGTTAGGGCCAACACACGCATCACTGCAAAAGGATAGCTGCTGCTGTTATACCAGCTGCTTTCCACAGGACTGCCGTCGCCCAGGCTCCAGCTGCGCCGGAATTGTGTGCTGTCATAGGTGCCCACCACTGAATCAAATGGGCTCAACAACTGACCTTGATCGCCTGTGGGGATAACTTGTTGCAATCCGGGCCTTGCGTATTGCGGACGGATATACACGCCTGCAGGATCGCGCACCACGCCGGCTGCTAGATCATCCCACAACACCAAGTTGTTCTGTGTGTAGGGAGCCGCACCGTAGTTGTCTTGCCACCAGTCCGGTTCCACGGTGAATCCCAGCATCTCCCAGGGCGTGCTTTCGGGTTGTTCAGTGTCGTAGTAGTAACGATTGATACCACGCCAGGCACCCAGGAGATTGCGGTTATCTAGTTTGCTCTTGGCAGTGCTGTAATTCCAGGTAAATTCGTTGTCAGCACGATAATCCTGCGTGCGATAATCCAGCTTGTTCCAGGCCAGATAGCTCAGGAAATCCTGATTCAGCAAAGTGTTGATCTCAGAGAAACTGTAACCAGTTTCACGGAACTGTCCTGGCAACACATCTGTTATGGTCAAGGGCACAGGATTGTTGTCTAGCTTGAGATTGTTGTAGATCCTGCGCTCAAATTCCAGCAACACATCGTCACGTAGGTCATTGAACAGCGGCGTCTGGCTGCCGTCGTGTCCGCGTATGACCTGTGTGGGTCCAAAACTGCCCTGCACTGTGATGATGTCAGGGCGCCAGGCTGGATACAGTCCCAGCTTGGTAGGGGTGTTGGGACAGAAGCTGCCATAGGTAGTGGCGTATTCACGCAGCACGATCTGATCGCCTACGGCCAGGGGAAACAACACAGTGATCTGCGGAGCATCGGTACTGACTGTGTAGTCAAGTCCACGAATCAGTATGGTATCCTGGAAGTAGACATTGAGACCCAGATAGTTGGCAGTGTCGTAATCATAGACCTGGGTGGTGTCAAAAGTATTGGTGGTGATATTGGTCACTGTGTACACTGTCTCGGTGTACACTGCGCCCGACGGCAACATGTCACTCCAGTAGAACGGCTGATTGCTGACGCGTCCCTGGGTGAGATTCTCTATGGCTGTGTCTAGGATCTCTGCCGCAGTCTGGAACTGCAGTTCTTGCTGCGTGACATTGTCCAGAATTAGATTCTTGTACTTGGTATACTCTCGGCTGTTGTAAATCAGGGCCTGGAAAAAGTCATAACCCGGATCCCTGAGGAAGTAGCCAGCCAGGGTCAGGGGCGAACTCTGCTGCAGGATGGTCAAGCCAAATGGCACGATGTTGCCTAGGTCACGGGTGTTGTTGGCTCCGTTGATCTCGCCCTGGAGATTCGTGAGATTCTCACAGAGGTTATCATAGTGCTGGCGCACTGTGCCCAGGGTAAAGCTGTCGCTGTTGGCGTTGAAAGGATTGTTTTCGAGATTCAACGGTACTTGTCGGAAAGCCACGTTGCTGGTCTGTGCGCTCAACACCAGTACTTCTACCAAGCTGCCCGTGGCCACGCCGTCGGCAAAAGTAATAGTGGTGCTGTTGTTGGTGCGTGTGTAGTTGTACTGACTGGGATCAACAAACACGTTTTCCACGTAGATCTTGATGCTGGGTACCGTGACCACGTCCTGTGCCCGGACGTCCAGCACCAGATCCTGTCCGTTGTAGGTGAACCGGAACTGCTGGTAAACCTTGCTGGTAGTGGCTGCGGTCTGCCAGCCCAGCTGTCTACGATACTGGGTGCGGCTGCTGTATTCACGCACAGTACCGGTGCTGATGGGCACGGTCTGGCTCACGCGATTCAATGTATAGATAAATGAATCACTGTAGAGATTGTTGTCAAACACGATGTCGCCGATGTTGGCTATGTTGCGATATTGCAACGGCAACTGCAGCACCGGATCCACTTGGCTCGATGATGTCAGCGCATAGCTAAACAGTTTGCTGCCGGCAAAGTTGGTGCTGGGATACACAGTGCTGTCACCGAAACTGCGACCCTGCAGGTCATAGACATTGTACAACGGGGCTTGTTGTATGCTTGTCTTTTGCTGGCTGCGTATCCATCGATCACCGTCGTACCAGAATGTCACGCCTTTGAGAGTGTCGCCATTGAGACACACAGTGCTGTCATCGGCCAGCACTAGACCATCATCGGCCAAACGCAGATGTATGATGGGTTGTGCGATGAGATCAGGTATGCTGTCGGGGGTGATGAATTCTACCTGATAGATCTTGTTGCGCACTTCGGGGTCTATGTCTGCGGCAAATATCACTCGGCTGCCGTTTTCAAGCGCATAGCCATCGGTGCTGTAAGACAAACTGCCTTCGATGTCACTGAAGGCATCAGTCTCTTGGAAATCTATGATGTTCACTGGCTGCTTGCCGCGTGTGCCCATGTTCCACAAGCGTATGCCTGGACGGAACTGCAGGATCGGCCTACGGCCACGATATTCATTGGGCAGACTGATCTCGGTGTCGTTGTAGGTGGCAGTGGCCACCAAGACATCTTTGTGGAACCAGCGATTGCTGCGGCTCCAGGCGTTGAGATCTATGCTGGCCCGATCTATGGTAATATAATCAGGCAGATTGGGCTGTGTGGTCACTGTGCTGCCATCGGGATCTTCGGTCTCTACGTATTCTTCAGGTGTCACGAAATCAGTCACAGGCAACAGACGGATGCTGCTGCCCACACCTGACACATAGTATTGGCGATCATTGATAGCAGTGCCGATCATCTGCGCGATACTGCCATCCTGCAGGACGACGTCGGCACCGTTGGGTACCAAAGTCACAGTGAACTGGAGTTCATTGATTATGGTGCCTACATAGTAGGTGATGCCAGGCTGGAGACCACCCACTGTGGGACTAGTGAACACTATTTGTTGATTGGGATACAGTATATCAGTGCTGTAGGTAGTGATGGCGTTGATGTCGGCCTGTGTGCTGGTACACACCACCGTGACCGTGCCGCTGGCATAATTGGCTGGCACCACATCGCCGGTAAACTTGACCTTGAGACCGTTGGTGAACACCACACCGTTGGGGCTGGTATACTGTGATTGTCCTTCGATCTGGTCGATAAACAGCACCTGGTTGATGTTGCCATCCACCAGTTTGATCACACCATAAATTTCTGGATCAGTGCCATCCTGATAGTACAAGGTATCACTGGCAGCCGACAGCAGAGGCACACGCTCGAGATCCTGTGTCTGCGTTTTGTACCACACTGTGTTGCTGTACACTGTACCAAATCGTATGGGAAACTTGTGCAGATCAGGTATGTTGGAAATTTTCTCTAGCTGGATGTATGCGATGCCGTTGCTGGTTATGGTACTGATCTGCCAGAGCTGGCGACGATCTTCTGCCGGGATCACCGTGGTGAGATCATAGGGCAAACTGTCATAGCTGCCTGCTAGATCGTTGTTGGCCTGTGTGGGATCCAAGGGATCATACAGCGTTTCACGGAACCACCCTCCGGCTTCGGGACTGATGATGGGAGTCGAAAACACCAAGGTCCTACCAATGAGATTGGTGATGCCATCGATGCCGCCGGTACGAGCTATGAACTCCAACAAGGGTTGATTGTTGATCTCGTCAAACTTTAGATCTGTCAGGAGATCCACGCCCACGGTAAAGTTGGGTAGATTGTAGTAGAACTGCTGTGCGGTCACGCGCGGAACATTGAACACTACCTGGCCGAGATCTATGCCGTTGTTCTGTACTCCCAGCACATCGCGACTGCTGATGTTGGGATAGGCCGGCAATGTGCCCGACACTCCCGGGGCTGTCTGGATCCAGAATCCCGATCCTGTGCCGCTCTGACCATTCACCACATTGATGGTGCCCTGCAAACTGATGTTGTTTTGGCTGGTATAATACAGTTGATCTGGTGCATCCTGTGGCACTGTGAAAGTGATACTGCCAGTCACAGCACCGTTGCGCAGCACTCCTTGATCATAGGCATCGGCTTCGCCCAGTGTGGGCAAGGTCTTGATCCAGAACGGGAAGTTATCGCGCAGATTCAGCTGGAACACATAGGTATTGCCGCGTATCAGAGTCAGTGCAGGATTGGGCTGGCGATCGATGAGGTACGCCGATACGCCTTGATTTTGCACCCGGAAGTTGATGGTCTCCACACGATTCTGTGCCACGCTGAAGGTATAGCTGCCACCACGTACCAATGTGATCGTGGGATTCGGTCCACTCTGCCCGGGCACAGTATAGACGCCGTTGGCACGATTCACAGTGAATTGTTCAGTGGCTGGGATAGGCGTGGCCGATACATCTACTACATCAGGACCGTTGGGCACCCAGTAATACTGATTGAAGTTCACTAGAGTGTCAAAATCAACAAACGGGTCCCAGCAGTAATAATCACTTTCATAGAGACGATCTGATCGTGATCCATCGCCGCCTTGATACGATATCGCGTCGGCTAGGCCGGGATAGGTCATGAGATCTTTGATCTCATTGGTGTCAGGCACCAGGCTAACGATGCCGGCTTCCAGCTGGTAATCAGTGCGCGTCTTGTCGGGTTCGATCACATAGACGTCGTTGGGGTCTACTCCCGGGCCCACACGCCGGCCGATGTAGCCTTGGGTTTTCTTGAACTGAGGTTCCTGTGTCAGCGTGTCTAGCGTGGCCGCCAGGAACTGTCGATTGGTGTCGGTCTGGAAAATCTGTGGTAGGAAGTCTACTGATCTCACGCGTGCCATTAGATTACTCCGCTGCCAGGTGCTGTGCGCAGATTGGTGCTGGTCAGCGCTTCGATCACGTCAATGTTGTCCACTGTGGCAGCATTGGCAAATATCTCATTGGGCTGACTGCGTATCTCGTATAGATCGCCAAAGCTCTTGGCTGGATCCAAGGGAACCAGCACCACCGAACTGATTATGGTTCCTAGAGTCCTGTGCAGATATGCAGCGAGTTCACTGAAGTAGAACGTATCACCGAAGTTCCACTTGTCTATGCTGAAATAACTGTTCATTTCTGCCAACACTGAACTCTTGATCTCTGTGACACTGGCCACGCTGTTTTGGGCACGTATGACTTTGATCGTGGCTCTCAGTGTGGGTTCGGCCTTGGCTCCAAACAAAGGTTTGAATGTCACGGAGTTTACAACGATGTTGTCAGAAATCATCTTGTAGTCCTGTAGTCCCTGATAGGCAGTGCTGAGATCATTGATAGTGGGCTGGTTTGGTTCCAACACTGTGCCAGTGGTGTCTCGCAACCAATTCTGATAGCTGGTGTAGTATTCTTGTGTGACCACGTAGAGATCGATGATGTTGGTGGTGCCAGGATCTATGCGGCTCGTGAGCGGACTGTTGTGCCGATATTGGAAATACAGAGCCTGTCGGCCAGTGCGGCTTATGTAATCAGTCTGCGGTACCAATTCTCTGGTGCCAGTCACTGTGAGCTGCAGTCTATAGAACAGACCCTCATCATACACATAGAAAACTTGTCCTGGTGACCATTCAGATTTCACCAACTCCACATCGTCCAGTGTGGCATAATCGGTGTTGACCACGTCGGGTTCGACCAACACATATCTCTGGAGATTGTCAAAATCCACGATGCGCTGGAAGAACACCAGCTTGTCAGTGGGATTGGCATCCGGCGCCACGATCTCATCAAAAAAGTCAGGATTGTCCGGCACACCATCGTTGTCGCTGTCGCGGAATCCCACCAGCACCTGGAAGTCATCCACATAGCCATCACTCTCTACCGGTTGTCCAGTGATGGTCATGAAGATATCGCTGCGCAAATTTTCAGTGCTGTCGGGCTGGGTGTTCACGGCCAACACATTGATATAGTCGCGGATCACTGTGCCAGTGCGACTGTCGTAGATCTGTCCGCCATCATAGTAGAAAAATCTCGTCTGCAGCACTGATCCGAAGTAGTAGGCCAGACCACGGAAGCTCACAGTGTAGTTTTGGTTCTGGACTATGAACTGTACCATCCATGATGCATCTTTGTTGGTGCCTGAAGTATTGCCAGCAAAGGCCTGGCTCCAGGGAGCATCTTGGGCTAGATTGGTGCTGGTGATGATATACCAGCTGTAAGGTGTGCCAGTGATGCTGCCGTCGTTGTCGTAGCCTATGCCAAAGTTGCGAAACAACTCAATCTGTTCGGCCATCAGTGACTGCACCGACAGCGGAATATCTGTGATGAACAGAGGTATGATGGTGTCTACTATGGCTCCAGTGGGCACAAAGTTGTTGAGTGTAACTGGACCCGACCCATCATCGAGATTGCCTTGCCCATCGTTGCTGCCATCGCCCACCACACGCTGCGGTGCAGCCCAGATCTCAAGGCGCTCGTCGGGCCTCGTGGGCGTGCCTACCTGCAGTCTGTTGTTGCGATCAAAAAAGTAACCCGTGGGTGGTATGAAACGTATCAACGAACCCACAGCCACGAACTCAAACACTGTGGTCACAGTGCTACCTACGCTGATAGGCGCACCTGCGGAGTTTTCGAAGTAACCTGTGGTTTCGTTGGCCAGCGTGGTGCTCTGTTGCCATGTGGTGTTGGCAGTGCTGAGGGTCAGCGTGGCTGGCATAGTGGCCACGGTACTGGTGAGAACTATGGGGTCACCATTCACTGCAGTGCTCACAGAAAAATTTGTGGTGTATGTGGGTCCCGACGGTGTCTGTGTAGTGACCGTGGATATGGATCGTATGAAGTAGGTGAGATCTGCTATGAGTCCGCCGGCCACAGTGCCGGTGAATACCACTGTGTCTCCCACTTGTGCATAGCGTGCGAAGTCTGTGCTGGTGGTTTCCACTGTGCCGCTGGTGACCCCAGAATATGTGGCCGAACAACTGAAGTCCAAGAGATTGACCAGCTTGCGTGGAAAATTGGCATAGTAGAATTGATTCACCACGGCCTGGGCCAGTCCCGGAACCACTTGGTTGCTGAGGAGATCTGATATCTCGTTGCGATTGGTCCAACTGAACAGTATAGTGGGCGTGATATCGTTGCGCCACAGTCCACCATCACTGCCAAAGATATTGGTGCTGCTGTACTTGCCGGTGTTGTCTACAAGATCTAGATATCGACTGGTCCCGATACTGGCACGATTCAGGGCCTTGCTCTTGATGATGCTGTTGTAGGCCGTGAACGGAAACAGATTGTAGTCCTCGCCATTGACCATGCGATTTTGTGTGTAGTATCTGGCTGGAGCACGTTGCTTGATGGCATCGAGACTTTCGCGGGACTGGCTGTTGCTGACCGGGCGAGTGATACCACAGGTAAACGTGATGGTCTCGAGATTGCCGTTGCGGCTGATGTAGCTGATGGGCAGCACTACGTTCTGCATCTCTTCGGGGTTGATGATGTACTGCAGACCATTGCTGGCTCGCACATAGGCCCGGAAGGTACCCACAGGGATCTCGCTGAACACACCATCACCAAACACCAAAGTGATCTGATCATTGCTGCGGCTGGTCACGCTGTAGATAGGACGCAACTGCTGGTTCTGTTCGGCTGCTGCGGCATAGATGTTTTCTACAAATTGCCACTCGCGATTCACTGTGCCCACGTCGTCCAGTTGGAACAACCAACGGTCTTGATTGTTGATACCTTCGATGTTGATGTCAACTGTGCGATTGGCTATGCGCTCTGCTAGATTGAAATCTTGATTCTGCAGGGTGCCTTGCTTGAACAAAAAGAAGTATCCGGTGTCAGCACTGGCAAATCCCAACTGATCATCACGGTAAAGCATGTTGAAAGCGCTGCCTGCTCGGGGCGCGGTTTCATACACATAGTTCTCACCCACGGTGCTGGAACTCATGGCTTCAAACGGCATGTTGATACCATCCACCACAGAGCTGTAGGGTATCACTGGCAGGAATCCTGGTACCAGGTTAATGGCATATTCGTCGGTGCGCACACCCAGTATGGTCTGGCGATTGCCGGGGCGACCCACTTTCTGGCTGTTGACCATCGCTGCATTGATGATGGCAGTGAACTGCTCTTGCCAGTCGGGGTTCGTGGGATCATTCCAATCCACGGTGACATTGCTGAGGTTCACCCCGTTGTAATCCACTACATTTTCTGTGGTGCTGACATTGAATACCTTGAGGAATCCTTCGGCTGAGGTATTGCGTTTGGCAGTGTAACTCACTAGGTTGGCCAAGCGCACCACGCTGTCCCGACGTTCTGCGGTGTCGATGTAGTTTTCTCGTGTGTTGAGATCAGTCCTGAAGGCCAGGCTCTGGCCCATGAATGCTATGACATCCAAGAGAGCAATGAATTCTGAACTTTCGATGTAGTCATTGAAAGTCTCGGGATAGTAGAGGCGGAGATAATCAACAAAACTTTTGCGCAGAGTTTCAAAATCATAGCTCTGGAAATCGGCTTCGCGATAGGTCTGGTAGATCTGTTTCCAGTCTTCTACCCCAAATATCGCGGTCTGTCTAGTGGTCTCTGCCATGGGTCATCGCCTTGTGTATGGATTATTTATTTTGGCTAAAAACCGCGCAGTTTAGATGTAACTGGCTTGGCGCGTCTGCAGATCAAAAAATACACTGAGTATTTCAGCATTTACGCCATTGACCGTGCTGACTTCCAGCTGTACCAGGATGCCGTTTTCTTGTGGATAAACCACCAGCTGATCGACCTGCACTCGTGGATCGCCGCCCACCACACGCTGTATCTCGCGCTCGATGTCAGTCTGCAGTTGGCTGAGCTGATTTTCAAACAGGAAGTCCCACATCACAGTGCCGTAACTGGGCCTGCCGGGCAGTTCACCCTGGCGTATGTTAAAGGCATTGATGAGATCACGCTTGATGAGCTCAAAATCAGTCAGCGTGAATTTCTTGAACTGATTGATGGTGTTGAAACCGATAAAGGTGGTCATGCTGTACTTATGGTGTCGCAGCCGCTGCTGCTGTGGCTCGCTCGCGCAACTGGGCTATGACATTTTCTATGGTCTTGGTAAAGTTTTCGGCTTCTTCGCGCAGTTTGGTGTATTGATTGGCGAGATCTGTGGCCGGCGGATCCAGCGCCTCAGCGTTGCGCTGGCGTTCCAGGAACTTGCCACTGGCCGCTGACAAATCTGCCTGCAGCAGGGTCAATCGGTTGATGTACTCAAATGCACCAGCAGGATTGCCCGCAGCGATGGCTTGATTGGCTGAGCGTGCTGCTGCCAGGGCTTCGTCAGTGACACGTTCCAGGAAAGACACACCGTTGCCGAATCTACGAGTAAGCTCGCTGACTCCCAGTTCAGGCACCGGTTCGGTGTAGCTGACCTCGGGTACTTTTTCGTTGCCCACCACGCGTTCTGATGCAGCATCCACGGTCTGTCGATCGCAGGTCTGTATGGCCGGCAGGGCCGGAGCTTCCTGCAGCATGCTGTAATTGAGTTTGGTCTGTGCAAAGTTGGCTGCGTAGCTGCCGTCGCGTGCTGCGGTATCAAAGGCGCTTTTGACCCCGGCTGGCAGCGCGGCGCCTGTGGCCCAGGACAGGGTATCAGTCACACTCTTGGCTGCGTTGATGGCCACTCCGGCCAAACTGCCCGGAGACAGTGCTGCCAGGGGCGCTCCCAGTCCCTTGAGGGCTTCTAGCCCTGCGCTCATGAGGCTTTCAAAACTGAGATCTTGCTTGCTGGGCGATGACAAGAAATTAGTCAAACTGTTGACACCGTTTTTGCCCGTCCACACAGCAGGACTGCTCAGTACCGAAGTCAGGCTATTGGCTCCTTGTGCTAGGAAAGATGCAGCGGTTCCAGCTTTGACCAATCCCGCGGCTTCTAGCTGTGTGGCGTCCATGCCGTATTTGCCTACGCCCAGGGTGTTGCTCACAGCATCCGCACCTTGCCCCGCTAATTTGCTGGCCTGTGCCATGGTGGATCTCACGTCTACCTCAGATAAACCACTGATGCTGGCCACGGCCGGAGCCTGCAGCGCAAAGTCAGCAGTGTTGATACCATTGGTCACCGGCGTGCTGCTGATGATACCAGTTACCCCGGTCAACACCGATGCCCCAGTGGGCGTGAGGCCACTGGAAATGGTTTGTGCCAGGGCTGATGCGGATGTGCCGTTGCTGTTCAACACACCACCGAGGCTTCCGTAGCTGTATCCGCCCACCCCGGCTGATGCCTGCGAGACTTGTCCTATGGCTCCAGGCAGACCGCCCGCGGCCTGTGTAAAGGCATTGACGTTGTTGCCAGGCCGTAATCCCACCAGGCTACCGGCTTGGTTTTGCTGTTCAAAAATCTGCCGTGCCTGCGCCTCGGTCAATCCCGGAGGACCTTGTATTGTAAAAGTTTCTACTCCTGCGGGAGCCACCGTGGGATTGACCGCAGGCCTGGGGTATCCAATGGCCGCCAGTCCCGGGAGACCGCGGCGCAACCTAGTGCTGTTGACCCTGTCCCACACCAGTTCATCATTGCCAGTGTATACCAGTTCAGTGGCCGTGGCTGCAGTGGGTGCGGGATTGTCTATGGCATCAAACCCACCAGTGCCACCTGTTGAAGGCAAACTAAACGTGTATTGGCTCATGTCAGTCTCGCCTGATGTTGACCCCGGCTGGCACTGCTGGCGCGCCGGGCGGTGGCGTGGGTTGTCCGGTCTCTAGACTGGTCTGCGTGTCCACGCCTAGATTGTGATAGGGCCATGGTTCATGCGTGGGCGCGCGATCCACGATGCTTTCTAATTTGTTCTTGTCAACGATCCAGCCCTTGCTGGTGTCAAACTTGGTGTTGTCCATGAGCTTTTTCTGTATGGGCTGTGGTGTGGGCACCGCAGGTGCTGCAGGCCCGTTGAGGTCAATGCCTCCAGCCGTGAACTTCAGTGCAGACCCACCGTTCCAGCTGCCATCTGCACTCTGAATGGCCAGAGTGCCATCGGCCTTGACACCAATGGTGTTTTTGCTCCAGAATCTCATGTCATTCTTGGCAGTGAGTCGATAGTCTACGTCAGCTTCGGTGATGATATGGCGCTTGGCTTTGACCTTGATGTCTCGACCAGCGAACATGTTGATGTCACGATCAGCATGCATGTTGATGTCACCATTGGTGTGTACGTTCACGCTGTTGGTGCTGAAAACATCCACAGTGCCTTCTACACCTAACTCGATCCAGGTCTGACCGTTGGCATGTATGATGTGGATGAAATTGTTGCTGTCATTCATCATGATCTGATGGCCCTTGGCGGTGCGCAAACGAAACAACTGGTTGCGCCCGTCGATGTCACCATCGTCCATGACCAAGGTATGCCCACCCATGCGGCCTATCACCGATACGTCCTGTGGTTTCACGGCACCGCTGTTGAGCCGTTCCCGGATGTCTGAAGGTTTGAGACCGCCTTGATATATGGCCACACCAGGCGTGGAAATACCAAACACCGCAGACGGACTTTCGCGCTGGCTTGAGCTCTGTATGGGTCCACGTTCTGTGTCCTTGGAGATGCCTTGCTGGAACATGGCACTGGCCACGACCGAGTGTATGGGTTTTTCTTGATCATAGAACCGCGACGCATTGTCAAACCGTTCGTTGCTGCTGTTGATTTCGGTCACAGGCATCAAGGGTGCGTCGGCGAAATATGTGTCTTGGTTTGGATTGCTGCTGATATAGTTGGCTTCGGCACCAATGGCTGGTATCATGTGTGTGATACCGTTTTCGGGTACCACGCCGATGTAGTAACCGAGATTACGGTCACCGTTGACGAAAACGCATACCACAGTCAGCCCAATGTCAGGCGGAGTAAACCACATGCCGTAGCTGCACTGGTTCTGCGCAAACGTTCCTGCGCCAGTGTTGGCTGATAGATTTGGGGGAGTCGCACCATAAAACGGTGGCATGTAGCTCACCGTGACCCACTTGCTGTCATCTTCAGGATCGCCATCAGCAAAGGTCTCGATATAGACCTGCAGCCTGCCCTGTCGTGTGGGGTCTACGTTGTTTTTGACTTTGCCAAAAAACGGTCCATACTCAGCGGACATGCCACCGCGATCTTGGCGATAGTTACTGGGCCGGCCCCGGCTGCGTTGTATTTCTTGTGCCATGTGTTAGGTTTCTCTCGCTATGGTTTGCGGGCGACTGGGCTGTCCAAACACGCTGCTCAGTCTCTCGTTAATTAGCCGGTTATTGGCTACCTGTTGCGGAGTTATGGCCTGTGCATCGCCGGATTCGGCCTGTATGCGCTCGGCTTCTTGGATGTCCTGGGGAGCCAGTCCCACGTTCTGTCCGTTGCTGGAGGGTGCCGCAGGCGGCAAACTGGGCAACACTGATGGCAAGCCCGCTCCCGGCGTCCGAGCTGTGCTGGCAGCCACGCCCAAGAGATTCACAGCACCCGGGATCGGTGTGCTGATAGCTCCGGGATTGCCATAGCCAGCGATCCTGGCTGCTTCACTGAATCCAGGAATGATGGCCGGTGAAGGTATGGCACCCGCCAAGTCCGTGACCCCACGAGCCACAGCACCAGGCAAGGCATTCACTGCTGCTCCGGCAGCACCCACAGCAGCCGACGCTGCTGCCAACGAGCTAGGCGAAGCCGCGTTGGCTCGATTGACTCCCTGGGCCTGGGCTTGCTGTTGTGCAAAGTTCTGTCGTGCCTGTGCTTCGCCTTCGTCGCCCTCGGTCTGAGTACCGCGATACACTGCCGGAGCTGCGTTGCGACCATCGGGCAAGGGAAATTGGTACAGGGTGCCATTCACTGTCTGTTCAAATCGCCCTTGACGGAATTCGCTTTCCACGGTGGTGGCTCGATATACCACGCTCTGCCGGGGCTGTCGATCTCCATAGAGCTTGCTGGTACGGCTGTAGGGATCCGCGAGACCAGTGTTGATATCATAATCTTCGGGCCTCTGCCACACTATCTCAAACAACACATCATTGCTGTCAAAATTTATGGTACCATCGGGCAGGAATGGACTGTAGGTAAATGTCTCTGCGCTGACAGCACCGGTGAAACTGCCCTGTGCGATCCAGGCAGGATCTCCCAAGATGCGCAGCTTGGCGTTGGCATTGTCGCTGGTGTTGTAGAGATATTCCGCGGCGTTGGCTGCTAACTCGTTGGCCTTGCTCTGTGTGTTCTGTTGGCTTTCAGTGCTGCGAGCCTGGTACTGGAAAAAAGCCATGTCACGCATGTTGGAGGTGTATTTTTCACGTGTTTTGGCCAAAGCATCAAAGTTGGGAGTGCTGCTGGTCACAGTGAGACTGTACAGTTTGTTGAAGGTCGCGGTGTAGTCCAGCACCGCGGTGTTGATACCAGTAAACCAGTAGGGATAGCTCTTGTGCAGGCCACGGAACAGTGGCAGCGGGAAGTAGAGACTCAAAAAATCCTGCACTGGAAACACGCTGACGATGTAAGTGACCCGATAGGCATAGTCATTGCGCTTGTTGTCATACTTGAGAGGTTCTGCACGGAACGTGACATTGAACCAATTCACACCTTTGCGTCCACTGGCGGGATTGGTCTGGCTCCCGCTGGTGTCATCACGTATCTGTACCTGCGCTTGATTGGTGATGTAGTTGCTGTTGCGAACCACGATGTCAATGGCCTGTATCAGTTGCATGCCAGCCACTATGGTCTGATTGCGCGCTGTAGAGGCCATGCTCTGTTTGTCAGGACTCAAGGTACTGGCTTGCTGGCTGGGCGCGGGCCCCACGGGAGTCTGGCTCTTGTCGGTTTTTTCACCGGGTTTGGTAATGGTGGCATCGGCTATGCTTTCAGCCCCAGGAGCGAACTCCAGCACATACTCGTCGGCCACTTCGTACACTCCATCTTTTACCAGTTGCTTCTGCATGTCATTCATGGCCTGCATCAGCCCTTGTTTGATGGCGGTTTTACTGGGCGCTGCAGTGGCTTTCTGCGGCGCTCGAGTGGCCGTGGGCGGAGCATTGCCGGCCTGCCGATTGAGCCTGGCACTTTCAGCATCGGTTTGGTTGGAAGTAGCTGTGGTGGCCGATCCCGGTGCTTCAGTGGTGGCAGGTGTTCCGCTGTAGATCACACCACCTGCCAAGATCTCGCGCACAGTGCCACCGCTGAGTTCGACATCAGCGGGCACAGATCCGCGACGTGTGCCCAGAGCGATCATCTGATCAGTGACCGCGCATTGGAATTCATAGGTCACGAGTTTGTTGCTGACACTCCAGGCGATGTCTTTGATCTTGAACGGTATGAACTTTTCGATCACAGCATTGGGATCACTCTGTCCTGTGACAGGGTCAGCAGCTCCTACTTTTTGTATCACACCATTTTGATCATATCCATAGAATCGTATCACCATGAGATAGTGCGCCGCGGCATAGTTCACAGCGCCAGCAGCGTCCTTGGGCTTGATCTCTTGCACGGCTTTGTAGATGTTGTCTATGAGGCTGATGTTGGCAGGTTCGACCACAGTGAATTTGAGCTCGCGCACCGAGTGCGCACTCTGTGTGCTCTTGCCTGGCAGGAGATTCTCTATGGTGATGCTGTCAATGTAGTAGTCCAAGGGAAAATTAGGATTGCGACCTTGGGTGTTGCTGGGCTGCGCAGGTGCACCGGCCTGTTGTGGGCTCTGGGGCTGAGCACCTGGTGCGCCTCCTTGGTTTTCTGCGGCACCACCGCTCTGAAACAGGAGATTGTACCCAGTCACAGTGCGCTTGCCGGTGCGCAGATAAGTGCGATACTGCTCGTCACTCATGAGATACACCGCGGCCTGATAGGTATAGTTGGCAAATTTATCCAAGATGTTGGGCTGTGGTGTGATCTTGCTGTCGGTGCTGAGACCTCCGGTCACGGCCGGTGGTCTAGTGGCCGAACTGGGCGGCAACTGTGCACCGGTGTCTTCGCCCGCGGCAGCACCGGGTCGCGAAGCCCCAGTGCCCGAAGTGTTGGCAGTGCCGGGCAAAACTCTGGGCGGAGGTAACTGGGCCCCGGTCTCGCTGGGTATCTCACCACCAGTGACATCGTCGTTTTCTTCATCACGATTGGTAGTGGTGATTTCAATGCGCAGCGGTGTGGGCGCGCTGGAACTGCCCACGGTCTGTGTTTGATTGAAAGTGCGTGTAGGTGCGTCGGTACCACTGTCACCGCCACCGTCCGCCAGTGTGGGTGTAGAATCAGCATTGGTGGGCCCGGGTGTGATCTGGGGTGGTGGCTGTGTGGGACCATCGCCGGCATCTTGCGATACCTGTTGGCTTACTGTTGCAGCAGGTGCAGGCTCGGTGGATCTGCCTTGCGATGCTACTTCGATCTGTCGATCAATAGATATGAGCTGATCAGTGACGTCCAAGATCTGGCGGGCCAAGGCCTCTCGCTGATCATTGGTGATGCGTAACTGATTGTTGATTTGATTGTATTGTTGTTCTAGTTCTGTGGCCCGAGCCGTGGCCTCATCTTTCTGTGCCGCAGTGGCCGCGGGATCTTGTACTATGGTACGCTGTGCCCGGATCTGGGCATTGAGCTGTCGCTGCTGTCGGTACAACGGATTTTCTGATTCTTCGAGAGCTCGGAGCTGTTGCCGTAATTCTGCTTCTCGACTTTCGAGTTGAGTACGCTGTGTCTGTAGTTGTTGGATGTCGGGCGCGGCCATGGGTTAGTACCCCAGCGCCGACTTCAGCGTGGATTCTTTGGGCAGATAGATCTGTGTGTTCACAGCAAAGTCCAGTGGCGGTTTTGTCAGCGTGTTGGGATTGCGCTGGTAGAATACCCACCACAGCGTAGGTGTGCCATAGAGGTCATAGGCCAGGAGATCTGGACGATATTGGTATGTGAGATTGATGGTGAACAGGATATCATCGCTTTCCTTGGGTATGGGGCGATTGACCATGCTGTCCAGGAAGAACTGCGTGTACTGGGTGAGATAATAGGGACTGGTAGCATCATAATCGGCCATTACCAGAATCCTCCCTTGATGAGGTTGCCATTGGCGAAATTCTCCAGGCTGAACTGTTGGCTGACCTGCTGACGAGTCTGTATGGGCAACAGCGTGATCTGTAGTTCGATCTTGGTGGGCACATAGGTGCTCTGTTCGGTGCCGGCCACTACTCCCTGCACTTCGCCCAGGGTCAGTCTTTCGGGTGTGGCACCTCTCGGTAGTCCGGCATTGCTGAGACGTGCGGCGATGCTGGCCAGAGTGTTGCTGCTGGGCGTGCCCGAGAGATTGCGCCGCGGCGTGAGGTTGAGTCCCTGGTTGTTGGGCGTGGTACGGATATAGTTGACGTTGTTGGGCAAGTTATAGTTGAAGTTGCTGACCACGCAGGGATGATTGTTGAACTGATACTGACCGAGACCGCTGAGTTGTACCAGCGGAGGCGGTGCTCCACGCAAGGGATCTTTGCCATAGAACATCTTAGTGACGCAGCGGAAAAAGTGTATCACTGCCAACACGTATTCTGCTTCCTTGGTGTCCTGTGCCGTGAATGTGCCAGTGATCTGCACTTCATTCACGCTGCTGCCACGATAGAAATACCCGCGATAGTTGCTGTGCACCAGATCATAGGCGTCGTATTTGGCCTGATAATTGGTCTGGATCTGCGGCATATAGGGAAAGATCACACCATCGCTGGCTACCAAGGGCTTGAGTACATCAGCATCGGGGGCTTTGTAAAGATACGTGGCACCGGGCATCAGACGCAGGCGCACACGCCAATCGCCACGTGTGGTCTCGTTTTGTCTCTGTTGTATGGCACTTTGCTGTTGGGTACGCTGCAAGGCAGCCTTGGTCTCCGAAGCCTGCAGGGTGGCAGGATCAAAGGCCTGGGGATCCACAGGCACGGGTTCAAATGCTAGATTGTCATCGCTGACACCATATCCCGGTCCGGGATCCACACCTTGGCCATAGGCCAGGTTATCGTCGGGCAGATCGCTGAAGGCATCGCCATCATCAGCAGTGGGATATACTATGTTGCCAAATTCATCAAACGTGGTCTGCGCGCCAGGGTTTTCTGTGACAGGTTCAAACGCCAAGTTGTCATCGGATTCGCCATAGCCCGGTCCAGGATCCACACCCTGTTGGAAAGCCAGATCATCGTCGGGCAACTCTGAAAAAGCAGCACCATCGTCGGCCACGGGATAGGTGATGTTGCCAAATTCGTCAAATGTGGTCTGTGCACCGGGTTGTATGGTGGGAGGCTCTTCAAACACATCGTCCTGCTCGCCATAGGGGCTGATGCCCGGTGTCTCGGTGGGCACAAATGCCGCATCGCCGCGATTGGCATTCTGGGCGTAACCACTGCGACTCACTGGATCAACGGCTAGATTGTTGGCAGCACCAGAACCATCGATCAGCGGGCCAATTGACCCGTTGTTGCCTATGGAATAGTTGCCGGCATCGGCATCAGAGATGCCGGCCTGGTTCAGTGCTTCTTGCTCGCTGTAACCTAACTGTATGAGCCGATTAAATACTGCGGCTCTCGTCGCGTCATATGCCATAGATCTTCCCCATCACGTATTTACCCAGATCAAAAAACACTGGTTTTTTGGCGAGGCTTGACATCGCGCGAGATTCATGTACAATAACAAAAAACAGGAGAAAGGCTTTGACCACTACCCCACCGCGCGTGAACTATCTCAACAATCGAGACATACTCAAAGAAATACATCTCAGCAAGAACACATACTGCAGTTTCCTAGACCGACGCACAGATCATCAGTTTGATATCATACTGCCCTCTGTGAGCAAGATCAACCAAAGGACCATAGCCGAGGCCCGCAGGAATCGTGCAGCGCGCATAGCCCGGGAAACCGGTGAGCCACAGAACGAGAAAAAGATCGCACACACAGACCTGGTGTTCAGGATCATGACCTGGGAACACATACCCATGGCGCCCAAAAAACCCGCCAAAGCACAGGCCAAAAAACAGAGATTGGAAGATCTCCTGGACATCGAAGAAGACCTCGATGAAGTCTCTGAAGACATCGCTGTGGAAGTGGCCGTGGATCCTACGCATGTCAGGGTGAATTTTCCACCGTTCCAACACTACCGTTTGAACGAGCATCGCATTCCATATCTCGTGGGCAAAAGCCATTGGCAGGGCGACCTAGAAACCGGACACTATAGCCGGGATCACGGCAACATGACACGCAGACTCGCAGAGATGTTTCTCAAGCTCTGCGAACGCTATGCCACTAGATCAAACTGGCGAGGCTATACCTACAACGAGGAAATGCGCGGTCAGGCCCTGCTGCAGCTCAGCCAGATCGGCCTGCAGTTTGATGAATCAAAATCCCAGAATCCCTTTGCCTACTACACTGCTGCCATCACCAACAGCTTCACTCGCATCCTCAACATCGAGAAAAAGAATCAAAACATCCGTGATGACATCTTGGAGATGAACGGACTCAATCCTTCCTGGACTCGGCAATACAGCCAGACCAAGACACCCCAGGCCTTTAACCCCATCATGCCCCTAGAGGATTAACCATGAATCTGTTTCGCCGTGCCATGATTTTCACGGACATACACTTTGGTCTCAAGAGCAACAGCCAGGCCCACAACGAAGACTGCCTGGCCTTTGTGCAGTGGGCCACGGCCCTGGCACGCGATCAAGGCTGTGAAACAGCCATGTTCCTAGGTGACTGGCACAATCATCGCAGCAGCATCAACATCGTGACCCTGAACTACAGCCTGCGAGCCCTGGAGCATCTCAATGACAACTTTGATCAGGTGCTGTTTATACCCGGCAATCACGATCTCTACTATCGTGACCGTCGTGACATCCAGAGCGTGGAGTGGGCGCGACATCTCTCCCGTGTGCGCATCTGCAACGACTGGCTCATCGAAGGCGATGCCGTGGTGGCACCGTGGTTGGTAGCTGATGACCACCGGCGCATTGCACGACTCGAGGGTCGATACATGTTTGGACATTTTGAGCTGCCCGGCTATCTCATGAACGCCATGGTAGAGATGCCGGATCATGGCGAAGTTCATCGCGAAGATTTCCAGGGGTTTGAACATGTGTTCACTGGACACTTCCACAAACGCCAGACCAAGAAAAACATCACCTACATCGGCAATGCGTTCCCGCACAACTTCGCCGATGCCGGCGATGCTGAACGAGGCTGCGTGATCCTGGAGTGGGGCGAAGAACCGCAGTATCATGCCTGGCCCGATCAGCCACTATACAATGTCTGGAATCTGTCTACGCTGATCGACCACGGTGCCGAGCTCCTGCGTCCCAAGATGCATGTACGCGTAAATCTCGACATAGAAATCTCCTACGAAGAAGCCAACTTCATCAAAGAGACTTTCGTGGGACAACACAATCTCAGAGAGATGAGCCTGGTGCCGGGGCGCAGAGCGGGTGTGGAAGAGGATCTAGCGCCGGGGCATGTGAAATTTGAAAGCGTGGACCAGATCGTCACTGACCAGATCACCAAGATACAGAGCGACCATTACGATCCAAAACTGCTGCTCAGCATCTATCAAACGCTATGATGTGGGATGGTTGCATACAGCCCGAAGTCTTGGATTTGATACGGCAGCGCTATCGCATACGGCATGTGGTGGATCTCATGGAAGTAGATCTGGCACCACATGATCTCAGCCGCGCCATGAATGATCTAGCCGACGAACAATATGCTGAGGATGAGCGTGCGGTGATCTTGTTCCACGAAACCGACTACTGCGACCATACCAGCATCACCGGCAACACTGTGTACAATTTCTTCCGCAGTTGTGCTGCCTGGAACACACCCCTGGAAAAGCTGATCTTCCTCACCAACCATCACGGCATCACGGATCATCTGCAGCACTTGGCCCGCACCATATGCAACAGCGATCATTGTCTCACAGTGATCGAGACCACGCTGTGGTATGATTTTCCCGCGGGATCACAGCTGGATCAGGCCATGTTGCCTGAATCCTGGCAACCCGGACCGTTGTATGTGTGCTTGAATCACCGGCGCAGACAGCATCGTTTGTTCACGCTGTGTTGCCTGGCCGAGCATGATCTATTGCACCGCGGTGCTGTGAGCTGGCACTGGGCATGAATATCACCATGCGCGTCACTGATCCACCGGTGCGTGTCAATGACGACATAGAATTGGACCCGGATCAGTGGCGGATCATGCTGCAACACCAGCAGAGATTCTTGGGCAACAGTTATCGCGACCAGCGACTCATGGCCATGGCCCAAGACGAGTGCCGGACATTCTCAGTGCAGCACATACAGCAAGGATTCGTGTACATCGTGACCGAAACCATGGGCGATTACCCCTGGATCTATGTCACGGAAAAAACCTGGAAAGCTGTGTTGGGCGGTGTGCCATTCATGATGATAGGGCAGCAGGGTACCTTGGCCTGGCTGCAGCAACAGGGTTTCCAGACCTTTGGATCCTGGTGGGACGAGAGCTATGATCAATTGCCCACTGTGGCTCAGCGCACGCAGGCAGTGGTGCGAGAGCTTGACCGACTCAGCAGGCTTGATGCATCAAAATTGGTGGACCTGCGGCGTCTCATGCAGCCCACGCTGGCGCACAATCTCTCCAATCTCCAGCATTTGCGCCAGCGCGAGCTTGCGAAAATCGCACAAAGACTGTAACATACACCAACATGATACGAATCAACAACATCTCAGTGCGTAACTTCATGAGCGTGGGCAACGCCACGCAAGGTATCAACTTTGATCGGCAAGATCTCACCTTGGTCCTGGGTGAAAATCTAGACCTCGGCGGAGACGGCAGCCGCAACGGCACCGGCAAGACCACCATAATCAATGCTTTGAGCTATGCACTGTATGGGCAAGCCCTGACCAACATCCGGCGCGACAATCTCATCAACAAGACCAATGGTCGTAACATGTTGGTGTCGGTGGATTTTGAAGTCAATGACAGGCAATATCGAATCGAGCGCGGCCGCAAGCCCAATGTCTTGAAATTCTATGTCAACAACGAAGAACAAGCCGCGACAGATGACAGCCAAGGTGACAGCCGAGAAACACAGGCAGCCATAGAAACCACCCTGGGCATGAGCCATGACATGATGCGACACATCATGGCCCTGAACACCTATACCGAACCTTTTCTCAGTCTCAAGACCAATGACCAGCGTGTGATCATCGAGCAACTCCTGGGCATAACCTTGCTGAGTGAACGTGCAGAGAAAATCAAAGAACTCAACAAAATCACTCGCGATGGCATGACCCGCGAAGAATTACGCATCAAGGCCGTGCAAGAAGCCAATCAACGCATACAAGAACAGATCAACAACCTCTGCCGTCGCCAAGAGCTGTGGCAGAAAAAACACAACGACGATTGTACCACACTGCAAACAGCCATAGAAGCCTTGGAACACATCAACATCGATCAAGAAGTGCAGGCGCATCGTGATCTCGAAGCCTATCACCTGCGCAGAAAACAGATCGAGGATCATCAGCTGTGGATCCGGCAGATAGATCAAGACGATGCCAAACTCAATCGAGATCGCGTCAAGCTCGAGCGTGACATCGCTACCTTGCGTGAACATCGCTGTCATGCCTGTGGTCAGGAACTGCATGACAGCAAACAAGATCAGATACTGCAGGAAAAGACACAGAACCTCCAAGAAATCTCACTGCAGCTCCTGACCAACGACACCCAGAGGATCGAACACCTCAACGAGATCGATGATCTCGGAGAATTGGGCGCTGCACCTGTGGTGTTCTATGACAGTCTCGAACAGGCTCTAAATCATCGCAACAGCCTAGACAGCCTGCGCCGAGATCTCACCAATCGGCAGGGAGAGTCTGATCCCTATACCGAACAGATCACAGAGATGCAGAATCAAGCTCTGCAGGACGTGAGCTACGATGAGATCAATCGCCTCACACGGCTGCATGATCACCAGGATTTCCTCTTGAAGCTCCTGACCAGCAAAGATAGTTTTGTGCGCAAAAAGATCATAGAACAGAATCTCAGCTATCTCAACAGCCGTCTCACATGGTATCTGGATCGCATTGGACTGCCACATTCAGTGACTTTCCAGCCAGATCTCACCGTGGAGATACAGGAACTGGGTCGAGATCTAGATTTTGACAATCTCAGCCGCGGTGAACGCAATCGACTCATACTCAGCATGAGCTGGGCGTTCCGGGATGTATGGGAGAGCCTGTATTCGCCCATCAATCTCCTGTTCATCGACGAACTCATTGATTCTGGCATGGACACTGCGGGCATGGAAAGCTGCCTGTCCTTGTTAAAACAGATGAGCCGCGAGCGGGGAAAGTCAGTGTGGCTGGTAAGCCACAGGGACGAACTGGCAGGACGTGTGGAAAACATCCTACGAGTGGTAAAAGAAAATGGATTCACGTCCTATAACACGGATGTAGATCGCGCATGATCGTCTGGGACCACTGGCACATCGAACCCAGCAGCATCTGTGCATTGCGCTGTCCGAGATGTCCCAGGGCCGAAGTTCCCCAGACCCTGTTGAACCAACAACTGAACCTAGATTTTTTCCAGCAGCAGATCACAGCCGATGTGGTGCGAGACATACGCCGCATCACCCTGTGCGGCAACGACGGAGATCCCATTTACTGCCGGGATCTCGTGGCTATCTGTGCATGGATCAAGAGCGTGAATCCCCGGCTGCATCTAGTGATAGTCACCAATGGCAGCCACCGGCCCCAGGAGTTTTGGCGCGAGCTGGCATGCACCTTAGATCACAACGACGAGATACACTGGAGCATAGATGGTTGGGATCATGACAGCAATCGCCAGTATCGCGTGAACTCGGACTGGCACAGCATACATCAAGGTATACAGACGTTCCTGGCTCACAATCAAACCACCTACACAGTGTGGGCTAGTATCGCATTTGCTTTCAACGAGCAGCACATTCCCGATATGTGCGACATAGCCCAACGTCTGGGCCTGGACCAATTCCAGCTCACCAAGAGCACCAAATTTGGATCCCACTATCCCGAGGTCTATGGCACCAATGATGCGCTGCAGCCCACACAGAGCCAATACCGGGCCCAGGGACATAGATTTGAACGGGAGATCACTGTGCTGAGCCAGAAAGCTCGCCCGGGGCACGAGATGCAACTGCTGTATCTGCAGCGCGCACAGCAATTGCAGCAGCAACAGCGCTATTCTGCGCTGTGCATGATCGGCAACAAAGGTGTGTTTGTCAACAGCCGTGGTGAGTTTTATCCTTGCTGTTGGACTGCCAACAGATATATACACAATCATCAGTGGCAGAAGCTGGCTGCTGATAGATTCAATCTCTGGCAGAGATCTTTCCCGGAAATCATCAGTGATGAATTCTGGCACACGGATTTTCTCCGGTTTGATAGCCAAGAATGCAGTACCAAATGCACACCAGAACGTTTGCGCGATGTACAACACACCACAGAATGGTAAATGACCAGTCCCAGCAAAGCCAAAGGCAATAGTTTCGAGCGGCACATCGCAGATTTCCTCACTGATCTCTATGGTGAGAAATTCATGCGGGCTCCAGGATCAGGCGCTTATATCGGTGGTAAAAACACGCATCGCAAAGAGTTCTTGCACGAAGGACAGATACGCACGTTCAAGGGCGATATCATACCCGGAGAAAATTTCCCACGTTTCAACGCAGAATGTAAATCCTATAAAGACTTCCCCTTTCATCAGCTTTTCACAGGCAGCTCTCGGATATTAGATGGCTGGATCCAGCAGTGTGTCGACGTTGCAGATCCCGGCGATTTCAATATCATCTTCATGAAGTTCAATCGCAAAGGCACTTTTGTAGCAGTACAAGCACAGCCCAATACTTCCCCACTACAATTCACCAGGCATTTCAATTACGCATCGGGGCTCAACGGACACTGGATGATCATGGATCACGCCTTGTTCTGGGAGCTCAATCAGGACACTGTGCGGCGTCTCTGCCGCCGGTGATAGACTCTGTGCTGGGCGTCTTGGCCCAGCCCCATTGAGGCAACGGAACCGCCCGTTGTCAGAACTTGGGCGTCAAAGGATAAGCTAACTTAGGCCTAAAAGATCAGGGCAACTGTGAAAAAGATACAACCCTGGCCGACCCGCTTCGCTTGCGTGGGGTACTGTCGGTTCCGTTGTGAGTCAAGGCTGGAGTAGGGGGTACAGCACAACCGCCTCCGCGCCGCAGAGACACGGCAATCTCCTGACGCAGGTGATCGTTCAAACTCGGATGATGCATACTTGCCCGGCTTACGGGCAAGTATGACCATTAAATCTGGATGATGACTTCAGAAAGAAATTGTGTCTGAGCGCAAGCGAAAGACACAGATGTGCGAAGCACATCTCGGATAGTAGGTGATTAGAACCAAGGCAGCTTGGTTTTCTTGGTGGTCTCGATGTTGTCTTTGGCGAGATCAGATATCAGCTGTCGCTCTTGATAGCCCAACTGCATGACCTGATCATAGGTTATTCCGCCACGCATGTACCAGGCCAAGCGCAGATTATTGGCTCTGATTTTTTTGACCTCTTGATCCATGCCGTCGACGTATCGCGCGATCTCGTCGGCATCCAACGTCAAGAGGCGGGTGCGAAAAAATTGGCCATGTCCAGATTGATGCCCTGCTGATATTCATGCGTGCAATTGGTGCACTTGATGGGCACAGGCCTGATGTCGGTGCTGGACCTCAGCTCGATCACATGATCTCGTATGCGAGTAAACAGTGCGCGATCGCAGTTGTTGAGGAACTCTTCGATGTGCGCTGAGTCAGTGACCTGTGCATCGGGCGCGCGGATGCTGTCAATGCTGTTGGTCAGGGCTCGCACCGTGAGTTTCGTGATGCTTTTCATGACTTCGGTCATGCGCTGCACTTTTTCTTCTTCGGGCAGATCACTAGCGGGTATGGCCCGTACCAGCTGCTGATTTTCAAACTGTTCAAGATTAGAGGCGTTCTGCTCGCGATAGTTCATGCTGCGGAATCTTATCTCTAGATCACCGTGTGTGATGGTACGACTGTAGTCAGGACTGCGCAGCTGGTCCATCACAGATCTGAGATCTAGATCATAGCTGTCTTCGTTGTTGCACTTGGGACACTGGGTGTCAAATTCCATGTTGTGTCCGTAACTGGCTATGCGTATGGCCACCAGCAGGGTGTTGACGTCTGTGAGTGGTGCGGCCCAGGCGTTTTTCACAGCAGGCACACAGCTCTGTATCACGTCGATCACGGCCTGACCGTTGAACAGCGCATCTGGGGTGCGATAAGTGATCTCATCTATGGCGGTCATGGGGTATATGGGCAGCTCACCGTTGGCTGGCATCTCCAGCGATCCCGGTTGCCAGCCCTGACCGTTGCTGGGCAAACGTATGTAGATCGCGGGCTGGCGGAAATACTGTTTTAACGGATTGGATTCACTCATTGGGCACCTATAAATATAGGGATATTTATGGGTAGATAATCATGGCCGACGATATACAACGCAGCAGCGAGGATCTAGCAAGACTCATCGACGCCCAGATGCGGGCAGTGGAACAGATGACTCGAGCAGTGAACGTCAACAACCAGCTGCTGGAAGATCAGGCACGCGCGGCCAAGACCGGTGCTGCTGCGTTCCGCAGCTATTCCAGCGCACTGGAAGATGCCGAAGAAGAGCAAGACAAGCTCACCAAGGCCCAGCGCCAGTCTGCTGCGAGATTTGATGAATCTGCCCGTGCTGGCAGCTCTGCGCTGGGGCATCTCACCCAGGGCGTCATGGGTGCTGGTCGTGCCATGCTGGATGGCAAAAAAGGTGCAGCAGCGCTGAACGATAGCCTGGGCAGTCTCTCGGCTGCGGCCACGGCCGCAGGCACTGCGCTGGCGCTGCTGATACCGGGCGGCCCACTGATCAAAGGACTCATAGCAGGACTCACGGCCATCACAGCGGGCGTGACCAAATATGCACAGGCCGCCAATGAGATGGCCGACAAGCTCTACACCGGCTATGCTGGCATGGCCAAGGCTGGTGGTGCCGCTGCCGACGGCATGTCTGGCTTGTTTGAAGACACCAAGAAGCTGGGACTCAGCATGAACGAGCTGGGTGACTTCGTCAGCATAGTCACAGCCAACTCCAAAGATCTCGCACTGTTTGGCGGCAGCGTTTTTGATGGTCGCAAGAAGCTGGCCGACATGGGCAAGGCCCTGGAAGGCAATCGCGAAGGCTTTATCAAGATGGGTCTCAGCATGCAGGATGTCACTGAGGGCATGGTGGGTTACATCAAACAACAGCGCGTAGCTGGCAACGTCAACAATCAGACCACCGCACAGCTGGCCGAAGGTGCGCGCAAATATCTCATGGAACAAGATGCGCTGACCAAGCTCACGGGCATGGCGCGCCAGGAACAAGAAGCAGCACGCGAGCAGATCCGCAGCCAAGAAAGGTTTGCAGCCAAGCTCGAAGAGCTGAGACAGCAAGGACGCAAAGACGAAGCCAAAGCCCTGGAAGATACCTATCTGGTGCTGTATAGCCAGAACAAAGAAGCCGCGCAGGGTTTTGCGGATATATCCACCAACAACGTACAGACCGAAGCCGCGCAAAAGAGCATGATGGCCACGCAGGGCGAAAGCATGCGCGTGGCCCAGCAGATATCCGCAGGACAGATACAAGCAGCCGAAGGTGCACAGCGCGTGGCTCGGGCGCACGGCGAAACTGCTACTCGCTTGGGTGCCACCATGGGTCAGATCGGCACCTACAATCAGACCATGGGCGATCTCGCCGGTGATCTGAGATTGCGCGGCATGGCCGAACAAGACATACAGAAGACTCTGGCCAAGATCGAAGAAGATCGCAAAAAACAAGGCGCCGAAGGCGGAGCTGCTGCAGACAAGATGCTGGATCAACAGGGCAAGCTGCGCAAGACACAGATCGATGCCAACGAAGCCATGGAGCGGTTTGTCAAGGCCGGTATAGGCCCCGCACAAGATGCCATGATAGGTCTGGCCAAAGCCACGCTGGCAGGCACCGAAAGCCTCAACAAGATGTTTGGCATCACGCCGGGACGTGATGCGGATGTGCAGCGCAGCCAGGAACTTGGCCAACAGCTGGAAAAGAACAATGAACAGCTCAAAGGCCTGCAGGATAGCCTGGGCAAAGCCAAGGAGCGCGGCGACAGTGCCGAAGCCAAGCGTCTCCAGGGTGAGATACTCAAGCTAGAAAACAAGAATTTCAGCCTGGAGCGCGGCAAAAGCGCGGCTGATTCTGGAATCTCTGGTCGTGGTACCATGGAAGGTTTTGAGGGTTATGAACAGCGTTCGGGTGGTAGCCTGGGTGCAGTGGGCAAGCTCATAGAAGATTTTGGCCGTGGCACGCCCACGGTGTTGCACGGGCGAGAGGGTGTCATAACCGAAGATCAGCTGCGACAGTTTGGTGTCATGGCCATGAACATGGGTCTGGCTGCCACGCAGTCTGGCGCAACACCACCGGGCACAGCGCCAACGGCTGGAACCAGGGGGCTTGACGGTGCAAGCGCGAGATCCTTGCAGTCGCGATTTGACATGGACAACATCAACACCATCATGGAAAATGTGTCCAAAGAAGCCAAGGAGTTGCTGGATTCCCAGAAAATCTATACCCAGACCGAAAAAATCACACAACAAAAGATACTGGAAGACACTGAAAAGATCAGCGACAACACCCTGCAGAGCCGATTGATATCGGATCAAGATCGCATAACCTTGATGAATTTCACTGAGCGCCGCAAGACTCTCTATGACAGCATACTGGAAAATGTGGATCGGCAGTTCCAGGTAACCAAGGCCCCCATGGCTGGTGCTGCACCTGCGGGCGGTGCAGCAGCCACGACACCAGTGACTGCGGCAGCGGGCAGCGGCGGTGCTGCTGCTATTCCAGCACAGGACATGCCCACTGGAGGTGGGGCACCTCCTGATGTTGACGCCAAGGACTATGTGAAATTCACGGGTGGCACTGGCAGCGAACAACACTTTGACAAGCTAGCAGACAACGTAGAATCTGCGTTCCTGCAGATGGCACGCGACTACAATCAGCTCACAGGCGGCAAAACACTGCAGGTCAACTCTGCTTACCGCAGCCCACAAGAACAGGCCAATGTTGACAGTGGTTCCAACCCCAAAGCAGCGCCGGGCATGAGCCTGCACAACGTGGGTCGGGCCTTGGACATACAAAGCGCCCAGCGCAATGAACTTGAACAGCTGGGTCTCTTGGCCAAGTACGGATTCCGCCCCTTGGCCGGAGATCCACCGCACATCAGCATGCGCGATGGTGGTATAGCACATGGTCCTGAATCAGGCTATCCTGCAGAACTACACGGTACTGAAGCTGTGATACCCTTGGGTGACGGGGCTTTGACCATGAACGTGCCCAGCGTAGAGGCTTTGGTGGGTGTCACCGAAGAAATGGGCACCAGCATCAATGGTCTGCGCGACGAAATACGCAGCATGATGACCGGACTGCAGGACGCTCTAGGCCGAGATCCCACAGTGGATCTGCAGAGCCGGATGATAGAAATCCTAGAAAACATCAACCGGGCACAGAATCAGACCGCAGATGCCAGCCGCAGAATGGCCCAAGCTGCCACCAATTAGCGTAAATAACTCAAAGGATCCCAGGCATGGCGGACAATCAAGGACCACGTGGTTCGTGGCGCAAATATTTCAAAATAGCTGATACATCGGGGCAAATGAGTCCAATATCTGGTCACAACCAGTTTGGCTTGCCCAACTATGGACGCAACAACGGTGGTTACGAAGGTATGCCACCGGACTTTACTTTCCGTAACTATGCCAGCCGGCTGCCTGAAGTGTATTCGGGACACCCCAATCGCATCGAGCGCTACAACCAGTATGAAAACATGGACATGGACTCGGAGATCAACGCCTGCCTTGACATCATAGCGGAATTCTCCACACAGTTCAACGACGACAACAAGACCCCGTTCCGTGTGGAATACAATGACAAGCCCACGGATCACGAAGTAGACATCATACGCAAACAACTGCAGCAGTGGGTCAAACTCAACAAGTTTGATCAGAGGATATTCAAGTTGTTCCGCAACACCATCAAGTACGGGGATCAAGTATTTGCGCGTGATCCTGAGACTTTTGAGCTGTACTGGGTAGACATGAGCAAGGTCATGCGCATCATTGTCAATGAAAGTGAAGGCAAACGGCCCGAACAATATGTGGTGCGTGACATCAACCCTAATTTCCAGAGCATGACCATAGCCCAGAAGACCACCACGGACTACATGACCAATCCGGTGACAGGCACCATATCGGGGTCAGCCAATTACACCATGCCCAACGGCGGTGCGGGCGGAGGTGTGGGCAATGCGCGATTCATGACAGCCATGAACGAGACTTGCCTAGATGCCAAGCACATCGTGCATCTCAGCCTCAACGAAGGTCTAGACGTATTCTGGCCGTTTGGTAGATCTGTGCTGGAACAGATCTACAAGGTATTCAAACAGAAAGAATTGCTGGAAGACAGCGTGCTGATTTACCGCGTGAGCCGAGCACCTGAACGACGTATCTTCAAGATCGACGTGGGCAACATGCCCAGTCACTTGGCCATGCAGTTTGTGGAACGTGTTAAAAACGAAATGCATCAGCGGCGCATACCCACTGTCACCGGTGGCGGCGCCAACATGATGGACGCCAGTTACAATCCTCTCAGCATCAACGAAGACTATTTCTTCCCCCAGGGTCAGGACGGTCGCGGTAGCTCAGTAGAGACCCTGCCGGGTGGTACCAATCTCGGCGAGATCGACGACCTCAAGTATTTCAACAACAAGATGGCTCGTGGTCTGCGTGTGCCTAGCAGTTACCTGCCCACGGGTCCTGACGACTCAGATCGCGCTCTCAGTGACGGACGTGTGGGCACTGCCCTGATCCAAGAATATCGATTCAATCAATACTGCGAGCGCCTGCAAAACGCCATAGCGCAGAAACTCGACGACGAGTTCAAGATGTTCATGAAGTGGCGCGGACTCAACATTGACAACAGCCTGTTCACCCTGCGCTTCAACCCGCCACAGAACTTTGCCAGCTATCGCCAGAGCGAGCTGGATGGTGTGCGTCTCACGGCATTCCAAGGTCTGGAACCCCTGCCTTACTTTTCCAAGCGATTCCTCATGAAACGTTACTTGGGTCTCACCGAAGACGAGATGCGCGAGAACGAAGAACTCTGGGCTGAAGAGCGCGCCGAACCCGACATGCCACAGGACACTGGCCAAGATCTACGCAGTGTGGGAATTACCCCGGGCGGCATCGAAGGTGACATTGACATGGGCCAAGAGATAGCTGGTCTCGAAGGCGGTGCGGGTCCCGAAGCAGGCGCGCCAGGAGCGGCTCCGGCCGCACCTCCGGGAGGAGTGCTACCGGCTTCGGGCGCTGGAGCACCGGGTGGCGCGGCACCTGTAGGCGCATAAATATCTCTATGCTGCTGACAGAATTTTATCAAAAAGAACCGGAAGCCTATCAAGATCTCTCCGCGGACAACAGCCAGGTCACCAAAGATGATCTGCGAAAGACACGTCTCACCCTGCGCCAGCTCAACAAACTGCGCAAGATGAACGACGTGCGCGCCGTGGAATACCGAGAAAAACTTGACCGCATCCGCCAGCAATACGCACCACCTGCTGCGCCCCCACCACTGTAAAAACCCTGAAACCACTCTTTTTGGCGCACTAAACCAAGGTCTTGTCACGGGTTTTGTAAATAAAATTACACTTTTCACAAGGAGTTTCCTATGAACCGATTTGAACAGTTGATCGAATATGTGATCAACGATGAGGACGCAAAAGCTCGTGAGCTTTTTCATGACATCGTAGTGGCCAAAAGCCGTGAAATCTACGAAAACATCATGGCCGAAGAAGAAGACATCGACGAAGCCAAGCACGACGACGACGAAGATGAAGATCTTGAAGAAGGTCGTGTGGATGTAGGCAACGACATGGGTGCTGCCAGCGGCGCCGTGGGCGAAGGCATGGGCGGCGATGCTGCCGATGACATGATCGATGAGATCGAAACCGACGAAGAAGCCGACATGAGCATGGAAGGCGACGAAGAAGGCGAAGAAGAAATCGACATTGATGCCGATGTAGATTCAGACATGGGCGGTGAAGGCGAAGGCGATCTCGAAGATCGCGTCATGGATCTCGAAGACAAGCTCGACGAACTCATGGCTGAGTTTGAGTCACTCATGGGTGACGAAGGCGGCATGGGCGATGACATGGGCGACGGCGATGATTTTGGTCCTGGCGAAGGCGGCGATGCCATTGAAATGGACGACACCGCTGAGATGATGCCTGAAATGGGCGGTATTCCCATGGCAGAAGCCATCAGCCTCAAAGCTGCTCCCAAGCCTGTGACTTCGGAAGAGCCTGGCATCAACAAGAAAAGCATCAATAACAACAACAGTGGACAGACTGGCATGGCAGCAAGCCCAGTGAAGATGACCGGTGACATCGCTCAAGGTCGTCCAGCTCCCACTACCAAAGATCTCATTTCGGATTTCCAGAACAAAGCTGGTGCCACGATGAAAGATCAAAAGGCTGCTCCAAAACCCGTGACATCACAGGCTTCGGGCGTCAACACCAAAACTCCGTTCCCCAAGGGCTAATAGATCGTGACTTCACGTTATCTCCGGGAACAACTTACCTTTAACCAGGCTCGCATCGAAGTCATCACTGAAGACGATGCAACACGGCCTGGTGGTAAGAATCTCTATCTCAAGGGTATATGCATCGAAGGCGACAAGAAAAACGCCAACGAGCGCATATATCCCCGCCATGAGATACTCAAAGCAGTAGAAACCATCAACGAACAGATACGCAGCGGTAACTCCGTGCTGGGCGAAGTGGACCACCCCGATGATCTCAAGATCAATCTCGATCGGGTGTGTCACTCCGTGGAAGGCATGTGGATGGATGGCCATGCGGGTTGCGGCAAGCTGAAAATCCTGCCCACACCCATGGGCGAATTGATCCGCAGCCTGCTCACAGCCGGGGTGAAACTGGGCGTGTCAAGCCGTGGTTCTGGCAACGTTGATGATCGCACAGGACATGTAAGTGACTTTGAGATAGTCACTATAGATGTGGTTGCCCAACCCAGCGCACCCAATGCCTATCCACAGGCCATATACGAAGGTCTCATGAACATGCGTCATGGACATCGGCTCATGGAGATGGCTCGCGAATCTGGTGAGGACAACAGGGTAAGGGGCTATCTGGCTCAGGAAATCAAACGCCTGATCCGAGAGCTCAAAATCTAAGGAGAAGCAAGCATGTTTGATGCTATTAAACCATTGCTTGACAGCGGCCTGATCAACGAGGACGTGAGCCGAGAACTCAACGAAGCTTGGGAATCAAAACTCACTGAAGCCAGAGAGCAGGTACGTGCGGAACTCCGCGAGGAATTCGCACAACGCTATGAGCATGACAAAGCAGTCATGGTTGAAGCCCTAGATCGCATGATATCCGATGGACTCACCACAGAGATCCAAGGCATCGCTGAAGAACGTCGTCAGCTGGCCGAAGATCGAGTGAAGTTCCAGGCCAAGATGAAGGAAAGCGCCACCAAGTTCAACAGTTTCTTGGTGACCAAACTGGCCGAAGAGATCGGAGAACTGCGCCGGGATCGCCTGGAGCATCGTGGAGCGCTGGACAAACTCGAGCGTTTCGTGGTAGAAGCTCTAGCACGCGAGATCCGTGAATTCGCGCAGGACAAGCGAGCAGTGGTAGAAACCCGAGTGAGACTGGTGCGCGAAGCACGTGCCAAACTCGAGACTCTCAAGCAGCGTTTTGTTGCAGAGAGCAGCCGTAAGCTGAGTGAAAGCGTGAGCCGTCATCTACGCACCGAGCTCAGCCAGCTCAAAGAAGACATCCAGACCGCGCGTGAAAACAACTTTGGACGCAGGATATTTGAAGCCTACGCCGCAGAGTTTGGTGCCACACATCTCAACGAGAAAGCCGAAGTACGCCGACTCCATCAGATGATCCAGCACCGTGATCGCCGACTGGCCGAAGCCGTCAAGCTCAGCGAGCGTGCTCGCACCTTGGTGGAAAGCAAAGAACAGGAGATCCGCAGGATCCGCGAAAACAACGAGCGCACACAACTCATGACCGAGCTGTTGGCACCGTTGAATCGCGAAAAAGCTGAAGTCATGCGTAATCTCTTGGAAAGCGTGCAGACATCGCGTCTGAAAAACGCTTTCGAAAAGTATCTACCAGCTGTGTTGGAAGATCGTTCCGTGAAAGCCGCCAAAGTGATCACAGAATCGGTCACAGCCGTAACTGGTGATAAAAACCCGCCGATGCCCGAAGGTGAAGATCGCAGCAACGTGATCGACCTCAAGCGTCTGGCAGGCCTCAACTAAAAACTAGGAGACTTAGATGTCACAAGAACTACTTGAAAGCCGCTGGGAAGAAACCAAAGAGGCTCTGCTGGAAGGACTCAATGGTACACGGCGCAACAGCATGAAGGTGATCCTTGAGAACACCCGACGCTACCTCAAAGAGAACGCCAGTTCGGGTTCCACAGCAAGCGGCAATATCGCCACGCTGAACCGCGTGATCCTGCCGGTGATCCGACGCGTGATGCCCACTGTTATCGCCAATGAGCTGGTTGGTGTACAGCCCATGACCGGTCCCGTGGGTCAGATCCACACGCTGCGGGTGCGCTATGCACAGAACTTCAACGACAACTCGGCTGCACAGACCTCTGTCACAGCTGGTCAGGAAGCTCTTAGCCCGTTCACCATCGCCACTGCATATTCAACAGTGCCCAAAGATGTAGATTCTACAACCAACTACACCGGCGGTAACACAGCAGTGATGGAAGGCACAGGCGGTAAGCAAATCTCTGTGCAGATCCTCAAGCAGGCCGTTGAAGCCAAGACCCGCAAGCTGCAAGCTCGCTGGACGTTTGAATCTGCCCAAGACGCACAGGCCATGCATGGCATTGACGTTGAAGCAGAAATCATGGCTGCGCTGGCCCAAGAGATCACGGCTGAAATTGATCAGGAGATCCTCCTGAGCCTCCGTAGTCTCGCCACCACAGAGTTCACCTATAACCAAGCCACCGTTTCAGGTACGGCTACGTTCGTGGGTGACGAGCACGCTGCTCTGGCAGTGTTGATCAACCGCGTTGCCAACCTCATCGCCCAGCGCACACGCCGCGGTGCTGGTAACTACGCTGTTGTGAGCTCAGCCTCGTTGACTGTGCTGCAAAGTGCAACAACTTCGGCTTTTGCTCGCACCACAGAAGGCACGTTTGAAGCTCCCACCAACACCAAGTTCGTGGGCACGCTGAACGGTGCTATGCGTGTGTTTGTTGACAGCTATGCTGCTGACACCACACCTGTGCTGGTTGGCTACAAAGGCACTTCGGAAGCTGATGCTCCGGCATTCTACTGCCCCTACATCCCCTTGATGTCCAGTGGCGTGGTGCTGGATCCCACAACGTTTGAACCAGTGGTTAGCTTTATGACACGTTACGGGTACATAGAATTGACAAATACTGCGTCGTCCTTTGGTAACGCGGGCGACTATGTTGGCGAGATAGCAGTCTCGAACTTGTCCTTCTCGTAATCAGTTCACGTTGTTGCATCAAAATCAAAAAACCTCACTTCGGTGGGGTTTTTTGTTGACTATTGTGCCTTAAAATGTTATTTTAGATTAATGATATTGCTGTTACTAACTAAATACCATTATGAAACCATACACCTATCTGATCCGACATCGCCCAACTAATCGTGTTTACTACGGAGTGCGTGCTGCAAACAAAGTCGAACCAGAACAAGATCTCTGGCATCACTATTTCACAAGCAGCCCTAAGGTCCAGCAACTCATAGAAGAAACCGGAAGAGATAGCTTTGATGTAGAGATCCGCAGAGTGTTTGAAACCAAAGAACAAGCTGTGGCCTGGGAAACCCGTGTGCTACGCAGATGCAGAGTGTTGCAAGATGATCGCTGGATCAATCAGAACGTAGCAGGATACATCGTGCCCACCGAAGAGAGCCGCAAGAAGATCAGTGACTTCCACAGAGGCAGGGCTAAAAGCGAAGAACACAAAAAGAACTTGAGCGAATCTCAAAAAGGAAAACCTAAATTAAACTCTAAAAATCAAACGCCAGAATACAAATTGTTGATGTCTCAACTCAAATCTGGCAGCAACAATCCTATGTATGGAAAATCTCATTCAGAAGATACTAAGAAAAAGATTGGAGAAAAAAACAAAATCCATATGCAAGGTGAAAACAATCCAATGAAGAAAGTAGAATGGACAGCGGAACGTCGAGAGCACATGCGACAGATCAGAGCACAACGGAATCCATGGACTGAAGAACAAAAAAAAGCCGTGGCAGCAAAGTTGCGAGGTCAGAAACGACAGAAACTACATTGCCCCCACTGTGACCGCGACATAGCAGTGGGATGGTACAACAGACATGGAGACCACTGCAAAAATCTCCACCAGCCCCGGACCACCCAGTAAATAATCACGGTGGCAACGGGTGTTGCCACAACCCAAATCTTTTCCCAGGAGAACTCATGAAGACCTTAGCCGCACTCACCATCGCCATGCTCACTGCCACTGCCGCAGTTGCCCAGACCGCTCCCGCTGCTCCGGCCGCTGCTGCCAAACCCGCTGCTGCTGCTCCCGCCGCTGCTGCGCCTGCGCCTGCCGCCGCCAAAGTGGACTGCAAAGACGTCAAGAACAAAGATCACGCTGACTGCAAGAAAAAGTAAACCGACCAGCATCACGACGAACCGCCCCGCCGGGCGGTTTTTCTTTGGTGGATAAATACTCTATCATGGCCAATCCACCTCCACCATACGACAACATCACCGGCATCAGCCGCGCAGTGATGAAAGACAATGCCCAGGAAACCCTGGCAAACTACAACGGCAATGCCAGACCCGGCGAGCTCGTGGTGAACCTTGTCACAGATCCGCCCGCTCTCTATGTGGGCAACAACATCGGCGCGCTGACTCTCATCAGTTCCGGCGGCGGTGGTGGCGGATTGCCCCTGGCCAACGGAGACAGCAATTTTGACATCCCCTCTGCTGACGGCAATGTCACCATCACAGTGGCCGACTTGGACACCTGGATCTTTGACACCAATGGCACACTGACCGCACCCGGAGACATCACCGTGTCAGGCGACATCACCGGCACTGCAGGCGCCAACACCTTGATCCTCAAAGCACAGCCTGTCACTGACACTTATATCCAGCTCAACAGCATCGTAGACAGCACCATCCAAACCTATGCCAATCTCACCATCGTCACTGACTCTTCCGGCACTGATCAGACCTGGCGATTCGGCACCGATGGTGTGCTCACAGCACCGGGCAATGTGCGCATGGGCTACATCGATGCGTCGGCCGTGAGCCAGATCAACACCGTGGCCAACTCATCCGGAGACGGCAACGGATACACCACTCTGCAGTTGATACCCGACGAAGGTTTGACTGGCAGTGATCAATACATCATCCTTGATCCCACAGCACCGGGACACATACACATCCGGGCGGGCGGCACCCAGGACGCATCCAGCGCTGATCTCATCGTGGGCGGTGAATACAGCAACTTCCGCGTCAACGCCGGCAGCAACGCTGCGGTGCAGGTCACGGCCAACAGCCATATCTGGAGCTTTGAGCCCGGCGGTTACGCCACGGTCCCTGTCACCGATGTGGCCAATCTCGTGCCGGCCAACACCGTGGGCGTGGGTGCCCGGGGTTTTGTCACCGATGCTGACACCCAGACTTTTGCTAACACTGCTGTGGGCGGTGGTGCCAATGCTGTGCCGGTGTACAGCGACGGCACTGTGTGGCGCGTGGGTTAGATCTTGATCTAACTTTGGCATGACGTCGAGATTCCAGCCCAGACATACCACGCCGCGTCAACGATCTCGAACTGTCCGTCGTGCGGTCTGGCCACAGCAACCGGCCACCCAACCTCCGGATGCGTCGACGCTGACTCAAGCCCCACTGGCATTCGCTCCATTGTCGCCGCATCTCGGATCCATCGTGTCGCCGGACGATCAGAGCTACGAGACCCGGCAGCTGGGCTGGAGATCCGATATCTCTGTGATAAATTACAGCAGAGTGCAGTACAGGCTCAGGTCACTGGAACGTTTTGAGCTCCACAAAGTCTTGATCTTTGATGCTAGTCTAGATCCTTGGAAAATAGACCCTGAGTTAGATCACGTGATGTCAGGCCGTGAATACTGGGTCTTGACCAACGACAATCGTTGTGAGCATCCACGGCACATCTATTTCCCGCAGTGGATCCTGATTTATGGGCGCCAGCCCGGTTGGTGGAGAGCTGGAGAGTGGCCTCAGAATACAGATCAGCAGCGCCTGCCCGACTGCACAGGTCGGCGTCGTTGGGCAGTGAGCTGCCTCAACCGCTTTCCTAGATTGCACAGATATCATGTGATCCGGGCAGTGTTGGGCCGCGCCTGGAGATCCGCTGCACTGCTGAGTCTCGGTCGCATAGATTACAATCCCTATGAAAACTGTTATCGCAACTTTGAACCCGAGCAACTAGAAGATCGCGAGCTGGTGCAGTGGGCCATGAATCAGAATTTACCGCTGCAGGATCACAGCGAGGGCACTGATGCTGTGCCCAATGATCACACACTGGATCATCCAGCATTTTGGGATACCTATTGCAACATCATAACTGAAACTTCGGTACACAGCCCGGGTTTCATCACAGAAAAAACCACGAAACCTCTAGCAGCTGGTCAGCTATGGTGCCTGGCGTCGGGCACTGACAACGCTGAGATCTTGAGAAATCTAGGGTTTGATGTCATGGACCAGGTCTGGAATCAGCATGATTATCTGGCCCAGGCAGACTGGCGCCTGCGCATGGACCAGATGCTGTCACAGCTAGATCAGATTGTAGATAACTTGCCTGACATCTGGAGGGCCACCCAGTCGGCACGACAGCACAATCAGCAGTGGTTGTTTGGCGACGAACTGCGCCGTAGAGTGATGGAACCCCTGATGCAGCGACAATTGATCACTAGACCTTGAACCAGGTGATGTAACGCTGTATGTCGGTCATGACCGGCTCCCAGTGATCCATGGCAGGCTGGCGGAACAATCTCACTGTGTTGTACCAAGGTGAGTCACTGCGATCCAGTAACCAACGCCAATCTGTTGCAAAACGATTCAACATGATCCAGGTAGGACGTCCCAAGGCACCACCCAGGTGTGCCAGGGCCGTGTCGGCCGACACCACCACATCGCAGTGATGCACCAGCGCAGCAGTGTCGGCCCAGTTGGCGATGTGATCCCTCCAGCTGCGCACACCGAGATCAGTCATCATCAGGGATTCATCTGGAGTAGAGTCCATCTGCAAGTTGTACCATTCGACCTGGGGATTGGCCTGTACCAGCTGTGCTATCAACGTCACTGGCACACCTTTGTGTTGATTGAGCCAGCTGTCGGGTCTACCGCGCCAGGCCAGGGCCACACGCATGCGGCGCTTGAGTCCCAGCTGTGAGCCCCAAGTTTTCACTAGATCGCTGTTGGCATTGAGATATCCTGTGGTGGACGCGAGATTCTCCAGGGTCACTCCCAGCACTCGTGGCAGGCTCATCATGGGTATCCAGTAATCAAAATCGCCCGGGTCGCTGTCAGCGTCAATGAGTTCAGCGATGATATTGCTGTTGGCAAACAGCGGCAGCACATTGCTGTTGGCCTGCAGCATGATGCGTGCTCCGCTCTGATGCGGATACCACAAGAATCTCGACATCTGTATGATGTCGCCGTGACCTTGTTCGCCCACCACCAGCAGGGTGCGACCCCGGAGATCCTGGCCTTCCCAGCGAGGTTGCTGGTGTTTTGGCAAGGTGCCTGCTAGATGTTCATAGCGCCAGCGGCTCTCGTACAGAGGCCAGCCCCGTGCGTAGTCGCCTTCCAAGAGAGCTGCCACGGCGAGATTGAATTCTGCCGTGACAAAATCCGGTGCCAAGCTCCGTGCGTGTTCCAGCCAAGGCCTGGCCTGTGCTGGACGGCCCAGCTCTCTGGTGACATTGCCGTAGTTGTTGAACGCCGCCACACTGGACGGATCCTGGGCTGCTGCCAGGAGATAGCATCGCAGAGCATCGTCATATCTACGGTCGCTGCGATGTTGGTTGCCTTGTTCGATGAGGAATTCTGTGTCCATGGGTATATTTACTGTGTAGTTTAATGTCTCCTGGTTTTCCTGTAAATAGCTTTTGACGCCGACTGCGTCTTATGCGGCTGCTAACCCACCGCGTACCGGCTAGAACCCGGATCGGACTTCTTTATAGGAGAAAACAAATGGGACGTCCTCTCAAGATACAAAAATATTCAGCCAACTCTGGCATCAACTCTCCGGGCGCTGCAGTGCCCGTGGATCAAGGTTATCCAAACTTTGGATCACTCACAGACCCTGTGTATCCCCCAACATTCAACACCAACCAGTTCTATGGTGTAGTGGGTGGAGCAAGTAGCACGGCTACATCTGCTACGTTTCCCAGAGTGGTAGTGGAAGTCAACATCACCCTGGCCACTGGATCAGCGGCAGGCTCGGCAGCGGGTTACATCCTGCGCCAAAAAGGTGCGCACAAGTATCTAGTGGGCGATGCTACTTCTCGGACAGCAGTGGTCATAGGCAATGCATATCGCATCACTACCGTGGGCAACACCAATTGGGCCAGCGTAGGCGTAGTTGGTACGGCTGCTGTGGGCACAATATTCACAGCCACTGGCAACATCGCCAACACCGGCACTGGTCGCGTGAACCTCGTGGGTGTGTGCGTGCTGACCAATGCTGGCTCGCCTGGCAACGGACTCATGAGCATAGCCTATACCGATGACGCCAGCTCGGAAGTTTACATCTCCAAGCTCACCAACAGATTCCTCCTGGACTGGGCCGGAGGCAACAACTATGCTGCCACTTCAGTGGTGGCAGACAAGCGTTTCCTGGCCAACTTCTTCTCGGACGAAGGCACGCCCATCAAGTCGGGTACCACTGGTGCTGCCAACACCGGCACCGTACAGAACGGTCAGCAGAACTTGCTGGATCTGGCCATCGTGCAGAACGCCACATCGTAATCAGTTTTGCCCAGAGATCCTCCCAGCTAATTACTGGGAGGATTTTTTATGACCACAGCATTCGTATTGGGCAACGGACGCAGTAGATTGGCGGTAGACGTGCATCGCCTGCGTGATCACGGCGCGATTTTCGCGTGCAATGCCATGTACCGAGAGTTCACACCAGATGTGCTGGTGGCCACGGATCGACCCATTGCCGAAGCCATACAGAATTCGGGCTACAGCCGCAATCATGTGTTCTACACACGCCGGCCCATGGAGGGATTTGGTGCGCGGCGCATCCCCCAGGATTGGTATGGATTCTCGTCAGGACCCGCTGCAGCGGCGCTGGCCGCACAGCAAGGTGCACATCGTGTGTATCTCTTGGGGTTTGATCTCGGAGGGTTGCCCGGAGATCGTTTCAACAATGTCTATGCCGACACAGAATTTTACAAGCGCAGCGCAGCCCGTGCCACATACAGCGGCAACTGGGTGCGACAACTGCGCACGATTTTCCGGCAATTCCCCAGCATCACATGGATACGCGTGCATGGTGATACCACGGCCGAGGTAGCCGAGCTGCGTCAAGATGCCAACTTTGGCAGCATCACCATGGCGGAATTCCTGCGCCGCATAAATACTCAAAAGGATATCTAAATGAGCACCACCAAACGCATCAGCGGCGACTACATCATAGAAACTGTGACCCCGGGCAGCTCAGTGACCATCACTACAGATCATGTGGTGCTAGACGGAGATGTGACCGTGGGCAGGTTTATCCAGCTACCAGTTTACGCCGACAACGCTGCCCGAGATGCGGCCATACCCGTGCCTGCAGCAGGCATGATGGTGTTCAACAGTACCGGTACTGTCTTCCAGGGCTATACCGGTGCGGCCTGGGTAGATCTCAACTGATCCCGCGGATCCGGAACTAGGTCTTTAGGTAAATACACCAAGGACCTGCACTTCTATGGCACAAGAGATCATAAACACCGGCGAAGCACCCAACGATGGCACTGGAGAATCACTGCGCCAAGCGTTTGATGCTGTCAACAACAATTTTACCGAAATCTATTCTGCGGGTCCTGTGGGCTCCAACATAGTCATAACCGGTAATACCATCACTGTTACTGGTGTAAACAACAACGTGGTGTTGGCAGCCAATGGCATAGGTAACATCCAGGCCAACAGTGCTATCATGCCCAGCGTCAGCGGGGTCTACGACATTGGTTCGCCGGGCGCACAGTTTGACACAGTATATGCCCAGGCTTTCGTAGGCAACGGGTCGGGACTCACGGGTGTAGTGGCATCAGCTGGACCCATAATCTCAAATGGTGCCAGCAATGTAAACATCGCCACTGCCAACGGCAATATCACCATGAGCGTGCAGACGCAGAGCAATGTCATGGTGGTGGGCAGATTCAACACCTCGCTGCGCGGCAATCTCCTGCCTGCAGCAGATGATACTTACAATCTCGGTTCAGCTGATCTACGCTGGGGAGATCTGCATCTCTCAGGCAACACGCTGTATCTCAACACAGCTACCATACAGAGCAATGCCACTGCGGTGATCATCACCAATCCCGCAGGCGGTCAATTTGTCTTGCAAGGCAATGTACAAGCCTCAGGCAGCAGCATCAGCAATGATCTCACACAGGTAAACATTCCCGCTGCCAACAGCAACGTGGTGATACGTGTGGCGTCAACACCCAACGTAGCAGTGATTTCTACGCAGGGTCTAGATGTCACAGGCAGGATCACAGCCACCGGCAACATCACTGCATCGGGCAATATCTCAGGACAATATATCCTAGGCAATGGTAGCCAACTCACTGGTTTGCCTGCTACCTACAGCAATGCCAACGTAGAAAGTTACCTGCCTGTATATTCAGGAATGCTCAGCGGTAGCTCGGCCAACATCAGCGGCAACATCACTGCTGCAGCGACTCTAAAAGGTGCAAGACTAGAAGTAAATGCTGCGGTGTTGGGCCCCGTGGGCAATGTCACCATCACCGGCGGTAGTTCGGGACAGTTCTTACGCACCGATGGTTCGGGCAATCTCACATGGGCAGCAGGTGCAGGCATACAAGGTATCCAAGGTCTCCAAGGTCTCCAAGGTGTGTTGGGAGTACAAGGTCCAGCCGGTACTTTTGCTGGTCAGGGCACACAGGGACTGCAAGGCACACAGGGCCTTCAGGGTGATCTAGGCCTGCAAGGATCGCAGGGTATTTCGGGCGCTTTTGCTGGACAAGGGGTCCAGGGCACACAAGGCGTGCAGGGCAATCTTGGTAACCAAGGCACACAAGGTACACAAGGCACACAAGGTACATTTGGAGTACAGGGTCTGCAAGGCACCCAGGGCCTGCAAGGCACCCAGGGCCTGCAAGGCACCCAGGGCCTGCAAGGTCCCAGCGGCATCAGCAGCAGTATCTTTAACTATGTGGCGTTTTGGCCTGGATCAGTCCCTAATCAGGGCACGATCACTTGGTCGGATTCAAGCACACAGATCAATTCCAACGTCATCAATGTCAATGTTGTAGACGCCTTGCAGGACGATGTATTGAGATTCCTCATCAACATCGGTGTCAATCAGCGATTTGTGCTGCAGTCTAGAGCAGACGCCACATCATATCAAGAATGGGTAGTCACAGCTACTCCGGTGCAGATCGACGGCTTTGTGCAGTATCAAGTCTCGCTGCTGGACTCTGCTAGTTTTGGAACCACTAACTTTCCCAACGGTCAACAACTGCTGTTGATTATTAATCAGCAGGGAGTGCAAGGTCTACAAGGTGTGCAAGGAACCCAGGGAGTGCAAGGCACCACAGGTTTGCAAGGCACACAGGGTGTGCAGGGACTGCAAGGCCTGCAAGGTGCACAGGGCACACAAGGTCTCAGCGGTGCAGCAGTGTTTCAAGGCATTCAAGGTGTACAGGGCACCCAAGGCACACAAGGTGTGCAGGGCACCCAAGGTTCACAGGGGATCCAGGGACTCCAAGGCCTGCAGGGATTGCAAGGATTGCAGGGCACGCAAGGTGTACAAGGTCTCACCGGATCTGGTATCACCATCATTGGTTCCGTTCCAGACGTAAATGTTGTTCCTCCTGGAGACCCTCAGGTACTGTTAAACAACACTTTTCCATCCAGGGTAGCCAATGACAGCGTGATTGATCAGTCCACAGGTAACCTTTGGGTATACAATGGCTCAGTGTGGCAAAACGTAGGAGAAATCAAAGGACCACAGGGTATCCAAGGTCTACAGGGACCTCAAGGCACACAAGGTACGCAAGGAGTACAAGGAACGCAAGGGTTGCAGGGCACGCAAGGCACACAGGGAACCCAAGGTGTGCAAGGCACACAAGGTACTCAGGGCCTACAAGGCCTGCAAGGAAATCAGGGCCTGCAGGGAACCCAAGGCACACAAGGTGTGCAAGGCACACAAGGTACTCAGGGCCTACAAGGCCTGCAAGGAAATCAGGGCCTGCAGGGAACCCAAGGCACACAAGGTGTGCAAGGCACACAAGGCACTCAGGGCCTACAAGGCCTGCAAGGCCTGCAAGGCACACAAGGTGTGCAAGGCATTCAGGGTGTACAAGGAACATTTGGTATACAAGGTACCCAGGGCCTCCAAGGCACACAAGGTATGCAAGGCACCCAGGGTGTACAAGGAACATTTGGTATACAAGGTACCCAGGGCCTCCAAGGCATCCAGGGTCCGCAAGGCACCCAGGGTGTACAAGGCACTCAAGGTGTACAGGGACTGCAAGGCCTCCAGGGCATCCAAGGTCCGCAGGGCACCCAAGGTGTACAAGGCACATTTGGTATACAAGGTACCCAGGGCCTGCAAGGCATCCAAGGACCGCAAGGCACCCAGGGTGTACAAGGCACTCAAGGTGTACAGGGACTGCAGGGCCTGCAAGGCGTCCAGGGTCCGCAAGGCACGCAAGGCGTGCAGGGCACCCAAGGAACGCAAGGCCTACAAGGACTCCAAGGCATCCAAGGACCTCAGGGCACCCAGGGTGTACAAGGCACACAAGGGGTGCAAGGCCTATTGGGATTCCAAGGAACCCAAGGATTACAGGGACCTCAAGGATTACAAGGTATTACCGGACTCCAGGGACTGTCGGGCAGCAGCAGTTCAATATTCAACTACTTGGCTGAGACTTCTATAACCAGTGGTCAACCTCCGTCGGGTTATCTACTCTGGAATAACCTCACACAGACCAGCGCCACCCAGATCAATGTGTTTCACCTGGATGCTCTCGGTGATGACATTGGTAGATTCTTGGGAAATCTAGTCACTGGTCAGGTGTTTTACATCCAAGGTCGTGCCGCCAATGAAGACTTCCAGGAGTGGCAACTCACTGGAAATCCCACTGTAGTAAACTCTGGCACTGTCAATGAATATTACACCTATCCTGTGTCACTGGTGTCATCGGGCGGTATAGGCACCACGGGTTTTGCTGATGATGCAGAAGTTCTGTTTGTGATAAACACACAGGGTGTGCAGGGTCTCACAGGAGCACAGGGCACACAGGGCACGCAAGGACCGCAGGGCACACAGGGAATCCAGGGATTGTTTGGTATCCAAGGCCTCCAGGGCCTGCAAGGACCTCAGGGCACCCAGGGTGTACAAGGCACACAGGGTGTACAAGGACTCCAGGGACTCCAAGGTCTCCAAGGCATCCAAGGTCCGCAGGGCACCCAGGGTGTACAAGGCACCCAGGGTGTACAGGGCTTGCAAGGCCTCCAGGGTCTGCAAGGACCTCAGGGCACCCAAGGTGTACAAGGCACTCAAGGTGTACAGGGACTACAAGGAACCCAAGGCATCCAGGGTCCGCAGGGCACCCAGGGAGTGCAAGGCACACAGGGTGCTCAAGGACTGCAAGGTCTCCAAGGCATCCAAGGTCCGCAGGGCACCCAGGGTGTACAAGGCACCCAAGGTGTACAGGGACTACAAGGAACCCAAGGCATCCAGGGTCCGCAGGGCACCCAGGGTGTACAAGGCACCCAGGGTGTACAGGGCTTGCAAGGCCTCCAGGGCATCCAAGGTCCGCAGGGCACCCAAGGTACCCAGGGTGTTCAAGGCACCCAAGGTGTTCAGGGACTCCAAGGACTCCAAGGACTCCAAGGGCTACAAGGCGTCCAGGGTCCGCAAGGCACGCAAGGCGTGCAGGGCACTCAGGGTACACAAGGACCGCAAGGCACCCAGGGTCTACAAGGCATCCAGGGTCCGCAGGGCACCCAAGGAACGCAAGGCACCCAAGGCACCCAAGGATTGCAAGGCCTTCAGGGACTGCAAGGTCTACAAGGACCACAGGGCACCCAAGGAACGCAAGGCACTCAAGGCACACAAGGATTGCAAGGTCTTCAGGGACTGCAAGGTCTACAAGGTCTACAGGGATTACAGGGGTCGCAAGGCCTTCAGGGACTGCAAGGTCTACAAGGTCTCCAAGGTTTTACTGGACTCCAGGGCCTACAAGGTCTACAAGGCCTGCAAGGAGTCACTGGACCCAGTACTGACATCAATGCTACCAACACCACAGCAGCGGGCACATATTATCCAGTGTTTATTGCAGCAGCTGGCAGCAACCAAACTGCCAGGGTACGTACTACGGCCACAGCGTTTACATTCAATGCCGGCACTGGTGAAGTGGCAGCAGTAGATTTCAACACACTTTCTGATCTCGCCATGAAGACCAACATAGTCGAGATCATCAATCCCTTGGATAAAGTAGCCAGCCTGCGAGGAGTACATTTCCAATACAAAGAAACCGGCAAGGCTAGTGTGGGTGTGATCGCACAAGATCTAGAACCAGTGCTGCCAGAATTGGTTAAATTCACCAATGATGGTGTGAGGTCTGTGACATATAACGGTCTCATTGCATTGTTGATTGAAGCGGTCAAAGAACAGCAATCGCAGATCACAGATCTACGTTCAAAATTAGACCATCTGAACAAATAGCAGTGTAAATATCACGGATCTTCGGGTCCGTGAATCCATGCCTACCTACCCACTAATAGACTACTTTCTCTATCACAATGAAATCCAGTTGTTGGAACTGAGATATCATGTGTTACAACATCATGTGGATAGATTCGTCATCGCCGAATCTAACCAGACATTCCAAGGCAAGCCCAGAGAGTGGTGTGCTGAACAGCATATCCGACAACTAGGTCTACCCTTGCAGAGATTTGACATCATACAAGTAGATGTCAGTGATGTTGCTCGGTTCACCAATGATCTAGATCGCCAAGATGCAGTGCAGGCCGGCAGAGACACCGAAGTTTTGATCTGGACACGCCAGAGGCTGCAACGAGATGCCTTGTTGAGCCGCATCAGCCAATATTCCACTGACTCAGTGTTCATTTTAGGCGACGTAGACGAGATTCCCAATCCCGCTGGCTTGCAGTTTGTGGCCGAGATGTTGCACCAGCATCGAGACTATGTGCTGAAATTACCCTTGGTGCTGCTGGAAGGCACTGCGGATTGCCAACTTACGGATGAACACGGGAAAACTGTGTGGTGGGATCGCAGTCTCCTGATGTGCAGATATCCACAACTGGCCCTGGCAACCCCCACAGAGATGCGCAGCGAACGCACTGCAGAGTTCCAAACAGGACATGCAGTGCAGGACAACCAGCGTGCTGAAAATCTAGGATGGCATTTTACTTGGATGGGCGACACCCAAGCCAAGGTCACAAAAATCCAAAGTTGTGCGCACGGTGCCAATCCCAGCAGCATCAACAATATCAGTGCCGAAACCCTGCAGGAAGTGTCCCAGGCCATTGGATCCCGATTCCAGATCAAACACAAATTCCGCCGGGCAACCTATGACGTTGGCCAGCTACCCAAAGAAATCTGGCAGTTGCCGAGGGTGCGTGAATTTTTGCTGCCACAGCACCGAGAACCCAGTGAGAGATCCTCTGTGCCGGCATCACAAAATTTCGTGTCAAGAGTCTTGGATGCCGGTGGTAGCATCGCCCCACTGTTGGTGCCTTCTAATGCCACCAATGGTACAGGCTTGTTCAATCCTTCGATACTGGTGGATCATGGTCGCGCACTGGTCAACATACGACATTGTCAATACACGCTGTTCCACGCGGAACAACGAAGATTTGAGCACGAGTGGGGACCACTGTTGTATCTGCATCCAGAAAATGACTGCACCTTGACCACAACCAACTATTTTGGTGAGCTTGATTCTGATCTCTCACTGCGAGATGTCAAGGCCGTGGATACGTCAATGCTGGATGTGAAACCCCTGTGGGAGTTCGTGGGCCTCGAAGACGTCCGCATGGTCAAGTGGCAAGATCGAATATTCTATTGCGGGGTGCGTCGTGATACCACTACCAATGGTCAAGGTCGCATGGAGCTCAGCGAGATTGACATCGACGGGGCTGCACCACGCGAGATCTCGCGACAGCGCATGCCGGCTCCGGGCACGGACCAGAGTTATTGCGAAAAAAACTGGATGCCAGTCTTGGATCAACCCTACACATTCGTGAAGTGGTGCAATCCCACAGAAGTGGTGAGATACGACCCTGATACCCGCAGTACACAGCAGATACATCTAGGACAGTACCAATCTCTGCCCTATGATCTCCGCGGCGGCAGCCAGGTCTTGACTTTGGGTGATCGCAGGATAGCCATAACACATCTGGCTTTTCTAGATCGCAGTGAAAGCGGCCGCAAAGATGGCACATATCGACATGTGTTGGTGACATGGGATCAACACTGGAACGTGATAAAATATGGCCAACCTTTTTCCTTCCTGGACGCCAGGATAGAATTTTGCTGTGGCATGGCTCAGCAAGGAGATCACATATTGATGACATTTGGCGTACAGGACAATGCTGCCTATGTGTTGACAGTGCCCATGGAGTTTTTCCAGAGGTGGATTGATGAGTGACTTGCAACAGACTCTCAGAGAATATGCCTATGCCACACAAGATCCCGGGATCAATCTACGATTGGCCACCTTGTATCATGATCTCGGGCACACAGCTGCGGCCATAACCTATTATGTCAAGACCGCTGAACTCAGCCATGATGATGCACTGAGTTATGCATGTCTGATCCGGGCCGCTCAATGTTTTGAACAGCAAGGACACCGGCACATTTCGGTGCGCAGTTTGGCCAAACGAGCCATGGTGTTGTTGCCACGCAGGCCCGAGGCCTATTGGTATCTAGCTAAATTCAACGAAAGCACCGGTCAGCACTCTGACTGTTATTTGTTGTGTTGCCAGGCCCTTGAGTTCTGTGATCATGATTTGGGCGAATTGCCAGTGACAGTGGGTTATCCTGGTTCTTGGGCTTTTGATTTCCAGCGCAGTGTTTCGTCCTGGTGGTGGGGCATGAACGATCACAGCCGACAGTTATTGCGAGATCTTTTTGATAGACACTGGCATAGCATGGATGCCAACTATCAACGCACCCTGTTGGTTAATTTGCGCAGGGTAGGCGATCAGCAGTTGTTTTTTGAGCGGGAGTATCAAGAGGCCTGCGATCGACCCAGCGATATCAACGAACATCTGCCCACTCTCAGGCAGCTGGCTGAACAGTGTGAGCACATCACGGAGATGGGAGTTCGTACTGGGGTCAGCACGCGGGCTTTTTTGGCCAGTGGCCGGGTGTTGCGTGCCTATGACATCAGACCAGACGCAGGTGTCCAACTGCTGTTTGATCAGGCCAATACCCTGGGACGAGATGCGGTATATGCCCAGGCCGATGTGTTGAAGATCGGTATCGACGAAACTGATCTGCTGTTCATTGATACTCTGCACAATTATGATCAGCTACGCCAAGAGCTGGCGTTGCATGCCAGTCGGGCACGGCGATATCTGGTGTTCCATGACACCGAAACTTTTGGCAGCCGGGATGAAGTGGGATCAGGTCCAGGCTTGAATCTTGCCATACAACAGTTTCTTGACACCAACAGCCAGTGGCGGCTGCATCTGCGTCGCACACAGAACAACGGACTCACGGTATTGATCCGATGCTAGTGAGTTTCTTCACGTTTTATGCTCCCACTTGCAAGGAGATCGCATTGTTGCATCTCCGGATGTTGGCAGCCCACGTGGATCATTTTGTCATCACCGAGAGTTCGGTGTCACATGCAGGTCAACCCGCACCGCAGGGACTGGAGGAAGTATTGGATCTAGTGCCAGAACTGAGGCACCGCATTACTGCAAAACGTCTAGAGATACCCGCAGCATCTGCGCTGCCAGTCATGGAGATCGATTATCTCAATACCCATGAGATATACAGCAATCGCCTGATCAATCAAGGCAACATTGACAATGTGCGTGCCAGGGTCAGAGAGCGCCTACAAAAAGACAGTTTGTTGCTAGAACTACATCAATTTCCCAAAGACACTGTGTTTTTGCACAGCGACTGCGATGAGATCATAGATCCCCGGCACCTCAAATATCTCTGTGAAGTCTGCACCAGCAATCCCAGCGTGGTGGTCAAAATACCACTGGTTTATCTGCAGGGTCGAGCTGATCTCAGGGTACATGATCGACGCACCAATGCGGCCATACCCTGGGCCGGAGGCATGTTTTTGGCCATGAAAAGTCACTTTGATCGGGCCACACCCACGCAGATACGCAGCAACAATCAAAATCCCTGGCCAGTGCAATACATCACAGAAAACAACCGCATAGTGGAAGATCTAGGTTGGCATTTCAGCTGGATGGGAACGTCTCAGCATCGTCAGCAAAAAGCCCGCAACTTCACTCACTATCAAGATGATCTCAGTTTTTTGCGCACGGGATCCTACAGCGATCATCGCCATCAAGAATTCCTGCAAAGTCTTGAATTGGTTTCGGGCAGCATGCCACCGTCGGGTGATGTTACTCAGGTGCTTCGACCCTATGATCATGATAGATTGCCGCGCGAGATATGGCAAATGCCCCAGATACGAGACTTCTTGCTGCCCGAATCTAGCTTTGTGCCCTTGGTATAAATACTCAGCCGAGTTCACACAGGAGGAGCGAAGATGGCGATCAAAGTCAGTAGTACCACAGTCATCGATGATTCTAGGAATCTAGTCAACGTCGTAGCCATTACAGCTAGCGCCAACGTCGCGGCCGGCAACATCAATCTCGCAGACGGCATACTGAGCCGCCCCAGGGTAATAGATTATGGTCTGATACACAATGCGCTGGGCAGCGTCAGCGGCTCTGTGACCATCGACCTCACACTGGGCAACTACATCTCGGCCACAGCCTCAGGCATAGTGACTTGGACATTCAGCAATCCACCCGCTGATCCCAACGCCGGTGGTTTCATACTGGAACTGGCTGGTGGCGGCGACTACACACAGAACTGGCCCAGTGTGAGCTGGCCCGGCGGCGTGGCACCAACTCTCGTGGGTGTGTGCGTTTTGGTGTTTATCACAGACAACGGTGGCAGCAAGTGGCGGGGTTGCGTGGCCATGAACGACAGCAGATAACAGGACAGACAAATGGCAAATTGGGCATTGATTGAAAATGGAGTGATCACAGAGTTCCACGATGTATTGCCATTGAACTGGCGACATGTCAGTAACCTCAGGGCTGCGGCCAGCGATCTGGCTTTTTTGGCCACACTGGGTTGGTACCCAGTGATCAAAAATGATCAGGCATTTGATCCAGAAACCCAAACAGTCCAGGATTGGCAATATGAGATTCGGACCGATGCTGTGTACGCCACGGCAGTGATAGTGCCGCGTTCTGAACCCACGGAGCCGACCCCCGAGGATCAACGCATGATGAGTGACCAGGAACTGGCCACCATACGCAGCCAGTTGAGCCGCTATGAATCCACCATGAACCAAGCTGCGTTGGCCAAACTAGCCGAGGACATCGCCCAGCAAGACCAGGAGTGGCGTAAAAATCTACGTGAATCCTTGGCCACCACGCTACAGAGTCAGGTAGCCACACAAATAGCCACATATCTCAGCCAGGATCAAGCCTTCCTCGGTGCACTGACAAACCAAGTTGCCGCTGCCATGGGCCAGTACATCCGTGACAGCCACATGCATGTGATCAACGCTGCCATAGATCGTGAGATCATCCGTGAATATCGCAGCCAAGAATCCAACATGCAGGCCACCATAGTGGACACTGTGCGCGAATATCGAGAGAGGTTCGCTGTAGAACACGAGAGACTCATGCAGAGACACATAGACCATCTCCAGGGTCTGATAAATCTAGAAGAGATCGGAGATCCTATACCCCGCAGCGAACTTGATCGTTTGCGCATACAGCGCAATCGGTTGTTGCTGCGCAGTGACTGGACACAGGCACCCGATGTGCAGGCCAGCATGACTCCGGAATGGCAACAACGTTGGCAAACATATCGCCAGCGACTGCGAGATTTACCCCAGCAGTTTGAAGACAACAACGGCCAGATCCAGTGGCCTCTGCCCTAAATGCTATTATTTGAAACCACTCTCATGGGCGCCGGTGGCGCCGCCGTAGGCGAAAATTATCTGTTTACCTGGGGCACTGGTGTGTATGGTCAGCTGGGTCAGTATACCAGCACCGGATTCCCGCCCAACAACTACACCACTCTCAGTTGGGCCAGCATAGATACCGCTAGCCACACTGTGGCCATACGCAGTGACAGCACACTGTGGACCTGGGGATTGAATAGCGACGGACAGCTGGGCGATGGTACCTTGACCACACGCGGCAGTCCGGTACAGATCGGCACATCCAGCTGGCTAGCGGTGTCTATTGGAAGATCGGCTACCTATGCTGTGCGTGTGGGCGGCACCCTGTTTGCCTGGGGCCTCAACGACAGTGGACAAGTGGGCGATGGCACCACGATCAGTCGCAGCAGTCCCTATCAGATCGGCACTTCCAGCTGGACCACGGTCAGCAGCATGGGAGATTTTGCCGCGGCCATACGGCAAGGCGGCACCCTGTTTGCCTGGGGCAACAACAGCAACGGGCAGCTAGGCAATGGCGACAGCACCGGCACATACCGCAGCAGTCCTGTGCAGATCGGCACCAGTTCATGGACGGCTGTGAACGCTGGCACTGCTACCATAGCCGCGGTGCGCCAGGGCGGCACTTTGTTTGTGTGGGGCGACGGATACGGCGGCAAAGTACCAGCTGGGAACACAGCAGGAATCATTGACATAGGCACAGGCAGCTGGACATCAGTGGCTTTTACCCTTCAGGCTGGTGCCGGCATCAAAGACAACAGACTGTTTACTTGGGGACTGAATCAAAATGGTCTACTGGGTACGGGCAGCAGTAACACCAGTTTGTCCTATAGCAGTCCAGTGCAGTTGGGTACCAGTAACTGGACTCAGGTCACAGCGAACTCTGACGGTAATTTCCTTGCCTTGAGACAGGATGGCAGGATTTTTGGCTGGGGCTTTAACTTTTGGGGAGCTTTGGGCTTGGGCGACCAGGTTCGCCGCAGCAGCCCCACACAGATCGGTACCAGCTCTTGGGTATCACTGGCCTATAAAAGCGGTGGTGCCCAAACCATGTTTGCCATACGCCAGGGTGGAACCTTGTTTGGCTGGGGCTACAACACTTTTGGTCAGCTGGGAGACCAGACTATCGAACATCGCAGCAGTCCTGTGCAGATCGGCAACAGCAGCTGGAACATGGTCTCGGCTGGCACTTATCACACCTTGGCCATACGTCAGGGTGGTAACTTGTTTGCCTGGGGCGGCCAAAACTCATATGGCGAACTGGGGCAGCCCCTGGGCAACATTTCCCAGAGCTGGACTTTTGTGTCTACTTGGTCTACATTTGCGGCCGCGGCCATCAGATCCGACGGCCGGCTGTTTATCGGAGGCACTTCCTGGGGCACAGGCAGCTACTCTCTGCCACTGGCCCCAGTGGGCACTTCATCATGGACTGCAGTCAGCATTGGGCCCAGCCATGTGTTGGCCATACGCCAGGGCGGTACCCTATTTGCCTGGGGATATCAGCAAAACGGAGTCATCGGGGACGGCACCAGCGATAACAGTGCATTTTATAATAGTCCGGTGCAGATCGGCGCCAGTAGCTGGACTGCAGTATCGGCCAACCGCTCATTTTCTTCGGCCATACGCAGCGACGGTGCGTTGTTTACCTGGGGAGGCCCCGGCACTGACGTCTTAAATGTGCCTTTGGGGCTTGGCGACAACATCTCTCGCAGCAGTCCCACGCAGGTGGGCACCAGCCTATGGTCCGCTATCAGCACCGGCAATGGCCATGCCATGGCCATACGCCAGGGTGGCAGCCTGTTTACCTGGGGCCGCAACAACAGTGGTCAGCTGGGATTTTATGACAGCTCGGGAAATCAGATCTATGGCATAGACAGCTGGAGCGCCATAGGCATTGGCAACAGTTTTGGCATAGGTATCCGGGCACAGAGACTCTATGGTTGGGGCAACGGTGAATATCTCGGAGCCAACACCTATGCCCTGCAACTGTCCCCGATTCTGATAGGCAGCCAGCTCTGGAGCTCATTGAGTGTGGGTCCCAGCTCCACGGCCGGTATCACCACCACGGGTGGGCTCTATGTCTGGGGCCGGTTCGAAGACGGCTTGACTGGCAATGGTAGCTCGGCTTACACAGAATATCTCACCCCGGTGCAGATCGGTACCAGTTCATGGAGCCAGGTGGCCATGGGCCGGGCCATCAATGGGTCAGGACACATGTTGGCCATACGCCAGGGCGGCACGCTGTTTGCCTGGGGACGCAACAATTTTGGTCAGCTGGGCGACGGAACTCTTGCGAGCCGCAGCAGTCCTGTGCAGATCGGCACTTCAAGCTGGACAGCCATAGCAGCGGGTCGCAGTTTCAGCATGGCCATACGCCAGGACGGTAGGCTGTTCAGCTGGGGCAACAACGAACAGGGACAGTTGGGCAACTTTGACACCTCGGGTCTTCCCAGTGTGTTTGAAAGCTGGATATCAGTGTCATCAGGCCAGGATCACATGTTGGCCATCAAACCCGATGGCAAAGTCTATGCCTGGGGTGCCAACAGCTACGGACAGCTAGGTGATGGCACATACACTCAAACCAGTTCACCAGTGGCGGTGTTGCTGAACACCAGTGTCACGGCTGTCAGCGCAGGCTGGTACTTCAGCTATGCGTTGGGGCTGGACAAAAAGCTGTATTTCTGGGGCATGAACACCGAAGGACAGCGCGGCAACGGCACCCAGAGCCCATTCAACTACAGTCCAACTCCGGTGCAGGCCTTTACCAGTTTGATCAACAACGACAGCTGGACCGCGGTCACGGCAGGCCAGGGCCAGGTCTGGGCCATACGCCAAGACGGACAGATGTGGGGCGTGGGCGCCAACGATACCGGCAACTATCCCAACTATCTCTGGGCTGTGTTGGGCGACGGCACTCGCATCACACGCAGCAGTCCTGTACAGATCGGCGCTGGGGTGAGCTGGAGCCAAGTCGCTGCTGCACAGAGCCATGCCATGGCTCTCAGTACCACGGGCAGACTCTATACCTGGGGCGGCAATGATCAAGGTCAGCTGGGCATTTTTGACAGCACCGGTGGCATCATCGACAGTGTGCAAAAAAGCTGGCTGGCCGTGGTGGGTGGAGCCTATTCCACCAATGCCATTGATTCCCAAGGAAAACTCTATGGTTGGGGATGGAATTATAATCACTCCCTGGGGTTGCCCAACAACTACACCAACTATCCCTATCCCACAGAGGTCACCAGCTTCACAGGTGGCACACCGGCTAGTTTTACCCAGGTCGCGGCCGGCATTGACTCCAGCATGGCCAGGGACGCCAATGGCGTCCAGTGGGGTTGGGGCAATGACGGTAGCTACCAGATTGGCTACAACGGGTCAACAATAACCAATCCCACATCAATCACCAGTGACATCGTGGAAATAGCCATGGGCGACAACCACTCGCTGCGTAGGTTCGGCAACGGTCAGATCCAGGGCACCGGTGTCAACACCTGGGGTGCTGTGGGCAACGGCAATAATTTTTCACCCACCTATGGTTGGAACAGTATTGGGTTTGAATCCTGGACCACCATTGGCGCAGGACAATCCCACAGCATGGGCATCCGCAATGATGGACGTCTCTACACCTGGGGCTACAACAACAGCGGGCAGTTGGGCACCAACGATCTCAACAATCGCAGCAGTCCCACACAAGTGGGCACCAGTTCATGGACACAGGTAGCCGGTGGCGCTGCTATATCCGCGGCCATACGCCAGGGTGGCAGCCTGTTTACCTGGGGCGATAACTTCAACGGTTCTCTGGGCGACGGCACACGGGTCAACAAGAGCAGCCCGGTGCTGATAGGTTCCAGTTCCTGGACCGCCATCAGCAAAGGTGGGCAGCGCAGCACTTTCTATGCCATACGCCAAGGTGGCAGCCTGTTTACCTGGGGACTCAGCCAGAGCGGCGAACTGGGCCTCAACAACAATGCCAGCCGCAGCAGCCCCACACAGATCGGCAGCAGCAGTTGGACTTTTGTGGGCAGTGGCTGGTACTTTGCCGGAGGCATAAACTCCAGTACTAGAATTCTCTACATGTGGGGCAACAACTCCAACGCAACACTGGGCATTGGTAACTATACCAACACGTCCAGTCCAGTGACCGTGGGCATCGAGACGCCGGCCCTGACCCCCCTGGCCATAGGCAACAGCAGTTGGACCGCCATAGCCGCGGGACAGCTCTACAGCATGGCCGTGCGCCAGGGTGGCACTCTGTTTACCTGGGGTGTCAACACCTATGGAGAACTGGGCCTGGGCGACACGATATTCCGCAGCAGCCCCATACAAGTGGGTACATCCAGCTGGACCGGAGTCAGCAGCGGTGGACGCACCAGCTATGCCATACGCCAGGGCGGCAATGGATTTGGGTGGGGTTACAACCAGCAGGGATCCATAGGCGATGGCACCACAGACGATCCTAGCTCGGGCGGTCGCAGCAGTCCCGTGGCCATCGCGGGCGGCGGCACCAACTATGCTTTCATATCGGGATCACGCTGGAACTATGGTTTTGCAGCTGCCAAAGGCAACACCGGCGGAGTGTTCACCTGGGGCAGGAATGGTCCACAACTGGGCAGATTCGCCGACACCATACAACCTTTGCCAGGGTTGATAGGTACCACCGACGTCAGCAGTCCTGTGCAGATCGGCACATCCAGCTGGACCGTGATCTCGGCTGATACCCAATCCGCGGCAGCCATACGCCAAGGTGGCACGCTGTTTACCTGGGGCAACAATCAATATGGTCAGCTGGGCACCAACAACATCACGTCATACAGCAGCCCTGTGCAGATTGGTACCAGTTCTTGGTCTGCGGTGTCCATGTACGAGAGCACTACCGTGGCAGTGCGCAATCTCGGCACGATGTTTACCTGGGGACGCAACGATAATTTCAGACTAGGCAACAACGAATACACCAGCCGCAGCAGCCCGTCACAGGTGGCAGGCAGCGCAGCCAACCTCAGTTTTTCTGTGGTGAGCATGGGCAGCCGCAACGCAGCTGGCATACAGGCGGTCGCAGGGCAACTCTGGGTCTGGGGCGGTACCTTCTTGGGCACTGGCGACTACAACGATTACGGTCAACCTGGCCGGCAGCCACAGGGCCAGACCTTGAGTCCGGTACAGATCGGCACCAGTTCATGGCAAATCGTGGCCGCGGGCGGCAGCACCAGCATGGCCATACGCCAGGGCGGTACCTTGTTTGCCTGGGGATTTGGTACGTATGGTGGCCTGGGCGACGGCGACACCCAAAATCGCAGCAGTCCAGTGCAGATCGGCTCCAGTTCATGGATCGCTGTGGGACCCTACGGAACCTATGCCAGCAGCGGCATCACACAGGGCAACAATCTATTCACCTGGGGATATAATTTTGGTGGTCCTCTAGCCGATGGCACGCAAATAGACCGTAGCAGCCCAGTGTCAGTTGGCGGAGGCGTGCAATACACTGGCATAATGCGTAATCCTGTAGGCGATGGCAGCTGGATGGGCTGGATCAAAAACGACGGCCTGGCCTACTATGCCGGTTACCCACCCTCGCCTTTCAACGATCCGTTGTTCGGGGGGCAATGGCGCAGCAGTCCTACTTTGATCTATGGGCCTCCACCCACCAACAGCCCCTTGCAAGTGGGCACCAGCAGCTGGGGCTTGGTGGGAGCAGGCCTCTACCACAGCGTG